TAAATCTAAAGATTTAATAAGACATTTTATTAGAGGATATTTTGATGGTGATGGGTCATTAGGATTATATGATAAACCAGAAATAAGCTGTTTAGGTGCAAAAGAATTTTTAAGTAAAATGGTAAGCTACTTAGAGCCTAGACATTTGTTTTCTAATAATCATAGCGATTTTACTTTTGCATTTAGTTTTTCAGGAATAAAGGCAACTGCCTATTTATATCACCTATATTATAAATCAACAATTTATTTAGATAGAAAATATCAAATATTTAATAAAATCAAAGATTGCCGTTTTAAAGAGAAATCTTTAAAATTATTAGAGCGCAAATTCAGGGAAGGCTGAGATGCTAATCCTGAGCTAATAGCAGATTTAAATGATTTGCTACAGTGCAACGCATAGGAAATGAACCTGTTATACAGAATATAATTTTCCCAAGAGTGTGCTCCACCTTACTATTTTTAGAGGTGAAAAGATATGCTGAACTATATCGAATATGAAGATATAGAATCTAGAGATAAAAAGCTCTAGAGATAACAAAATTGAAAACGAGTTTAATCGAACAAATAGCTAGTGAAATTGGAGCAAATTATATTAAGAAAAATCTAAGTCAGATGTCAGATCCAGGCGAACTTTGTGGGTGGCCTATTAAAGAGCATTATGTTTGCAAAAATGATGAGTGTAGGTGGATAACAGCTGAACTTATAGAAAGTTATAGTAAAGCAGGTTGGGAAATATCAGAAGAAACTAGAATGAGTTATGCAATCCCAGAATGGATAAAAAGTATTGATCCAAATAAACCTACTATTTTGAACCTTGATGATATTAATCGTAGCTCTACTACTGTCTTAGCTGCAGTTATGGAGCTTATATCAAGACAAGAATATTTTTCTTGGAAATTACCTCCTAATAGTACTGTTGTTTTAACAGCTAATCCTGAAGGGGGGGATTTTAATGTAACAGAAATTGATGAGGCTATTAAAACTCGTATGTTAAACTTTAATATTAAGTTTGATAAATACGATTGGGCTAAATATGCAGAAGAAAAGGGATATAATAATCAGGCTATCAATTTTATGCTTCTTTATGGAGATGAATTAATAGATCGCTCAAAAGCTAGACAGTCTAAAATTAATGCTCGAAATTATACTATGTTTATTAATACTATTTCTAGTATTGATGACTGGTCTAAACCTGAAAATTTAGCTTTCATTCTTCAGATTGCATCTGGGTGTTTTCTAGATGAAGACGATATTGTAGGAGGGTTGTTTACTACATTTATTGCAAATAAACTTGATAAACTCCCTTCACCCGAAGATTTAATTAATAAGGACTGGAATGATATTAAGAAAACACTTGAAAGTCAATTATATGATAAGGATAAGTATCGTGCAGATGTAGCCTCTGTAATTACTACAAGATTTATAAATTATAGTTTGTTATATCTTAGTCAATCTGGATCTAAAATAGATATAATTATAGATCGTATTCTTAAGATAGTCGATAATGAGAAATTATTACTAACAGAAGACTTAATTTTTAGTTTAATAAAGACATTAAATAAATACTATCCTGGTAAATGTAGTAAGCTTTTACTTAATCCTAAAGTAGCTAAAAAACTTATTTAAAATGATATTACAAGTCAACAAAGATAAAATTAAATATATTTTATGTAATGAATACTTATGTTACAACTATACTCACTGTGATATAGATAGTAATAATCTGACAAATTTAGTAAAGTTGTGTGATTTTGGGACTCGTAAAGATTATTACCTACAAGAAGGGTTTTATATGGCTCCCTACTTAATACGTTGGATAGATGATAATCGTATTCCTACACCAGGAACATCTAGTGGGGTATATCTAGGAGATCTTGAGAGTATTAATGATAAAATTAATTCTAGATATAATATTAAAGATCAAGAGGCTTTGAAAAAAGTGTATTTTGATCCTACTAGTAAATATCCTAGGAATAAACTTAGTACATTAACTCCTATAAAACGTTGTTTAAATCCAGAAAAAGCAGATACTGCTATTATAAGCAATAATATACCTTTAAGAAATTATGAACTTACATCTTTAGTATCATCAGGTGATATTAAAGATGTTTTAATCCTATATTCAGTAAGTGAGAACTGTTACTATTTTATAGATTATATTATAGATAATATTGAAAATCCTGATAAATCTTCAAGGTTTAATACTCTATGTAATAAGTATAGAGATCCGAATCTTAATGGATTATATAGTTGGGCTTCAGTATTAATAAATGGATCAATCTTACCGAATGATTGCAAACAATTGTATTATGGTAGGGTAATTTTGTTATCTAATTTACGGGAAGTAACATTTGTAGAAAATTTACTAACAAGATACTCAAATATTATTTACGATTCTGACTTAGAAAAACTTGTTTCTAATAAGCAGCTTAAAGTAACAGAAGATGATATTATAAGTTTAGGTAATCTTATATCATCTAACGATCCTGATAATGTAAATCTCGGTATTAAACTACTATCTTCATATAATATAAATGAATACCCATGTTCAATTAGTATCTATTTGCTTTATAATTGGAAAACTATCAAAAGATTAAACAGTTTTAATTCTAAAGCATTCAACTATATATTATCTATCTTAGGTATAGAAAAGAAGGATGTTCGAGGTTGGACTATTGATGATATAGTAACTTGATTATACTCAAGGAGTACTAACAGTAAAGACAAGGAATTATCAAGAAGTATTATTAAGGATCGTATTACAAAACACATATATTCAATATATAATAGATCCTTTAGTCATAAATATCCTAGTATGAACTTTACTGCTAAACTTATAATTGAATAATTAATGAAAACTATTATAGCAATTTCTGGGCTTAAGAATTCTGGAAAAGATTTAACTGCCCACATGATGAAATATTGTCTTTCTGTTCCGAAATGAATGAGACAATATTGGTTATATTGTATAGTATATGATTTTATTGTATCTAAATATGAAATTACAAGCTTTGCATCTTCAATGAAAGAAGCTTTATCTGTTTTAATTAATATTCCTGTTGAAAAGTTTAATGATAGAGACTTTAAAGAAAATTGATATATTAATTTACAGAATATTCATGTTACAGCTTTTCCAAATGAAAATCTAATGATTACAGATAAGCAATTAAGTAGAATAATAAAATCAAAGAAGTTAAATACTATATCAGATTATTATATTAGTATTAGACAACTTTTACAAATATTTGGAACCGAAATCATAAGAGAATATTTTGGAAATAACTTCTGAGTATCAAGAACTTTATTAGATAAAGACAATATTATTATATCAGATCTACGATTTATTAATGAATATGAACAAGTAAAAAATAATAATGGAATAGTGATTTATATAGATAGAAATCAAACTCCAGGCTCTCATCGTAGTGAAAGTGAAGTAATAGAGTTACTTAATGAGAACAAATTTGATTATATTATTAATAATGATGGAAGTATCGAGGATCTATTTAATAAAGTTTCATGTTTAGCTTCTAAAATACTTAAATAATTAATTTTAAAATATATAAAAATGGCAAATACAGAAATAAAATACTGTAACATCTGTGCACAATATAATATTGTTCACGAGTTTCAAGATACTACTTACGGTAAATTTAAGAGAGTCTTCAATATAAATGAAAAAACTGGAATGGGTGTATGTACCGTATGTAATAATGATAAGAAAGTAAAGAAGTAAATGAAAAATTACTCTATAAATTATGAAATTAACTCTCAGATTATCAGAATAAAAGATAGCGAAGAGTTAATTTCTCTTTCTGACGCTTTAAGGAAAGCTGTAGATACTAATACTGATTTAATTGAACTATCATCATATATTGATAACAATAAAAACCAAGTATCAGTATGTATCTTTCAAGATTATCAGAAATTTATATACCAACAGAAAAAACGAGAGAAAGTTTTAAAAGCAGGTCAAGCAAAAGTTGTAATTAAAGAACTAAGATTTGGCCCACAGACAGATGAACATGATTATCAATTTAAACTAAAACATGCCAGAGAATTTATTAAATCAAAAGCTAAGGTAAAAGCATACATAACGTTTAAAGGTAGAGAAATTATGTTTAAAGATCAGGGAGAAGCTCTTTTATTACGTTTAGTCATGGATCTTGAAGATATTGCTAAAGTTGAATCTAAACCAAAGTTGGAAGGTAAAAGAATGAACATGGTATTAATTCCTAAATAATCTATTAACTATAAATTTATAAAATACCCCTTTGTTGTACTATGTGTACGACAAAGGGGTTCTTTTTTTATTCTAACTGATCACCAATATATTTTAAACTATTTAATGCTCCAAATGAATTAACACCAGCATCAAATAAGTTAACATCTCCTGTAATTATTCCAGAAGTTTGTTTGTATAAGTTCACAACTATACTATGCATAGGTGGATTTAGATCTCCAAACATTGAAGACATAATACCAGTAATTGGCCCATCAGAAAAAGATGTATATAACGAAGTACCTACTAAATGACCTACAGGTCCAAGATCTTCTTCTCCAGATAAAAATAGAGCTTTAACAATTCACATAAGTATAGACATTCAAATCATATCATGTAAGAATAAATAGAAATTAGCTCTTTTAGTTGGATTTTTTCATAGTTCTTTAAAACCATTAAAATCTAACTTGTATAGTGTTTTTCCAAAACTAATTATTGAATATGCAATTCCCTCCATAAATCTACCTTGCCATTCAATATAAGGTTCCCAAACGTCATCAGGTTTTAATTCTGTTTCAAGACCGATCCTAACAGATGGAATTCCTTTTTCATCAAATGTAAATATACGAACATATCTTACTCCATTTTCATCAAATTTTTCAGTATATTGTCCTTGATTATAAGTATCTGGCTTTAATATCCACTGTTCAAACTTAGCTGATAAGAATGTTCTGAATTGTAGAATCATAGCGCCTAGAAACATTTGTTTCATAAGCATTTGCGTACTTTTATCATAGTGGCCAAAGCATAATTCTGCAAACGATTTAATACTAGTTCCCTCTTGAATAGTATAAGCCCGTGGTAAATCATCTCCATCTTGGATATTTCATCCTTCTCTATTAAACTGTTCTCTCATAGCAGTATATAAAGCATGTTGCTTTTTATACTCTAAAGAATTCTTATCAGCTTTAGAATCAGACAATAAATTAAATCTTTTATCCTTTTTGAAATCATAGACAAGTTGGTCATTAACAATACTATAAGCTTCATAACATCCATCATGTAACATCTTAGCAATTAATAATCCCATTCTATGATACGAATCAGGAACTCTATTAAAGAAGTATAACGCATCAGAATCTAAATTTTTAACACCCGTTTTAGATGAACTTAGTCTCTCTTGAACTTGATGGGGATCAGCGTTAGCCATTCCATAATCCACATTTAAGGCATCAATTAATGTTAAAGTATTAACATCTTTAACACTTTGTTTAAATATAATAGCTCATGCTTTAGCAACATCCTTTTTAGTAAACTGATCTTTTCCATAAGCTTCTGCCATAGTTCTACTTAGATGTATTCACATTCCCTGCATCATCTCTCGAATACCTGATCTAAGATTTAAGCCAAGAGCGGTAGCTGTTGTTATTGATTTAACTACAGATAACATCTTATATGCACCTTGCAACTCTTTAGCCATAATAGGCTTACTATAAACGTTGGCATCAATAAATTTATCTATATATTCTAAAACATGATCAGTAACTACTCCAAACATCCCAGTCTGATATTGTAAGGCAATCTTAATACCTTGAAGTCTGGGAAGATATTCATTCATTACTTCTTCCATTGTGTATGTATGGATGACATTTAATAGTAAATCTTCAAGTTGAGTTTCTAGACCATCTATACCATAATTTTCAATTAAATCAGATCTACTAAGTCCATTTAATCTATACTTATTGTATACCTTTGGCTCCCCTTTTGATTCTCTAAACTGTTGCTCTTGCTCAGGAAGAAGTTTCAGAAAGTTTAAAGCTTCATTATATTTAGATGTAAAGGCTTGTTTATATCCTTTATTGTGGATTTGAGTAGATGTACTTCCCATAGAAACAGGAACTTCATAGTAAGACCCGTCTTCAATAGCTTTGGCTATTTTACTTTGATTACCATCAAATCTAAAATCGTTTACTATCTCTAGAAACATCTTAATAAAGTCAGATTCTTCTTTAGCCAAACTACTATCTGAAGGGTTTTTTAGTCTAAATGATTTATCTATATTACCATTTGCATCCTTAACAAATAAGTTATCAAAAAACTTAACCTCACCTCCAATAAGTCTATTTCTGTGATTATACTCATAGAAAGCTTTAACTACTTTACTAATTCTGGGTTTATATGATAATTCCTTTCTTCTAACATGTGCTTCTGCTACTGAAAATATTTTACTCAATGTTTGAATATTTTTAGAGGAAGAATTACCTGCACTGTTTACATATGAACCAGTATACCATCCTTCTCTAGAAAAGTTTACTCACAATTTAGGATCTTGTTCAATATAAATAGAATATCCATTTAGCTTATTTAATGCTCTACCTAATAACATATATGCTAACTGAATAGGATCATCAAAATTTCATTTACCCTCTCGTAAAGCTGTACGTAAACCATCTGCTGACTTTAACTTCCTTAATTGTTCCATTTTCTGTAAGATAAATGGAGCTCCATTTACAATATCATCAGGACTAAAATTAAATTCTCAATTACCCATGTGAGATAGTAATTCTTCACCAGCAGTGTCTCTTATTATATTTACAGCAGCCTCTAATGTCGTTGCAAAATTTTGAGATGTAAGACTATTAGTAATACCGTGTATTCTACATAATTCAGAAAAGTTATCTAGAAGAGTTTCAGAATAAGTTTCTGTTCCTTTTTGCATTCAGATATTATGTGATTCTATTTTATTAACTTTATACCCTTTAAGTACCTCAGGCATATTGTTTAACAAGCACATAACTTTAATAAGGTCAATATTACCATTAGACGCTTGCATTACCACATGACTATCAATATCACTGTCCTTTTTAGTTGCTCCTTGAATAGATTTACCAAGACCTAAATTAACAACAGAATGAATATCATTATGAGTTACTGATATTATTTCCATTTTACCATCTTTAGTAAATACAAATATACCTGCAGCTACAAACTTAGGATTATTCTGGAAAGTTCATCCATAGTCAGTTTCACTCTTTTTTACTAAATATTTTCTAAATATCTTTTTACAATAATCAGACTTAAATTGGTTATCAGCAGCTAAGTCATCAATGGATCCATATCCTTCAATAATTTGTTGAATGGTATCTGCTAGGGTAGACATTTCAGAGTGAATATGCTTATTTTCTTCATTTACTAATTCTTGTACTTTTTCTCTGAGTTCCTCCTCTGTTTTAGCATATACTTTACGATTCTTCTTATACTTATTTCAAATTCAGTATTTTCCAAACTTTCGTTCTGGATCAGTATCATCAATATAATGCACAATTCTAGGATTATTAATATATTTATCCACAGTAACTGTATTTCTCTGTACCTGAGTTTCTACTGCATAATTAGGAACAAATCTAGTCATTGGTTCCTGAATTGAGTTTATAAGATCAATATCATCAAGTAAAGTTTTTACTGGAAGAATAGTATTTATAGTTTCTGTATATGGAGCATTGGGATTTACTTTTATTTTAGTAAAATCAATATAAGCATCATCTAGCTTATTGATAGTTCCGTCTTCATTATATTCTGGATCTATCTTAATGGGGACAATGTTTGTTTCTCCAACAGTAATGCCATATTGTGCTAGAATATTCTTATATATTCCTAACTGATATCCCGCAGAACGTTTTTTAGTAGAGTGCCATGTAGTTGATCCTTGTATGTTCCTAGTATCCTCTCATATTCCCACTTCTTTTCTGGAAACTTTAAAATCATAAATATGAGCGAATCCCCTCTGGTCAATAACTAACATATCAATTCTACCATTAATACTTTTAATCCCTTCTGATTGATATGCTTCATGAATTTTATCTGATATTATAGGAACTTCTGTTAAGATTTTAGCATTTTTACCATATTTAGATTTAATGTCTTCAATAAAAGATTTAAATTCTTCAGTTAAACGTAATACTTGTTCTTCACTCAAATTAATTGGTTTAAATGTAGTATTATTAATAATACTTTCAAATAAGGAATGTATTTCGGTACCATAATCAGTTAATTGAGCTCAAGACTTTTGTAACTTTTCTAAATATGAATCAATTTGAGGTTTAGTCATTCCTTCTACACTTAATCTTTCTCTTTCTTTTTTTAAGAAATCATTTAAGTTAAAAGGAGGAACTAATTCCTTTTGCATATTAGAAGGGTCTCCATTAGATGTAATAAATCTAGTAGTACCTATTGAGTCAGGAATCTTAAGTATAGTTTCTGAATCTCCATCATCATTTATAATTACAGATTCTATGGAAGCATTTTTAACTTTACTTGTAATAACATTTACCTTTTCTATGGTACTATCCATAGGATTAATTTGAAAAGTTAAATCTGATTCGTTTATTTGATAATCTGCTAATTTACTTGATAAGAAGTTGTCCAGCTCCATTTCGGAGCTGAACTTTATCTTCTTACCGTTTATTGTAGTTTCATATGTACATTCCATTATTTACAATCCTCTTTAATAATATTATCTTTGATGAGCTTATTTTTAAGCGTAGCTATCTTTTGAGATACCTTATAATTCTCTATTAATGTCTCTCCTAATGATGGTAGAATATCAGATTTTATAAATGATTTAAATTCTGGAGATACAAGATTCAGAGCATCTATTACAACATCATAATCTACTCCTCCTAATCCCTCATTATATGCCCGCTCAATTAAAGTTGCTAGAACCTCTTCATCAAAATCAGATCCTCTTTTATTTTGATATTCAGGCATCTCTCTCATATATTTCCAAGTACCTGTATTTCTAACTCTACTTAGTACTGAATAGTATTCATTAGGGCTATTCACTTTAGCATCTGCTAAATATAAATGGCTAAATTCATGGACTACTGTATCATCTTCAGCTCTATCTACATTAATGTAAATTTCACCGTTCTTCACAAATCCCCTAGCATTCCTAGTAGTAGAATCTTCATTAACTAAATCGGAGTCAGTAACTATATGAAGCCCTCTTAGGTTAGCTTCTTTAATTATTGTTATAAGTTTTGATTTAGTTGAAGGATTAGTTTGGTAATATTTAACTGCTTCATTATTTTCTTTAAAAGGACTATCAGCTAATTCCTCATATTGAGTTTCCTCAATATCCTCTTCTAAAGGAGCTTCTTTAAATCCAATATCAGAATCTATATCATCTACAATAGGAGTTGATTCTACTAAATTAAACCTAATACTATTTTCTTCTGTTCTAAATTTATTAACTAAGTCTCCAATATTTTGACTATCAATTCAGCTATTAAAATCATAGATAAGTAAATCTTCATTACCAGATGATACTAAGTCTTCAAATATCCTAGTCATAGAATTAGGACCGAACTTATCTTGATTAACAATTAAGTTGTATAGATAAAACATATCCACTAAGTTCATATCAATACCACTTACTTTAATCTTATTAAGGTTATTAAAAGCATATAATGCTTCTTCATATAAAGCTCTAGTCTTCTGAGTGTTATCAACTTGAACCATATTAAGTGGTAGCTTATAGAATGGAACTCCTTTTCTTAGTCCAAAAGTTAATAGCTGAACAAACTTATTATCTTTCAACTTATCCTTTAATAAAGGAATAGCGTAGTTTTCAACATAACTTCTAAACTTGTTAATATTATTTTCATTATCTAATCTTAACATATAAGGAGCTGGATTCTTAGGACTAGCAGGAACATTTATTTCAATTCCTTTACTAATAATCCAAGATCTAATAAGATACTTATCTATTTGGTCTTTTATAGCTCTAATTTCAAGTTTATTTAGTGGTTTGCTTACATCCATACGAATACCAGCAAAGTTTCGACTAAGTTGATTTAGGATTATATCTTCCAATCTATTTCTAGATGATAAACTATTAAGAACACTCTTGTTAATTGCAAGAACATTAAACATTTCTCTAAAATGAGGAACTGTACTGATTACTTCCAAGATATTAAAATTAACCTTATTTTGTTCGTATTTTTCAATACTTTCCTGTTTATAGATTGGGTCAGTAATAAATCTAACTAAGTCAAAATATTGCCAGATATTAGCCATTTCTCTTCTAGACTTAAAGTAATCTTGTCTAGCCTTTATAGCTTCTTTAGGTTTACCTAATTTAGCTTCTAAATCTCCATGTCTAATATTACCATTTATATCTTCATATATTAAATTGTATTTATTATAGAAATTATATAATGGAGAACCTTCTTCTAATTCTGGATATATTTTCTGTAATCTTCTCTCCTCTTTTAATATTTCTTTCTTTTCAGTAGTTAGTCATGTTTTTTCTAACTCCTTTTCAATTCTTAAATATTCTTCTTGTTTTTCTAGTATTTGTCTATTAAATCTACTTTCTATATATTTTTCAATAGATTTAATATAACTATATAAATCAGAAGTATTAGTAGGAAGACCTTGATTAATTTTAAGTATCTTTCCTAAGATACGTACTTCATCCGCAGATATAACTTTATCCAGCAATTGTAGATATTTCTCTTTTTTCTTTCCTTCAGAGGTATATGCTTTATCAGCAACATAACGAACTTTATCATAGTTCTGTTCATCACTAAACATACTAGTGGTAAAATCGTTTACTAGTTCGGTTATATCATCATCAATCATTAAATTACCAACTTCATCTAATGATTCTCCAAGCATAAGAGAAATAGTATAAATATCTACCCAGTTTGTATCTGCATTAATTTTTTTAAGGATTAGTTCCTTAGCATTGTCAGTTGCGCTGTTGAGCTAACTATTTGATTATCAGTAATTTAGATAATCTCCATAACTTTCATTATAGTTTAGACCATATCTTACTACTATTGTAGTCCTCCTGTTTCGGCTAGTGCCTACTCTACTTGATTCTAGAATTAACTAGTCTTTCGATGGTCGTTGCTCCTTCTTCTGTTCTAGAAGCTTGGATCAGGATTGTCTAATATTTAACCTTGTTACTATACCTAAATGATTAGTTTAGCCATATTAATATCCCTATTAATATTTAGTAGTTAAATCTCTAAAGATATTCCCTGAGTTAAAGAGGTTAAGAGCCACTCATTCGAGCTCTCCAAGTATCATAGATTGATCATCTAAAGCATCTTCATAACTTATTACTTGAGCTAAAGTTTGTCTAATATCTTCAGGAGTATTTTCAGGTAAACTTTCAAACACTTCCATATTAACATTAGCCAATGTTATTAGTCTATCATTATGAATAAATGTATATCTTTTTAACATCTCTCTAGCTGTATCAAAGTTACCAGTTTGAATTGCCTCATTAATCTCTCTAAACTTGGTATTATATACGTTGCTTAAGGCAAAGAAACTTTTTACTGCCGTAGCAACATTACCAATAACTGCCTTACCAACCATATTTTGAATCTGCATTAAGTACTTACTTGCTGGATTATAAGGACTCATATATTTAGCGGATTCTCCCATCTTAGATCTTTTAGCAAGACCTTGCATTCGGTCAGTAGTTACTGGCATCGTTAAATTAATTTGGTTTCTAGGATTAAGAATAACATTAAATATACCATCTACAACTCTATTTCTTAATGCATCAGATCGTAAATAAGGTGCTGCATTTTCATCAGTATTAATACGACCATTAGATGATACAGAATAACCTAAAACATAGCTTTTATCTATATCATAATCACTACCTTGTAACCATGTTTGGTTAGATGGAACAAAAATTTCGTTTGTTTCACTATCAGTAAATGTTACAACTTCTACAGGCATGAATGATTGCATAGACTGACAAGGGATACGTGTGCCAACAAAATATAAACTCTTCTCAAAAGATTTATATTTATTTTCTGCTAATTTTCTAATTTGTTTAGTTCAATTATAATCTTGATTTTCAGCTAATGCTCGAATTATTTCAAGTTTATCATTAAATTCAGCAATATTACTAGTAGTATACTTTCTACTTCCAGTTGGTCGGTAAGTTAATTGAATAGATGTTCCTTCTCCAAACTCTTCTTTTACTAAGTCAATATAGTTATCAATCCTGTAGTTTCTATGAGTATAGGTAAACATCTTAGAATTTTCTAGTTCTTTTAACCTATCTACTGAATCAATAATAACTACATTATGCTGAACATTATCAGAATCAGTATATTTTAAGAATTGTTTTCCTTCAGAAGAGCAGATTTCATTACCATTAAAGTATACGGAACCGTCAATAATCTTATAATCAGAATCTAAAGATGAATTAGTAAATAGTTCATTAACCTTAGGATTTCTAAGTTTAACATATAACTTATTTCCTGCTCCATCAAATAAAGTTCAATCATAAGTTAACTCATCTGCATTATCATAGAAATTGTAGTAGCTTTCAATTCTATTTATAAAGAACTCTGGACCTTGTTCCTTAATTTTAGCAATAGAATCACCAGGAAGTAATCCTAACTCTTTAGCATAAAGCTTACCCATAATAATCTGTGCTGGGATAACTTTACACTCTGTAGCATTTAACATTAATCCTCCCCAATCAATGGGCTTACCATCAGCTAAATTATTAAGAACAGATTGCTGCTTTTTAATTAAAGCTTTTTTAATATTAGGAATATATTTTGTAAATGAAGTTTTTTCCGTAAATCCGTTTGGCATAAATGGAGTAATTTCATTTACTATAAGTTGTAATCTGTTATTGACTATATTCTCTATAACATTTTCATCGGCTCTTTCATTAGGTATTGATTTTATCACTTCACTACGTAACTCATCTCTGAGGGTTTCTATATTAGTAGCACTGCTGTCGCTTTCAATAAAATAATGAAGTACTTGAGCATAAGGACTTTCAAACATACTGTATTTACGCCCATTAGCAACAAAAGTAGTATCTGATCCTTTAAGATTTTTCGCTTTAGTTGTTCATCTACTCATTCGTCCAGGTTCATATAATCGGTAGTATATATATTTATCATAATTATCTATTTTATCTATTTTTACTACTTGATTATTTTCTCCTCAGACAATAATAGTATCCTCAAAATCTACTGGGTTATCTGGAGTAATATCATCAATAAAAGGATTTACAACTACATTTCCATTTGTGTCAACAACAAAAACTTTATTTACAGCGTCATCTACGGTCATTCTCTCATAAGTTGTACCTCTTGTAGTCTCTGCAATTAAATCTATTAATTCTTCATATCGATAATTTTCACCGTTAATAGTATGATATTGAACTACATTATATGATGGATTTAATACTGCTGCAACACCATTATAATGACGTCTAATAGCATCTCTTACTAGAGAGGATGTTACTGTAGAATTAAAAATACCATTGATAGAAGAAGAACTAAAAGGTATTCTGTATTCTAAATTATTGTTTTCTAGTCCCTCCTGAGCAAGTTTTACAAAAGATTGGGCTAAACCAAGAGTATCCTTACTACCTCCAGCAAATGCTTTAATGACTGCTTTTCCAAATATTTTGTAAAGATCATCCTTATTTCCATTATAAATAATATCCTGAATTTTACTAATGGCATCGTAACAGAATTTACCAATTTCTTCATAAACTTGTGTTGCTAGATGATGAGTATATCCATTTTGTTCAAGACCACTAATCATTTGAGTCATTTCTGTTACCTCTGCTTCATCAAGTTCATGATCAGCATTCATTTGAACACCCCCGAATTTAGTGGACATTGTAGTAAATAATAATGGAGTACTATCATTTCAAGAAGTTACATCATTGATATTTGAAGCTCCAACTTTAATAGCTGACTTATTTACCAGCCAACTAATCATAGAATCTTTAAGATCATAATCACAAATAATTTGATTAGTATAATCTAGATTATGCTCTGAATATTGAAGATTATTGGTACGGTCATCTATTTTCATAGCCCATGCACCACCAAATGTTTGGTCAATATCATATATATTTCTAATTAACTTATCAGTAATAATAATATTGTCAGGATTAATAGGAACACCCTCTTTGGTAACTTCAACTAATTCTCTATGAGCTACATTATTTGAAATATTAACATGTAATATTTTATAATATTTTCCACTTATACTATCCCTAAAGAATAGATCATCAAATTGTCTATCATAATCTATGGTAACATCTAATGGCAATTCTAAGCTGTGCATTTTCTTGAAAATGTTTTCCATACTAGTGTCAGAACTATTTCTTCTGATAGCATTAGTTATCTCATATTCAGCTCATTTAAGTAATTTTGGTAATCCATGTTTAGCATCAATATCGTGGAAGATAGTTTTCTTGTTAGCTCCTACTGCAGCATCTATAAGAGATACATTCTCTCATCTAGACATAAATGGACTAGTATAACCTGAACCATCCATAGAATCTACTGTACTGGACATTCCTGACATGTTATTTACATTTGATCCCATATCAGATATAACAGCCATTTTAACTCTTTCTGGCACTCCGTTTTTTAAACCTTGTGCAAGAGAATGATATGTAGCTCCATAAATAACCATACGTTTTACCTGAGATATTCATCTAGAAGCTAAACTATGATCTAAGTATCCATTTGTGGTAGGACTTTCTTTTTCTTTATTAGGGTGTGCGTAGACATCTCCTACCATCATTTTATTATATTCATTTGATAGAAATGAGTCAGTAATAAAATAAGCACCTAATAAAGGATTAATAATACCATTGACTTCTTTAAGAAGTTTACCATCCCTAACAAATTTAGGATTATTCTGTTTAAAAGAGTTAACAATATTTTGATCTACTGAAATAGTGTCTCAAGCCTTAGAACTATCCTCTAAAAATCTACTAAACTGACTTTTGTAAAACTCATTAAACTTATCTCTGTTACTAAATATATTAGCAAAATTTTCTAATGTTTCATTAAATACTCATCCTGCTTTAGTTTTAGATGCGTGTATTTCATCAACAAATTCCACATTAGCTCTGGCAAAATCTTCTCTAATCCTGTTTATTTTATTCTTGGCTAAGAATACCTTAATATCATGTATAGAATTAAATTCTTTATTTGGATACACTTGCCTATAATCTGACAGAATAGTTTCTATTGCACTCTCTACCTGAGATTTATTACTTTCAAACCAAGCTTTCTTTATAGGTTCTAAGTCACCTTCATCCCCAGATTTAAAATATTGATCAAGGACAGATTTAACATTAAATGAATTACCATTGCCAAAATTCCATGTCTGATTTAAATCAAACTGCATTACAAAGTGTTTATTCTTATCAGAATATACATGACTTTGAATACCAACAATTCCTGATTTAGATCTAGATCCTTCAGCATGAGATTGATCAGTAGTTAAACCTTGATAAAAGTCATACACAATAGACAAATGCATAACGTCATCTGCGGTAAGAGCAGATGATTGTTTTGTAACCCCGTTAATAGTTACTTCAGATCTAATCTTAGGGCTCTTAACATGTTGAATATTTTGGTATACTGCATTATCATAATATTGTGATGTGTATCATGAGTTATTTTCTAATTGTTTAGTAATTTCATTAAATATACCATTATGCTGATAACTTAAACAGATCATCTGATATAACGGTAGATTATTACCTTCAGCATTTTTAATAACATTAACTGTATCTGATCCATTAATAACACTAAGAACTCTGCCAAGATCATTACTTTGTCCAAAATTAAGGTTGGTTTGGCTATTATTAATAACATCAAAGATTACAGTTCCCAACACAGGAGCATATAACTCATATTTAGTATAGTTACTATTTGGAAATACTTGACTAGCTATCTGATCAAAATCATCCGATATTAATAAATTAACAAAGTCTCCAACTATTTCATTAAAATTATTTACGGGACCAGTAATAGATATTTTTCCATTTCCCTCTAATGTAATTCTGCTATCTCCAATAGATATAACAGAACCCATAACTCTAACATTATACTTTCTAAGTAACTCATTAAATCTAGTTTTATTTTGCTTCCAATATTGAGTAATAGCCTTTACTGTTTCTACTATTGCTTCTTTCTGCATTTTAACAGGACGCTGCGTTAGATTTCTAACTTCCATGTTTTTACCATCTTTCTGTTCATAACTAACATAGCTTGAAAGAACAGTTTTTTCCATTAGATGTGTAAACATGTTTTTAATATCCTCATGCATTTTAGAGTCGTATATAAACCTTTTTATAGCCGATAATTTTGATCTTAAATAAGTTATATGCTCAGGATTGGAGACTTTTCTGCTAGATAGTTCCTGTTCATATAAAGATATGAGCTTACTAACGTTCATTTTAGTTCCTTTATTAAGTTCTTCTTTTATTTCTGGATTAGAACTTTCTTCTGCCCATAACTTCATTTTTCCCATTACAGAATTAAATCCAGATAACGAAATAGAAGTGCCATCAATAATATCTCCATTTACATTAACTTCTGGAATATAATTTAAGAGTATCTTAGCAAGATCACTAACACTTTCTTCTTGAGACATAAATTCATTAGTACTAAATCCTGTGTAGTGAGTAACATTAGGACCATTATAAACATATCTATTTCTAGAATATATTGAAGACTTACTATATTCTGGGTTAATAGAGACAAATGGTGTTAATTGCTTTAATAGATCATCAAATGTTCTAAGAGTTACATATGAATTATAAGCTTGATAATATTTATTATCAAGATTAGGAGAATTATTTATATAACCACTAAATTCAGATAGTGCACTTTCCATAGTAGATTCAATATCTATGTCAGTCATACTATCCAAATTAGGAGAAGGTTTTCCTAAATATGATAGTACATATCCTAGCAACTCCTTTTTGTATTCAAAAATACCTCTATTTAATACTGTTATATCTCCAACTTTTCTATTAGCATCTATAAACTGCTCACTTGCTAGATCAAACACTGATAAAGATATAATCTTCTTAACAAAGTCACTTGTCATCTTATTATATTGAACAGACTGCCCAATATAAAACTGTTGTGCCGATTTACTATCAGTTTTTATTTCTCATCCAGTTCTACTACTAACCTTCTTAGGTTCAAATATAGATGTCTGGGTAGGATTTATTGAAATCCCACCCAAGAACATTCTATATACATTATCTGGATCTATAAAATATTCCTCTAAAAACGATTTAAATTCTTCATCTGTACTTGTATTAAAGACTCTGCTTAATAGAGGATAATACTTCATTGTGTATCCACACTTAACACTCATTGTTCTTTAATTTATTAATTAAATATTCTTCAACTTCCTGTTGTAATCCTATTAATGCAGTATTACTATTAATTTCATTTCAATAAGATTCTGCAGTTGATTTATCTATCTCTTGATTTAATATTAAAGCAGTTATATACTTACTTAAATTAGGATTAGCTGTAATAATAGCACTCATACTATTCATAGCATCTCTAAATTTAATGTATGCGTCTGCTATATTAAATGTTCTAATATTTCACTCATTATTTTTCTTTTCAAGAACATATGTATAATTCTTGTCTTGCAAAGATACAAAAAATGGTTCAAAGTCAGAAATCTTATCTCTATAAAAATTGATAGTTTCTTTTGGAGTATTTAGTTGATTAGATATCATTACTTTAGGATCAAATACTGATTCTGTTGTAATTGTTTTTCCCTCAACTTTAACTATATCAAACTCTGCAGATTTAACCCTAGAAGCCATTTCAGAATTAATGGATTCAACAACTGTATCGATGTTATCTTTAGTAGCAATAACTTCATTAAGTCTTAACCCTTGTAACTGTTCGTTAATAGATTCTACTACTTTTTTATCTTCTGCTGTTTGTTCGTTATTAACCGCTGACAAATCAATACTATAGTCATTACCAATAATCATAGGTATATTAGTATTATACTCATGACCTTGAATAGCATACCAATAATCTCCAGCAGGATTAACTTGAGTATCAATAATATCTCTTCCATAAATACCCATTTTAAATTCAGGAGCTTCTGAACATAATTGTTTTAATTGTTCAATTTGACCTTCATTAATTGAAATTACTGATTCTCTATTTACTATCTTATACAAAATAGTATTCATGGTAGCCACTCCAGACTGATATCTAAAATCTCCATTAGTTTCATAACCAAACTCTATATTAGAATCATTAGATATATTTTGGATAGCTAATTCCGCATCTTTATATACTATACCATTTATTCTAATACGCTGGTTAGGATATTTAGAGGTATTTAAATGTATTCTAATAGCCTCTCTAACTCTATCTGGAGCTACTTTATATACATACTTAGCAATCACTGAGCTTCTATATCCTGGAATAATATCATAATTTTTCCTATTATTAGACTGCTTGATGATATCATCTATAGACACTAATCAGTTCATCCCAATTAGAGCAAATCTGTAATCATGTTGAGTACTATATGTTTTAATAGAACCATTAGTAGTGGCTGCTAAGAATTCTTTAAAATCATCATCAGTTACATAAGGGTCACTTGACACAACCATAAATGTATTACCATTATTTCTTTGATTTAATCATTCTTGTTGATCGCCACTATATTTAGTTCTCTCCGCAGAATTTACTGATAATACAACAGGTTTATTAAATGCTCTAAAGTATCCTTTTGGATTAATAGCTGATTGTCTAAAATTTGATAAATTAACTGAAGTATTTGAATCTATAGCACTTTCCTTACGAAGAGGCGACACTGCTAAAATATCCCCAAAGTATTCTCCAATAACTGGATCTGTAACTAATAATGGGAAATCAACAGTTTTAGAATCTAATGTTAATCTTACTACTAATAATCCTCTATTATTATATGGTATAATATAAAATTTAGGAGTAGTTTTTAATAGATTTAGAATCTCATTAGCATACTTACGACCTAATGATCCAGGAATAAACGATTGAATTTCCCTAGATAATATTTTGAGAGATGCTTCAAATATTTCTTTATTATCTTTATGTCTGTTATTAACAAAGAAAGCTCTTATTAAATTTGAAATTTGTAATGTAATTTCAGGAGTAGTATTAATAAAATTCTTTAAATTATTCTCAGTAGTTTGATAAAATTTAACCAAATCATTATTAATAAAATCAATCCAACTTTCTGCTGTACTTACATATTCATTAGCTCCTACTACTGGTATAACTGGTCTAGTTATAGACTTACTAGTCTCTATATCTGAAGTAACAGTATTTTGTAAGTTATTTACAGGTTCTGTATATTCAGGAGCCATAGATACTTGGTGTATCTCTGGTTTTATAGGATCGGCAAACTCAACTCTAGTGTCTCTTTCTATTGGACTTGTAGTAAGAGTACTATTTTCTGTAACTACTGGATTGTTAGCAGGCTCTATAGGAACGTTAGCTTGTTCATTATTAGGCTGTTGAGATTGATATCCTTCAAACTCTATTGATTCAGTAATATCTGGAACAGCTTTTATTCTCCATTCTTTAAAATCTTGAATTTGAGATTCTGGCATTTCGATGTTTCCAGATGATGTAGAATCATGTTTAGAAGATATTGTATTTCCTAGTCCTCTAGATACAATAATTGATCCTTTTCTTGATCGTTGAGTTAGAGTATATAAATCTTTTAATTTATAGAATTCTCCTCGACTTTTACCTTCATTTGTTAATCCAAAGTTTTTATCAATAATAATATAATCAAATTCATCGCCCTGGACACTATTTAAAGGAACAATTTTAACTCCTTTGGTAGTGTTATATTTCTTAGGATTGTCCGTAATTATTGCAATATCTGAAGAATACTGTTTTAACTTTTCTATATGTGAAAATACTTCATCTTCTTTAATAATTTTTTCTCCTCCAAATATAAAACTATCTTCAAAATATTTAAACTCAATAGGATTAGATTGTAAATACTTTTCAGCAAATTCACTAAGATATTTTGGCTCTATAGCAGGGTTATTATAATATTGCTTATATATCTCGTCTAATCTCTGAGACAAGGATATATAATTATCATATTTAGCTATATTATCAGGTCGTAGTGGAGCAATAAGATCAGGAGTTTTAATATTAATAGTATCCTCAATTCCACTATCAATAACTTCCTTTCCAAATACTGTTTGAACTGCATTCTGTTTATAATCTCCAAATGCTATTACTGATACATTATTAGTATTAGCTCATTTACTAATCAACTCTAGCTCTATTCTATCATATCAACTAATCTCATCTATAAATAAGATCTTATTCTTAGAATCACCAAATAGATTAGTTTTAAGAACTTCTATATTAACATTACTAGTAATACTAATATTATTATTACCATCCTTAATGTATGAAATATCAGAATCCTTTATTTGTCGTCCGAGTATTTTTTCTATAAGTTCATTCTTAGTAAATGAATTTCCATCACTTTCAACACTATCTGTAAGTCTATCCGTTTGCTTTCTCGTTGGAGCTGAGGTTATATAATTTGCATCTTCAAACATCTTCTTTAATAAGAATGCAACACCTTTAGTCTTACCAACTCCAGCTCCTCCAAATACTACTGTAAAATTAAATAAAGGACTTTTAGTTTTAATATATGTATCAGGATTATCCTGGAAAATATCTTTTAATTTAATTATAATACTATTAAATAAATCCTTATTTAGTATTTGAGAATAAGCTACTCTTACTGCGTATTCTTGAGAAAATATTGGAGCGTTTCTAAATTCCTCGCTACTAATTACTTCTTTTAATTTTTTATAAAAATTTTGAGAAGGAGTTGATAGTATTGTGGCAATATAAACCATTTGATCATATACAGTAATCTCAGTGCTAGGATTTTTACTAAGAGTAGTTGGAGCTGACTTTACTAGTTCATTACTATCAAATAACGAAACTATTTTGTCGGCTACTTCATCAGCAGAAAGATTTAGATTTTTAACTGCTTCAAAAATACGAGTTTCTAATGCTATAGAAGCTTGCTCTAATTGAGGAAAGTCTATATCTTCTCCACTAGAAGGTATTTCAATATCTGAGGATAATTGTTTTAAATCAATACCGAATATCTTAATAAACCTATCCTTAAGAATAGAAGTATCATCAGTTAGCAAGCTAATAAATTTAGACTTCATATTTATAGCTATATCTCTCTGCTCTCTAAGTTTCTGAGATTGATTTCTTTCAGAAATATCTATTAAGGTTATTAACTGATTCTTAACTCGTGCTAGATCAGAAATAATATTAATTTGCCCTTGAACACTTATTATAGGTAACAGTTCTTTTTCTAATGATTCTCTAAATTCATTAATTTTGCTATTAAAGCCCCCATCTACTGAAGCATCAAGTATTGCTGAGATAGCATCAATTAATTTAACTGTTTCTTTTAATTTATCAAGAGAATGTCTATCTCTGATAATAAAGTCTTCTACTTTCTTGGAGTTAATAAAGTTAAATTGTTCCTCTCTAATTAATTTAGTTACCTCTTGATTATCTAACCCAGCGACATTTGAAGCCGCTTCAATTAATTCATATATAGGATTAGTATCAATTTGTGATTTGATATTTAGTACCTCTCCTAAATAATCATAGAACGATCTACTTCCAAAAGAAGGTAATAAAATTGGTAGTATACTCTTTAAATCAAGCTGATATATATTACTAAATGTATCAGACAGATCGCTTCTAAGAATATAATTGTAGTGATCTAATGCTCCTGAAATATTATTCTTTTTAATATAATCAACTATCTTAATCAACTCACTAGATAAGTTTGCTATATCATCATCCATTCCTTCTAAGTCAATTCCTTGACTGTCAAGAATAGACTGAATTCTATTAATTCAATTAGCTTGATTATTACTCTCTAAATTATTAATTTGAATTCAATTATATAATATACTAGATAAATCTGAGTCAACTAAGTCAAGATATAGATTATTATTCTTAATATATTCTAAATAGCCAAGATATGAATCAGTGTAGTTATCAAACGCTAAGCTTGTATCTGCTATTCTTACAGGTCTATAAAGAATATTACGTCCTTCTTCGCTTAATGCTGGATTTAAGACTTCAAATTTAAGGCTTTTAATTTGATTTAAGTGGTTCTCTAACCTAGAAATATCTAATTTTAAATTATCTATTTCCTCATTAGATGATATTCCTTCTGGAAGATTTTCAATAGCCTTATCTAGAGCAGTTCTACTCTCTTTTAGTCTATTAGAAATTTGATCATATATAACATTGTAGTCTGTAGCTCCTGGTAGGTATATTTTACTACTATCTTTAATCTTTTCTCCTACTGATTTCATAGTATTAATCATACTTTCCTGCATCTCAGAGAAAATATTATAAGCAGTTAGTACTTTTTGTTTTTCTTCTAAAGAACTATATGCTTGATATTCAGCATTAATTTTATCTTTTTCATCTTGCTGAAGACTATCATATTCTTTCTTATACTTCCAACGAGTATAATTATGTATACCAAATCCTGATACAAAATTGTCTACTAATTGAGGACTTGCAGCAAATAATAACTGCCCTGTATAGAAATCATTTTTCTTTCCAGTAAGTATTTCATCTCGTTGAGCTCTAAGAGTGTCTATCTTAAGTCTAAGACGTTGATATTCACTATTATTTCTCATAGCCTCAATACGAGCTTCAATATCTTTTGGAGTTTTTGGTTCATTATCTGCTGGAGTCAACAAGTTTTCTAGTTCTACTTTGGTTTTGATTATTTCAGAAGTTAAATTATTCCAATCTTCAAAAATTTGACTATACAAACCAGATGAGATAATCTTATCCTCTATTGTTTGTTGTTTGCTTAACTTCTTAAGATTTAGATACCCTTGCCTAGTCTCTTCAATAGACTTACCTGCTATATCAGCTTGTTGGGTAATATATTGTAACTCAGCATCACTTAAATCTAACCCTTCCTCTTTAAGAACTTCATTAATTCTATCAATATAAAATCCTATTTGTTGATATAAAAGATCATTTTGTGAATCACCAGAACTGGTACTTTTATACTGAGCTTTTGTAATATTACCATCTTTGACAAACTCTAACTCAGTGCCTGAAAGATTTGTACTACCTAACTTACCTGCTTTATGTAATCTATCTAACTCCATTCTTAATTGGTTCTCCTTACCATCTCTTAAAAGATAAATTATCTCTTTTAGAGAATCATCATTTTGAGTTAGTGTACTATTAAGTATGGGGTTATTTTTCCTATCAAATCTATTATGTAAACTAAATACAGCGCCACCAATACCACCTCCTACAAATGAAGTAAAATATCTAGATATCATATCCTCTGGAGTAATTCCAAAGTTGTAATTCCTTTCTTTATCAGCAATACCTAGTGCATTTAAACCTGAATATAATGCTTTTATTGCATCAGATGTTATTTCTTCTACAGTTTCCTCAACACCTTCATTTAGAGAATCATGAATTAGATTTCCAGGTTTCATCTTAGATATGCGGTTTACTATGTTCTTCTGCATATCTAGAAGCCATTTAGCTGCTCCTTTAGAAGTAGATGTTTTCTTAGCGGTCTCTAATGCAAATTCTTTAGATGATAATTGTTCAGCAGCTTCCTTAACAACAGAGCGGACTTTCGCCTTATCTAAATATGTATCTCTAAACCAAAAGTCTTTGAAATAGTCATTATTCATCAAACCATACATAGCTCCCATAGTAGATAACATACCTAAACCCGCTACTCTGTCTGAAGCACCTGCTTCCTTAAACGCATTATACGCTTCAGTGGAAGAAGTTCCAGCCATATAAGCTAAAGCTAATCCTCTACCTCATTTAATGGCATTTTCACTAGGAATAGAATTTTTTGGAATAAACATCTTTGGAATATTTCCAATAACTCTTTGTTGGAATAATTGCATAGAGCTATCTTCAATTAATTTACCTAAATTTTCTACATTCCAAAAACTCTGTCTTCCATAGTCAGAAACGCTACTATCGAACCGAGAACATCATGCTTGTATATCAGTTGCCATCTGAGCTGATCTTGATGTTGATATATCTCCAGTTGCGATGCCTTCAATACTTTTAAAAAGTACAGGAAATAATTTTCCTAATTCCTTAGCAGCAGTCATCTCTCCATAATATTTTCCAACACCTGGAATAAACATCATACCAACCTTAAAAGCTGTTTTAGCCATTGTGCCAACGACACTTTTATCCAGATCGTCTGAATCAAAGAAATTATATTTATCTCACTTACTACCATCGATAGTTAAAGTGTCAGATATATGCAATATATCTTTATTTGCAATATCTCTATTTCCCAGAGTCTCATAAAAAGGATCTCCACTTTCATTGAATTTTAGGTCTCCTTTATTGTGCTTAACAATCCTACCATTAATCTCATGTTCCCCATCTTCATCTCATTGAGCTAATACTAATGTAGGTCTTGTCACTGCTGATAATCCTCCTCAATCATTAGGAGTCCAATCTTCAAATTGCTGGGTATCAAAGTTAAATACCTTATTAGTTTGAGCAACTTCTCTAATAGACATTGTTGGAGCAGAAGATTCTCTAAGATTACTTAGTCCCCTACTTCTTCTCTCAGGATTAGAAAATTGAACTAATTTTGGCCTCATATTCGTTACTTTCCCTCCTATAGGAGCAAAGTAATCATTAGGATCATATTCATAGAAATCCTGTAAATCCTGAACTAATTTACTATTATCAGCATCATTATATAACTTTAAAGCTGTTTGGTAGTACTGATCAAATTTATTATCGTCAAAATTACCAGACTTGTCTTTAAAAGCTTCTTGTATTTGAGGAACTTTTTTGTAATACTCCTTGTCTAATAAGCTGGAATTATCAGTTGTTATACCTAAATTAGCTAAGTCTTGTGGAGTTTTATTAGGCGAAAAGAATAAGGTCGCCAACCAATCATTTTTCTTCTGCTCAATCATAATTAGAAATTTGTCTGTATTTGAGACTCCTGTAGTAGTCTCCTGCGATTTAACATATCTGTATAATTACTAGCACTTGTTAATTGATGATTAGATACTACTGTTGCAATAGCACTATCTGTTATTGGAATAAATATAGCACTTTTATACATTGAGGATGCGTCTCCTATACCAAATAATCCCCCATCAAAGTTATTTCTATGTTTACTTTTCGAAGGAGTATCTGACCCATAATTAATATATTTAGAGTATAAATCAAATATATAAGACCCCTCGTCTCTATTTACATGATCAACTCATTCAGAGTCATCAATGTCAACAGCTTTATCACTAACATACCCATTGACAATAATAAAAGGATGGGCTTCTCTAAATGCTCATTCTCCTGTTTCTGGTTCTCTATAAATATCAAGATTTAGTTCGTTCAACTTCATAGTTATACTATTTGGAGTGACTCCATATCCAGCATTAAGTCATTCTTGGAATTTTTCAAACCTATTTTGTGCATCTAGATCAGGAGTTTTCTTACCTGTTGTCACATATATGTTTTGATCAATCGGTAAGTATGTTCTTTCAATATTACTTACTCCATCATAAACTACTTTATCTAATTCACTTTCTGTAAGTAATCTATTTCCAAATGTTATTGAGTTTAAAGCTAAACTTGATCCCAGTCTATCTTCTTTAGCAAACACATCTCTAAGTGTACCCATACCAATTTGCTTACCAGTGGTATCTATTGGTTTGCCATAAGGCTGTGCTAAAGCTTTTATACCTCCTTTAGACTTAGAATGTGCAATAGTTATAGGAGTATACTGAACGCCTCCGTTTCCAGTAGTAATCATTTCCTCACGAGTCATTTCAACCTGTTTACTTGATGACCCTTTTCCACTAGCACTACTAGCTGTAGAATCATAATCTAATTGTTGTTTAATTTCCCTAGTATGATCAGTATGTTCAATAACTGCTATTTTTAATAAATTTTGAACATCTTTGGGGTCATTTGGATTTAAACCTTCAGCTGTTGCATTGGCTCTTAAGACATTTTTCATATTTCTAGGTAATGTTCTATAAAGATAATTAACAGCAGCTTCTAAGCTTTTATCGTCACTATATCCTTGATCAGAAGTATTAGTAGATTCTGTAACTTTATATATGCCATCAGGAGAATCAAAACCCAACAACTGTTCAAATCCTTTTTCAATTTGATCTTTTTGCTTCGAAGTATATCTATCAAATTGATTTGAAGATTTATTAGTACCAAAAGCACCAATAGTTGATTTCACATAATCTACTATTGACTCCATGCCAACAGTATTTGATAAGTCAGTTAGAATATCACTATTGTAAGCTAACTCTGGTTGTTCTTCTCTAAGTCGGATTAACTCCGAGTTTGTTAATATCCTATATTTATCTGGATTTTCATAATATGTATCTAAAGATACTATTTTAACGCCATTATCATTATCAAAAACATACATGCCACCAGTATTAGTAATAGCTACTTCTGATCCAGCTCCTTCATCATTAATTTGTTTGCTAGCCTGTTGATATAAACTGTTATTATGTTTAATTCTATTAGCCAAAGATTGTATTCTAATTAAATCTGACATATCGTAAGATGTTTCCTGGTTTCCTTCAAACAGCAATCCTAAATTTTGAGACTTTCTTAGAAATGTGTTAGCTCTAGACAGAAAATAATCAACATCATTAGGAAGCCCATTTTCCTTCAGTACATTAATAATTTCCTTCTGTATAAGTTCTTCTTTTTTATTATCTGTTGTTGTACTTGGTGTGTTTTGAGATTCTTGCTGAGCTATTGAATCTCTAGAAAAGGGGGTATAGTATATACCCCCTGTTTGATATCTTTTTATCTTCATATTATGACATCATTTTTATAAAAAGCCTTATGATATTATTATTTAAGTCATTCACAGCTTTATTAATAGCTTTTTGCTGATCTAAAAATGCTTGTTCATTTGTTTCTCTAAACCTTTGAATTGTACCTCCTCTTTTATACCTAAAATATTTAGAATCAGATAGTATTGGAGATACTTGACTAACATACCTAGGGACATTTAAATCATCAAATCATCTAATCCAAGAATGTCTTCTCTTAGGATCATTAGCTTGATCTTGATAAATATCAAAGAATGCTTTACTACGTATATTAGACACTTGATCAGGATATTTATAACTTATATATCCTAACCAATTATTTCCTCATTGCTCTTTTTCACTTGCAGACATACTGTTAAAACCACCAAAGCTTTCAAAAAGTTGTTTTAAATCATTCTGATATTTAGTTTCAGCATTAATAGAATCCAACTTATCTTCAATAGCAGTTCTATTCTGTAAATCTTTAGCATAATCCTGCCTAAATTGATAAATAAGATTTTTAACATTTTGTGTTTGTTGTCCTATCTTATTAGCATCTGCCATATCAAGTTGTGCTAATCCTTGATACCAACGATTCCTATTTTCATTACTAATTTGATTTCTTATATTTGCATACTGTTGCTTTTGAGCAAGTAGTTTATCGTTATACTGATCTATCATTTGTGAAAATTTAGTATCTCTTTCTCCCTTTATTTGATCAATTCCTGCATCTCTCATCAACCTCTCAGCCATTACTTGATTTGGATCACTAGTGACTGTTTTATATTTTCGCATTTCCTTGATTCGATCATCATACATTCTATGCAAACCATTATCACTAAATCTAGAGTAGAATTCAGTTGGCATTTGCTGTTGAGAACCTATCATTCCCTTACGAATAGCGTCTTTCATCTTTTGAGCAGTACGATTAATACCTCTTGTAGATGCTATAAAATCACCAATACCAAGTAACATATCAGGATTAATACCAGATCATTTTAAATCTCTACTAGAACCAAACATACTTGAAGATGGCTTCTCAATATTATTTGTATTAATTCCTGTAGACTGTTTAGTATATTTATCTATTAATGACTCTCTTAATTTAGGATCAATGTCATTTAAAGGCTTAACTCCTAAGAAATCTGAGTGAAGTCTGGGGTTTGAAAAAACATCTATTGGTTTTGCAGTAACAATGACTGATTCACTGTGCTCATTTATTGGTTTCCCATTTTTATCAAGAAATCAATTACTATTAGAACCTCCCTGTGCTTTAATAATCTTACCACCCTTTTTGTGAAATCTTAACCCAATATAGTCATCAACTTGTTGTAAATAAGGATCAATACTACGAATTTCAATAGGGTTCTTTATACCACTCAAAGTAACAGGTATATCTCGTACTCCAGTACTTTCTGGTAACATTAACGTAGAAGGAGCTTTAAATTTAATAAATCTTTTAAATATAGGATTTCTATAAAACCAGTCTCCTCCATATCTAGAATTAAACTGTAAAGTTGATGGAAGTAGTCATCCATTAGACTGTAATTGAGAAGCAATTTCAGGATTTCTTCTAATAATTCTTCCTAAAGTTCTTAATTTAGAAGTGTGGCCTGCTAAAGATCTTATATCAAAATCATCTGGAAGTTGTCTATTAGACATTCTAAATCTATAATTTCTACTCATAGGATTTCAACTCCCAGAAAATATATTTGATATAGTAGAATTTGTTTTAGATTTGGCAGCCTCTGCTGTTCATTTAGCCTCTTGTGCTTTAGATATTTTTAGATGGCCTGATTTAGTTAAATCTTCAATTGCTTGCTTATAGTTCTTAACAGTACCATCAGAGTTAGCCCATCGAGCTGGCTGGCCATCAACAAATCCTAATTCCTTATCAGCAACTATTTTGTCAATATACTCCCTTTTTAAGCTTTCTCTTGTTTTAGCTTCTAATTTAGGTGATTTCCCTTTATATTGAGTAGATCTTATATTTTGGACTTCATTCTTTATTCCTTTAACAGCAAAAAGACCAGTAGATAAACTTTTTCAATCATCCAAAGTTCCTTTACCAGATACTATATTGTTAACAGCTGATACTGCACTAGTAGCTCCTGAGGCTAATAGTATATTCTTTAATAATGAAGCAGATTTTTTAACTGTTTTACTCATTTTAGCCATTTTACCACCAATTCCAACACCAGGAAGTAAGCTTATTGTATCTAATCCCAGTCCTAGGGCTAAGTTACCAAGATCTCCTAAATCAAAACCATCACGGCTGACATCAGCTCCAAACTGAGCTAATGTTGATCCATACCCTAAAGCACCAGCTACTGGATTACCACCAGTAGGGATAGCTGCAATTAATGACGCTAAATCACCAGCAATGCTAGCTATTTGCATCTTATCAGCTTTAGTTAAATCTTTTCAATCTCCATTTTTTAAAGAGGTTTTAGCAACATCTTTGTCAGTTCTTTCAGTTATTGTCTTAGCTGTGGTATCGTTTTCAATATTAGAAACTTTTGCTGCATTAATTCTACCTCCTGATTGAAACTTAGGTTTATTATCAAATATGTTTCTAGATGCTCTATCTCATCTTTCTCCATTAACCATAGGAGTTCTAGTAGTATATAAACTTCTAATTAAAGTAGAAATTGGAAGTAATGAGGAATCTATAATTACACCTCCTAATGTATTACCTCTAAAATTCTGAGTATTTTGAGAAAGAATTTCCTGTCATTTACGAGATAATGCACCAGTAAATGTATGATTTTCAGGATTAGCAGAAAGAACTCCTGAGTTTATTAAAGATTGAACTTCTTCTGGTGTCATTTGATAAGGTTGTTCCATTCCATCTCTATAAAATCATACATCATTTACATCATATGGATTTCGAAAGATTGTTGCAGCTGTGGTGCCATTAGAACCTGGGATATTAATTTCATAGTATCCTTTTGCTCTTTCTGATCATTTAGTAACTGGATTAGTAATATCCTCATAATTTATAGAAACTCCTGATAACGGATCTAACTCCTCGGATTCTCCAGTATTAATATTGTACTTTAATCTTTTAACTGCTTCAGGAGTTACAAATCCATATCTATCTCTAGCAGAATCTTTGTCATAATATTCATATACTACTGAATTTGGATCATTGGGATCTTTTAATGTTCTAAACATCATTCCTCTATTATTATTTCTTAATCCAGGAAGAAAGAAAGAATCATTATAACTTGTAAAAGGATTAGAACTATTTCCCCAAACATCTATTCCATTAGTACCATATATATTATTCTTGTTGCTATTTATCCACTGATCTAGATTTCTATAAAATACTGAGTTATCATCCTCTGCAACACTCTTTGGGATTAATTTACCATCAAATCAAAATCATCCTTTTAAGGGATCAAATTGATGCTTATCTCTTAGAACTTCATCATTTATGTATACTCGACTACCACCAAAAACTTGATCTCCATCTACATCTGCTAAATTATATGATCCATCTGGATTTGTAGTAACTTTTAAACCAGCAATGGAGTGAGTATTAGGATCAATGTTATCTCTGACTTCTTTTTCAGTAAGTTTAGAAGTTGATTGGTTAGTTGAAGAATTTTTATTAGTAGAATTACTATCTAAAAATATACCGATATCATCTAGAGCTAGCTTATCCTCTTCGGTTCATGTCCCATTTTCCACGCGCTCCACTAAACTCTTAACACCTTCATCCCCTAAACGATTGTAAAGATCTATATAAGCTTGCTTATCAAGATTACCATAACCCTTAAATGTATCCTTATCAGTATAACTAGCAATATCTTTTAGGGCTTGAAGTCTTCTTCTAACTTGTAAATTATTAGCTCCTTGTATAAAAACTTTATTTCCATTAACTAATTCATAGTTCCCGTCCTTGTCTCTTTTATACTCGACATTTATAGCATTAGATCAATCATATATCGAATTACCAGGAGTAGGAGCAGTATAAGTAAATCCCTTTAAAGCATTAATTGCATTTCTAGATGCATTTTCCTTACCTCTTCACGAATTACCAAAAAACCTTCCTATTCTACTTCGACGATTCCCCAATCGATTATTTTGACTATTTGTAACATCAAATTGTACATTTCCATCTAATCTATCAGCATTAGAATCATAGGATAAATTTTCTCCATTCCTTAAAGCATCTGTAATTTTACTAAATTGATAGGCTGTTTCGTCGTCTAACGATTTACCATAGTTTGTTAGTTGATTTAAAAAATTATCATCAACTTCAAACTTATTTCCATCAATAGTAAAAGTACCATATCTTTTATTAGAAGTAGAACCACCTTTTTGATATTTAATTATTTGTGCCATTCTATCACACTTATATTATACTTAAAAAGGGGAATTGATCATCTACAATCCCCCTTTTATCTTTCAATGATCTACTTACGACATTTCTTGCGTTTTACAAGCTTACCACCTTTCTTGAAAACAGGCTCCGAATCAACAGGAGCTCCTATTGGTTCTTGTGCAGGAGCTTGTGCCTGCGAAAGTAACGAAAGGAATGCCTCACAAGCCTGTGCTAGTATATTACAGTCACCAGACTGTAATCCTTGAGCCATCATATTAGCAATTTCTACAAGTGGATCTTGCTGTGCTGCTGCTGGCTGTTGTGCAGCAGGTGCAGGTTCGGAAATTTGTCCACCTGCCTGGAAAACTTTAATTTTCATTTTGTATTATTGTTTTTATATTATTAATTAATTGATCTAAAATAGTTAATTCTTTCATTATCATATATTCATTTAATGCTCAAAGATAATACTTTAGTTTTTAATATCCAAATAAATTCCATAAAAATTACTTCTGTGATAAATTTTGTATAAATTGTTTGACATATTAAATATATATTATTATCTTTGTACTACAACCCAAGAATATAAAATAGAGTCTATTTCATTCTCTAAGGAGATGCTAGATTAAACATGAGATAATATAGGGTTAAAGAAGATAGTTATTATCTTTTTATGGAGAGTAGAATTATTCTATTCTCCTTTTTTATTTGGACCAGAAATATATTCTGGTTTTCTTTCATCTTGTTTTTTTAATATTTTGAATATATATTTTCCTAATTTCTTGTAGTCAGAATCCTTCTTAGATTTATTGGCGCGTTTCGCTTTACTAATTAATGATTTAGTTTCTTTAATTGATATAATCCGCTCACCACCAACTAGATCCATTTGAGGCTTGCCATCTGATCCTAATATATACATCTTTTCTACCTCTTCATCAGAAATATCATCATCCTCAAAGTCTAATTCATCTCCTATTTGAATTCCAGAATTAGCATTAACTTCAAGAACATATACTAATTTTTCGTCAGGATCAGCAATACACTCTATAACTTCTTCTGATTTAGGTTCTCCATATTCTACTGCAACTACTTCATCATCATCATTTATAAAGATAATATCAATAGGAAAATCCATATCTTTAGTATTAAATACTAGAGAACCTTGTGGATTACTAGAGTAATTAAACAACATACCCTCTGAATCCTCCATAGACTCTACATTAGAAAGTCCTTGGGTTTTTTCTTCTTCAGTTTCTGCAACTAAGACCTTATATTTCTTATCTGCTATTTCAACTATTGTTTCTTTCATACTACTTAATAAATATTATGCTTTTCTACTTTTTCTCCATGTATTTTACCATCAGATCCTCTTACTAATACATAAGCTCCAATAGATGGCACTGAGGCATTTACTCATTTTGCAAATTCTTCTCAGTTAGTGACAGCATTATACAAAGTAGATATATCATTATCAAATCTTCCAGATTCAATATACTTTTCAAATCCTTGTCTTAAACTTTCTGGGGTCATTAATGTCTTACCATCTGTTATTCCTAAAAAGTTTTTTATTTGTGTGACCCTAGGAGCTACCTCATTTCAACTACTTCCATTTACAAAAATATGTTCACCAAAATAATTTGGATTTGGTCCTTTGTCTAATTTACTAAAATCTAGAAATTTTCCCATAGGACTGTATTGTCTCTTAGGTCCTCTAAAAACTAAGTCAATAGTATGATGTAATTCGTGGTCTAAAACATCTCGTTTTTCTTCCGATGTTAATTTAGAATAAGATCTATCTATATTTTTATTCACTATTTTCTTACCATTATAATCAATTATATCTACTACTCCACTATTAAACCAATATCTAGGAGTTGAAGAATTGTCTAAAACAGGATGCATTGAGCTAGGTTCAATATGTCCAACTCCAGCAAATCTTCCTCTAGTCTCTTGAGTAGGAGTATATCTTTCTACATAAGTTCCTAATGATTCTCCTATTAAATTATCATTGTATTTTTTTACAATTTGCATATGTGGTCCTATTCCACTATGTAATTCTGGTAATGCATATTCTGGATATCCCACTCTTTTAGCTCCTCCTGAATCTAATCTCTTAGCAAATAAAGATGGACTTTCAGAATAATCTTTTGTAGGACCGACATTAATAATATATCTATTACTAGTTTGAGATAATTTAGGAAAATCGTTATATATATTCTGATACTTATTATTAAATGAAAATAGTTTTATTAGATTTTTAGTTTTATTAATAATTTTCTTAGATAAATTGTACCCTCCTAATAAATCTAATATATCTACAGCTCCAGATAATGCAGCTTTTCCATAATTACCAACTTTTGCTTCTCTATAAGTTTTTTGTATACCATTCTTACTAAACAAATTTCTAGCTCCATCCGCTGTTAATCCAATATCAATTCCTGTCCTAATTCATCTTGGTAATTGTCTATATACTCAAGACACTACTTTTCCTGAGGCTGAAATAGACGGAGCTGCTAAAGCTCCTGCTCCAATTATTGCTGGAATATAAATAGCTTTATTTAATCCTTCATACCCTCTTCTTTGTCTAGCTGCATCCTCTCCTACTTTTCCTAACAACTCTCTAGCTTCCTCATTTCCACTATTTGCAGAAGATGTTAATGTAGAAATATAGTCTCTATATTTACTAGGATTAGCTTCTTTCAAATCGTTGATTCTTGTTTCTAAAGGTATAGTTGGTTTTGGAGGAGTATACAGCTCTGGATTTCTATTAATATTATCCAGAGCTGTAACAACTTGTGATCTTATATCTAATGGCATATTACTTTATACTTTTAATTAACCCACTCCTATCATCTGTATTCTTTAACAACTCAAAACAAACTAGTTTACCTGCTTCTATAGCTATATTATCTGAAGGATCCTTCTGATATTGGCTGTATAAAGATTCTAGTTGATCGGTAAATTCTTTTCTAAGAGTTCATTCATTCTTTTCAATCTCAGCAGTTTGAGTGACTCCTCCTTCTGAATGAGTTATTACTGGAATACCTTTTTTTGTAATTTGCCCTTCTAATTCTGGATTTACTTCCTCTAAATTGTGTTTTCTAGCATGTAAAGCTCCCTCTGGAATTAGGTTCATTTTACCTCCAAGTTGAAATTTCTGAGTATCTTGATTTTCTGTAAGTTTAATTGATCAGGAACTAATAATTTCTCTAGCACGATCTAATTCAGGAAATTTCATACCTTTTTTAGATAATAATAGTTTAGGCTCATATCCTGCATATCTATTTTGATTTTGAGATAAATAAGTATCCGCTGCAGAGTTTGATTTTCTTAGTTTAGAATCTTGAGATATACTAGTTATGATATCATTTACTCTATTTTGTTCATTAATGAATTTATTTGCTTTCCTTTTTCCAAAAACCATTTTCTTACCACTCATTTTCTGTGCAGCATCAATATCCATAACAGAGCCTCCATATGCACTAGTCATACTATCTATATCAGAAGATCTTCGAGATGTATCAGTTCTACCCCCAAAAGCGCTAAACACTGTTCCCACTACAGGGACACTTGATAATATTTCATTTGTATTATTTCCACTGCTGAAACCAGCTCTTTTGGCAGCATTCTTATCAATTATATCTGTCTTTGCTCCCAGTGCGCCCCCAATCATATCAAAAGCACCAATACTAGCTTTTAACAAAGGTGCTATTGGTCCTGCTAAATCTAAAGCAGATGTAAATGCGCTATTAATAGTTTTTTGAGTTTCATTAAACCCCTTTATTTGTTGTGCTGCATTAGTAGTTACCTCTCCTATAGCATTTAATGCTTTAGAATGTTTTGCTGTAAACTTGCCAGCTCCTGTAGCTGAAAATCCAGTATCAGGTGTGCCAGTTTTCATAGAGTTTTCTGTACTCTCAGATCTTTTTGCATCTCTCACAGTTATTAAAGGTTTAATAGCCCTTTCTAATTGAGATTGCCCAATGATAGGATCATTACTCCATTTTGGACTTATATTACTTGTACTATTAATATCAAGCTTTGGTATAGTTATTTTACCAGTTCCCTTTCCGTTGCCACCAAAAGCAGCATTGGAAAGGGAATATAGATTATTTAAATTATATTTAAGCATAACTTAATCTTAATAATGTTTGGATTGCATTTATAACTACTAGTTTATCACCAGTATACTTAATTCTAATTTTTAGCCACTTATCTCTAATTCTAGTAGACTTTAAGTCAGATTTTACTCCGTCTTTACGTTTAATTTTATAGTTAATTGGAGTAATAGTATTATATCACCTATCTTCCTTATATTCAATATTTCCTAAACGCCTTCCTACTCTCTTAATATTAAGAACAGGTTGATTTACCTTGATAAAATATTGATTTAACACGGGATCTCTATCAATAGATATATTATCACTAAATTCTTGACTATATTCAGTTCCACTAAATTCTTTAGAATGTTTATCATTGTTATATTTATCTTCATCAAAAGATCCATCAGGATTTCAATAAGATTCCTTATCTACATGTTCTGATTGATAAATCCCAGCTTTATTAAAATCATAAACATCACCAACTAATTCAAATTCTAAACTATTTGGTTCTACATTATTAGATATTAAGACTAAATTATCAAATACCTTATGAATTCCCGCTGGATTATTTACTACAAATTCAAACTCAAATGGCTCTTGTTTGTCATATCATTTAGTTGGATGTATCTCATTATTTGGATTTTGATCAAAATAATTTATTTCATCAAATACACCTGCTCTACCATGCATATAGAATCCATTCTTAAGTAGTAGATCATATTCTTTAACTTTATCCTCCATCTTAGACTGAACTAAATAGTTATAGTCTCTAATTAATACTATAGATTCCTTAAATGAATTACTAGAAGATGATACTTTATTTTCATTAGTTTGACTTGAAATATTCTCAGAATTATCTATATATGTAGAAACTATTTTTGGAGTTACTTCAAAATCAATTTTTAAATATAATAATTTTGAAACTTCTTCAAAATCATTTATAGTTAATTCCAAGTTCCTTCCATTTTGGATTATACCAATTTTTTTCTGAAGTCTCTCTGGATCTATATCTCCAACTAAATATTGAGAATATTCTATTTCAGATTCTGAACCATCTGGTTTGTAAGATCCATTAATAATTTTACATTTAATATCATATTCTGTTTTTGGAGAATCTGTGAACTCAACTATATGCTCAACTCCATTTGTATCTAAAATAGATGATGTAATAGATGTTATTCTTATTCCAAATTTCTCAAAGAAATCATAGCCTTTAATAACTATAGTTCTCTTGATATTATCATATTCTCATAGATTACCACAGGTTCTTCCAGAAATAAAGTTTTTATTAATATATTCAATCCTTCTATCAATTTCTTCTATTCTAGTAGAATTCTCTGGTAAATTTCCCTTCTCTAAACTCTCTTTTTCATTATTTAATTCATCAACCTCGTTTTCTTCAAATCTTTCCTCAATATGAGCTCCTGAATTTGTGTTAATATTATCATATATAATTCCATATAATGAAGCTCTCTGACGATCTAAAGTTAAGAAAATGTTATTAACATTGGCTGAAGATAAAGGAGTTCAACTATATTTAGTGATTCACTTCTCTAGACGCTCGTTATAGCATAAATCTCATACCTTATTTCCATTATAGAATGTAAACATTACATCACCTTTATAGTTATTGTAGTGAGTCTTTACATTCTTTAATGCTACTATAGGATACTTATCCTCTTCATTTAATATTATATTATCATTCAAGAATCTCTGAACTACCATATCAGATATTAGCCTAAATCCTTCTGCATTGTATTTCCAGATTTTTTTAGCGTAAGTGTCAACCCCATAAATTGCATTTGGTGTTCTAATAATTGATTCTTGCCAAATACTTCCATAATCTTGAGAAATAGGAGTAACTTGATTTTGTAAAACTCCTGCACCATACATGTGTATAGATTGACCTGTAGTAGTAGCTATAAGTGCTTTTTCATTAATAGGAATTAAGGCACATCCATGTTCAAAGACACAGAATAAGTTAGTTCCATAAGATATTAGTTTTACAATAGCCCCATATTGTCTTTCTATATCTTTATAATCTAATCCTTGAAATATTCTATATGCATTTCTAAAGTCATCCTCTACTTGTACATTACTAAACATAATTCTAGTATCAAATACATCCTTTACATAAGGTACATCAGGGGATGTAAAGTATTTTTTAGAAGGGACTGTTGTAGAATATCCTGCATTTAATAGAGTACTTTCAGGTATTTTACTAGACGGAGCTGTATTTATACCATGTAAAGGATAGAAGCCTCTTGGATTTCCCATTAATGCCATTTCATCAACATAAGATGTATCCTCAGATCGTAGCCCTAAATTATAATTTGAAAGACATTTATAAGTAACTCACATTCCAAGAGGTACAGTATTCACATCTGCTCTGTTTATCTCTTTTCAATCAGAGGTAGTAGTTTGATTATATCCTTTATACCCATTTTTCCAAGTTTCTGGATCAACTATTATATCATTAGTTGGAGTTTCAGAATCTATAAAATTCCTTATAATTCTAACTGTTACTGTATTTGTAAAACAATCCCCTCTAAATACAGTTGGAGTGAATTTTACTTCTTCTAAATAATATTCCTCAGTAGATGTATTAACATATTTATTTTTATCAATAGTTAGTACATTCTCTTCAATCAACTCAACTTTATCTTGTGTCCTCTTATATAAATCATAACGAGACTGTAACTTACTATCATTCAACTCGTATCTGGGACTAATTGCCATAAATGGAGAGAGATCATTCCCCCTGATCTTGAAATACTCACTTATAAATGTAGAAGAATAATTTCCAGATTTTATATTGTAAATACAATTTGGATCTAAAACTTTATTTGTGCCAATAAAAGGACAATATATCCCTCTTACTATATTACTATTATTTTGTTCATAATTTTTAGAACCAACAAATCTAATATCTTTACAGTCTTCTGACGACCCCACTCTAGTTGAAAATCCATAGCTATCATAATATTTTAATGGGATATCAGTATCTATATAAACACATTTAGCTTTAGTTGCATACTTTTTATCTGTGGATTCTTTAATAGTACCTATATAGTAATGACGTTTATTAGATAATGATGTTGATAATTTATCATCATCGTTTGTGGTTTCATATGCTTTTTCTACAATAAACTCAGAATTATCAAACATGGATTGTAATTGATAGTTTACCATAGTGTCAACACTTAATAATCCACTACTTTGTATATTAGATGTATGAATTAATCTACTACTATAATCAGTACTTAAACTTAAATCAGAATCTATAAAAGATTCTGTAGTATATCCCTCTTCACCCTCTACCCCATATATTAATGGTATATAAGATACTCTGTCTACTCCTATTGAGAATCCTTGACATAAAATGTTTGGAATTCTTTTCTGACGTACAAAGAAGAATCCTTTTATACTGAGTTTTTTATTGTTTCTTAATTCATTAATTAATCCTGAATCAAATGTAAATTCAAATCCTATAGGATGTACTCTCTTTGTTCCATCTTTACTCTCTTTATAGACTCTCTTATCTGGGAGTTTAAATACTCCTTTAGTATTAGATAGATTTATACCATTTGTGTTAGGAATAAAAAATTCATCTTGTGAAATATGTTCATCTTTATTATATATACCTGTATAATTTACTGAGCCCAAATCACTAAATTCACACCCTCTTAAGTTATAAACTGGACTTAATGAATCATCATTAAAAATATATACTATTCCAAGTCTATATAATTCTGATGGTCAATATCCTAAATAATAATATATATTTAAAGGATGATAATACTCTGTTTTTGTAATTTCATCTCCAGAAATCTTAGTATAAGACCCAGGATTAATATAACCTATACCATCTTCTCTTTGAACTAATTTTACTCTTATATAATATGATAAATTCTGAAGAGTTGCATTATCCAACACAGTTTGCTGTATATTTCCTAGAAATAACATGTTTTGAACCTGAGCCTGCGTTTTAACTCCAGTACATATATTATATTTAATGTCTAATTCTTCTTCATTTATAGATGTAATCTCCTCGAATCCATTAATGGTTATAGTCTGACTCGTACCTTTAATTTCATATGGTTTAGTAATAAAGTATGTCTCATCTTTAATTACTCCATTTAAATCAGAGTATTCTCTTTTACAGTAAATGAATATCTTATTAAAAGAAACATCAATATTAGATAACATTAAAGTTATAGACTTATCTGTTCTTTCATCCTCTAACGTTCCAGATATGGTGTTAATTTCATGTAATGATCCTTTAAATATTGAAACTATACCAGATTCAGCCACAATATCTGTTTTATTGTAGTCATTGTCTGCTAATTTAATATAAAAAGTATAATTACCTCCTTTTAGTTGTCCAGAATAAGATACATTTACAAGATCTATTTTTGGAATCTTATTTATATTTCTAAATAATCTAGTTTGAGTGTCTATCTTACCTTCTCTATAGATATTTGTCTGCTCTGTTTGATTTCTAACTATTCTCCTATAGCGATTATCCTCTATTGTTGTATAAGTAGTATTTACTATTCTAGGAGGGTTTTTATCATCATTAATTATTAGATTAACAGTTCCATCATATGATGGCTGACACTCTATATTCACTGGATTATTTAGATCTAATGAAATTTCATCAGTAACAAAATCTTGAAGACTACCATCTTCTGTTAGTTTGTTATGAAGTGGGTTATATTCATGAGTAATATCTCCCTCACTATAAAATTTTTTTGCTGTAAGATTTAATTTCATTATGTTATGTCTATTGTTATACTCTTGTAAGTCTCTTTAAATTCCTGAGTGACTTGCATTAAAGAATCAATATTACTACCCATTGTTTCAGGTGATTCTAAAATAGTTATTCTATCCGATTCATTTATTATAGATATAGTTGGAAGTATAGAGTTACCAATAGTTCCATCTCTCATTGCAGGAGCAACGTCACCACCTATATCATCCGTAGTAAAATCTTTATTGCAAACAATATCATTATAAATATTATTGTTGTTACTAGATGCATTATGTACTTTTAACATTGAAGTTAATGTGTGTGCAAAACTATACAATGGATTATCTTGTGTATTTGGTAAATCACATAATAATGAACTTGGGTCAACATCTTTATATTCTAATATTTTATTTCTTGACTCATCAATAAAATTAAATAAACTTTGATAATTAAAGTTTGCATTGTCTATACTATCTAAAGTATATCATTTTATACCTTCAACCTTTACACTATTAGATTTAACAATTTTTTGGTCTGTTATTCTTTCTAAATTTTTTAAGTTTACATTAGAGTACTTTCCCGATTCTGCAAAATCAATATCAATTTTAGCATCTAGTAAAGAGACTCCATTATATTGAATATCAATAACTCTATCTTCTCTATTAAATTCTAGAAAAACATCATTTATAGAAGTAGATAAATTAGATATAGATTCTGTTAACAAATATACATTTTTAGTCTTTAGATTCTTTAGAGAATATATATGTAGACTAACCGCTAATAATATTGATGCAATATAACTATTATTAAATCATGTTTTTCCAATGGTATTTAAAGTGGTATATGTTGAACTAGAGTTATCTACGTCTCCGCCGCCTATATACTTCCCCTTTCCAACACTACCGTTATCTGGAGTTACTAACTGTAATAAAGCTACTCCAAAACTTTTTATATTCTCAGAGTAATAGAGAACTCCTATTCCACAACTGATTCAATTTGTACTTTCTACTACAGTACAATCTGGAAATCTTCAGCCAAAACCTACATTAGCAGGACCGCCATAAGTTCCATGAAGCCTAAATAATATAGGAACAAATAAAGGTAAATGTGCTCCTTGAAGTTTTTTAGTCATAATAGGAAGTAATGTGCGCCACTCTTCTTTTCCTGGACCACCACCACCTGATTCTCATATCCATTCCATATTATTACTAGTTGCATCATTTTGTGTAAATTTAAAAGTTGGAGTTACTTTATTTTCGGCGTTGATATCATATTCAAATAATGATGCTGATCCTTCAGATCATGCTCCATCATATAAACCACCTTTAGTTGAAAAGTTAATAATGGCCAAGGAGCATCTAAGAGTCTCACTATACTTAGAAAAAGCTATACCTAACTTTGCTGTATTTTCATTATACTTCCCAATAGTAGAATATTCTTTAAGCTTTTTTCACCCATCTAAATTACTTTCTTTATTTGTAGGTTCTTTGGGTATCCACCTTACAGCATTATCCTCATTACCTGTATTATTAAAACAATAGAAATATCAGGGTATACTTTCAAGTAAATACTGACGGTTAGCAGTTACGACAGGAATTTTACCTTCTCAGTCTATTAGAACTCCGTCAGCTACTAAATTCTTTATATTAATATTGTCTTCAGATCATGAATTATCAAAAACTACTAGCTCTGAGTTACTATCTCCTTGGGCAGTATTGTATACAAGTTTATTATTTGTTATCTTAGTATTATAAGATATATCAGACCATATACTATCTCCAGTATCTAAATCACATTCTATAGTTCCTTTATTTAGTTTACCTTTAATTGTTTCTCTTTTTAAATAACCACTATATTTTTTAGCTGGATTATTTTCCGTTGTTTGTATATCATTAATATTTTTATTTTTAAATAATGTGCCTTCATCAGCCTGTAAACAAAAGTCATCAAATATACTTTTTATTGAATTTTCAAAGAAATATCCTTCGTCTTCATTAGACTCTTCCGTAGTGGAGAAGAACGTTGAACTTCCAACTTGTAAATGCTCTATTAATCCTCCAATTCACTCATCTCCTGAAATAAGTTGGTATTGGTTATACCTATTATAAAAATTATTCATTAATTCAGAAGTAATGAGAATCTGTTCTCTTATAAGTATATCTGAGGATTCTATTGATAATATATAAATATTCTCCTTTTTAAAGTTGTTATCAAATTTCAAAGATATAAGATTTTGTCCCCATAAATTTAAATCTTTATCGTAATCTAATACACAAGTTCCTTTTTTGAATCCGTTCTTAGTATCATTTGTCTCTACTGAGTATATTTTTAATTTAATACTATCAAGTGAAGATAAATTATTAACAGGAGTAAAAATACTCATGTTAATATTTACTTGAGAATCATTAACTAAATACTTATAAGTATCAAATATTTCTATATCAGTAGATTCTAGCAGATCATCAATATTAATAACATACTCAACTGTATACTGGTCAAAAATATAACCAAGATTTTCACTATTTTTTGTATCTTGTATGTATGGAATAGCTTTGATTACAATTTGCTTTAATTTAGAATACGTAACTTTTTCATCAGATGAATCTCCTTCTTGATAATTCTCCCTATTTTCCATTAATAATGAAATACACTTCTCAGATTTTCCATTTAACCCCATAATAGTTAAATTATCATACTCGGTTTTTTCTAGATTATGAACATCTATAAGGTTTCAATGATTATCATTAATATTCGAGTCTTCATATATAAGCTTATATCCAACTATATTACTATAAACAGTACTAATTCTATCTACTACATCTTTATTATATATTTGAGCCTGTGTTTGAATAGAGAAAGATACACAATCACTAGATTTTTTTTTATTTTGATCATTTATGATTAAACGAGGATAGTCTAGATCTGTTATATATAAATTAAAATAGTCTATGTTATATAACTCAGGTTTTGCACATATTCATCCTGGACAAGACCATGTTACATTTGACATACTTGAAGAATCTGTATAAGGAGTATTCTTTTCTTCAACACTATTAGTTATATCATATAGTTTTTTATCCTTATTTAAAGAATAATACTTTCTAAATTGAAATTTCCAAGTACTACTCTCGTCTCCATTTTTTTCTAATCAGTATTTATCTCCAGGATTAAGATACAAATCTTGCATCCTTTCAGGACTCATTAATATAATAAGAGTCTGTAGCTCCGATAACTTTGTATATTTTGGTATACTATCTGGTATTTCATCATTAAGTAAAACATTAAGATCACTAACATCCAAAGGTTTCATTTCAATCCCTAAGTAATCTTGCTCGTTTTTTTTGCCATCACTATTATCAAACAATGTTTGAGGGGAAGGATATGAACCAATCTGACATAATTTATCAATAGGATTATAGGAAACAATATAAATAATCCCCCCATATTCCTTAACCCCTACTGGTATATAATCTGAAGGTAATTTAGCTTTTTCAAGCTTATAATTACCCATATCATTTTGTAATATAAATTCATTTCCATTATAAGTAATAACTGTGCCATTGATACAGTCAGTCAAAATATTATTGGGGGTAGTTAATGGATGTAAATCTGTATTAAGTCCTTCTGTGAAAACATTAATTTGTGCTTGTTTTGTATCCATAATTGTTTATATTGTAACAATCTTACCTTTAACATCTCTATCTGCAAAATGTTTAAAGTTTCTTGTTGTTATTGTTTCTTCTGTAAATAACCATCCTACATCAATAGGATAATATAGTATAAAAAAGTGTTTCTTTGATTTATCTAGGAAACATTCTTCTTTTATTTTATACAATTTCAGATTAGTAAACTTGATTTTATTACGCCTTTTTGAGGTTATCTGAGATTGATAAAACTCCCATTCTGCTTCACTAAGACCAAAATAGTATATCCCATTATATTCTTCTTGAATATACTTATACTTTAATCGTAGTTTTATTCTAGTTTTAATATTATTATATAGTGCTCGTTTATGATTATCTATAAACATCTTACCACAATAAGCAGTGTAATCTTTATTATGTATTTGAAGGTCAGCTCCTTTTTTATTTAAAGTATAAAAAGTATGAAAACCATGCTCTAAAACTCTTTTAAGCTCATATCTAGAAATATGTGGATATTTATCTTCTAATATATCTAAGTAATCATCAAGTTCTTTAATCATACTAATAATATTGTTTAGCCTCGTTTGTGTGTTTCTCAATTAGTTTTTTGAGTTCCTTGTTTACATATATAGGTTTTTCTTTAGTATCAACTGTTCTAGTACTATACTTGTACACTAATTCATTACCTGTAAACTGAGAAAGTACATAGTCTATATTTTTAAACTTTCCATATTTATAGAGTTTCTTAAACTCTTCATCAGAAAATTGCTTCATATAAATTTCAGCATAATTACCATACTTAAGAGGCAATACAAAGGTAACATTATTCTCAATAATATCCAATAATATCTCATAAAAACAATCTTTAAAAATCTTTGCAGCAAGTTGCTTTGGATTTTTATATCTATTTTTTACTCATCTACCCTTTAATAATTTTTTATTTAATCCTGTATAAATTTCTTCCACAGAAAATGCATGCTTAAACATTCCATAATTCATACTTTTGTTTGCTTTATAATATAGGAGAGAATTTTTTCCCATACATTTTACGATCTCATCTAGTTTTTACATCTAATACATTATTTATATCATTTTGAGATAAATGTGCAGGAATTCTTGCAGAATTACATAAACGTAACCAATCATTCTTGACAGCCGCTGCTAATTGGAATAAATTTCCATCCTTCTGAATTAAACTTTTCTTATATATATCTATATAAGCACAATATGCAGCTAATGCTTGGACTTCTTTGTCTGTAAGATACGGTAGTCCATCCTCATCAACAATAATACCATGGTAGAGGATTGTAACATTTGCATAGTCTTGATCAAATACTAAATAATCTCCTTCTTGTCGATACTTAAGTAATACTCCACTATTATAAAAAACACTTTTATCTCGTTTTCAAGATTCAATATACTCTTCAACCCATTGATTGTAAACATTAGGGTATACACTATAATCGTTAGTAGTTTGAGCATCCATACGCCTTCCAAATACAGCTTCAATAAATTCTACATTACATGGTAATTTAATTTTCCTATCTTGTGTGTGAGTAGTATATTTATATAAACTAGTTTGCCTATTTCCAATTAATTCTCATCCATTCAAGCAAATATCCTCAAAATTTGTAGTATCTATTGATGTGCCATATAAAATATATGCTTGAGAATATACTGATTTAAAATTATTTCTGTTCATAGTTATCGAGGTTGTTGATCATTAGGTGTAACTGGGCTTGCAAGTTGACGGAACCATCTTACATATTTCTCAGTCATTCTACGTATAATTTCATTACTTAAGATTCCACAATCTAGGTACGTATTAGGATCTTCAGAGCAGCAATCTCACTCTAATAACTTTCTAGGATCTTGAAATAAAGCTATAATAGAAATATATTTAACAAAAGGAACATTAAATATATATCCGTCCATATTACCATTGGAATTAATTGCAGTGTCTACATACACATAGGGACTTTGAGCTCCTCTCCTACGGTGCTTATGAAATCTATAAGACTCATCTGTATAAACATTATACTTTGTATTTCTATCAATACTACCTATAAACCTAATTGTATCAACTCCTTTAATATAGATAATAGGTGGTATCTCAAAATGTAAAGCTTTTTCTCCAATTTGAAGCTCACAGCATTTAGACATATAATCACAATTAACTTCTACACAATTAATTGCAAGAAATAATTCATCTAATGTTAAAACTCCTTTTAACAAATACTCTCTCATAACTTGATTGCGCTCTGCAACAACTTCATCTTCTAATTGTTCTATAGAAATTTTAGGATTTGAAGTTATGCCTGTTAATCCTCCAACAACAGAGTTATAAACTGCACTAGATATTTGTTGTAGTGTCATAATATACATATATAAAATTAAGCGGGACGGGATTAACTCCCACCCCGCTATCTGTATTGATATTATATTTTTACAGTAAAAGTTTTGTATGACTTATATATATATCCTTCATTAGATCTATATAAAGTTTCTACTGTATACTTATCTCCTATTTGAGGTGTATAACCAGGTTTTGCTTCAACTCCTCCATATTTATCAATAATATAGTTTCTATTATCGGTAATCCTGTACTCAAAAATAGCATCTGTTTTAAGGCTAGGATCATCTATAGTAGCTGAAACAACAAACTTTGCCATACTATACTATATCTTGTTTTTTCTCTAACTCAGCATCTACTTCGCTTTTTGTATATACTTCTGATTTAGTATATACATTAGCAGCATCAGCTTTAGCAGCAATAGAAGAATCTTGTTCGGTATTCTTTTCTGTATTAGCCTGAACTTTTTCAGCTAATTCTGCATCAGCTTCAGCATTAGCAGCAATACTATCAGCATTAGCTTTAATACCAGCTACAGCTTTTAAATCCTGTGACGAAGCATAAGCATCAGGAAGAATAGTAATTTCATGCTGGCCATCATTTCTACCAATAGATTCAAAATCATCATCTACAAAACCAATCCCCTTAAATAGATTCTTAAAATCTTCTACTAAAGTGGAAGCTACAAAGAAAGTATGCAATGTTGTTGAATGATTTGTTTGACCTGCGACTGATAAACCTCCAAAATGAATTCCACGAGGAACACAATAGGCAAAGCTAAACTGAGTATACTCAACACCTGGAACAGGCATTTCAGGAGCAGAAGGAGAAGTAAAACGAAGATTTGCGTAAGTTGGAAGGCGGAGATTATGAAGAAGGTATTCATAGGTGCCAAATTCAACATTGTTTGGAGTATAGGTAACATAATCATTACCTTTCTTAAGAGCACCTGCTGACAAATTAACAATTTCTACAAGCTCTTCTGAACTCCCAGCACAACGTTCATCACAATCATAACGACTGATAACAACTTTACGTACTTTTTGATATGAATCAGATCCCTCAATAGTTACATTACCATCTTCATAAGACGTATTAACAAATTTATATTCTTCAGGGATGGCAGCTGTAATAGCATCGTAAATAACTTTAGCAGCTACTTCATTCTGTTCTGGGAGAACAACATCTACTAAAATTGGCTTACGAAAATACCAAAGAGCTGAGCCATAGTCTCCACGGTAATCATTATCAAGTCCAAGCTCAATTAAAATCTGTACGTGTTGACCCAGAATACCAGAAGGAGCATGTAAAACTAATTTAAATTTAGTCCCCGTAATAGGACTAGTTTCATAAATCTTATGGTCTACAATATACTTAGCAAAGTACTCACCTCCATCATGAAAACGTACTTTCTTATCAATTGCAGGCTTACCAAGACCTTTATTTGTACCTTCTACAACCTCAACGTTGTTAAGGCTGTTAAGTACTACTTCTTTTTGAAAATTCCACATATTTTTCTAAATTTTAAATTAATAATTATTTACCTCCAGGTACCGCTATAGTCTGATTAATAGGAATATTTGTTTGTAATCTTGGATCACTTGCATTTTCTAAAAATAACCTAACATAAATGTTGATTATTTCATAACATACATAATCAGGAAATTCCAAAATTGGTGTATCATCGATTATAGCTAATATCTGGTCTTGTGTCATTGAGTAATACTTTGGAGATTTTAAATAAGTAACATATAACTTATTTAATGTTCATTGAGAATCTCCACTATGTATCTCAATTTTTACAATAGACTGGTTTACAACTCTACTTTCATTAGGTTTTAATGCGTAGAAACGATACTCATTTTCTCCAATAAATTCTGGATTGTATCCAAATTCTGCATCCATGTTTGGATTTGTTGGGGTTTGACTCTCAGTATTATGATTAATAATATAATAATAAGGTTTTTTATGAGAAGGCCTCATATAATAATTATTAATAATACCAGGATACATATCTGCGGTTAACCTTTGACATGGAGAGGTAATAGTCTTTAAACTACCATTCCCACATCTAGATTTTGAATCACTACCAACAAACTCTGCCATACAATTAAGTAAGTGTACGTAATCTTTTGGTAATTCTAACTCTCAAATTGTATCATTAAATTCTTGCTTTGGAGTAACTTCTCCAACTGTTATAGTAGCAGTAGTTTGTAAAAACCCAATATCATCCGAACTCTGTTGATTATACTCAGCTCTATTGTAGACACTATTTACATATTGTTGAATAGCTTTATTAAACAAGTATATAAAATCTTCTAATAAAATAGAAGGAGCTTTTAACTTGTTGCATTCTACTAAAGCGAATTCGTAAACGTTCCTAAGTGTCATTCTACTTGTTTAATAAAATTATATAATATTCTATTTTGTTTTTTCTTTTGCGGCCCTTTTTACTACCATATCAGGGAAAGTAAGATTCTTAATTGAATCATAAATATTCTGATTTTCTGGATTTTTCAAGTACATGATGATAGCTTCATCTGTTGCTCCTAACATAGTTTCACTAAACATCCAAATTCCACTCTGATTGGTTATAACGTTTTTATCTTTTGCATCGATAATTAGAAGTTTCAATGCTTGATCAGATCCAGTATATAGATCAATGATCTCTTGAGGATTCTTTTGTGCACGGCTGTATAAATAATCTTGTACATCAGTATCAGGTGCATTTCTCATAGCTTTACCTAAAAGTTTACACTTAGTAATGCGCCCTGCAGGAGAATCATTCTCAATAAATACAAATGCTTTTGTGACAAGCTGAATACGTGAAACTCTTCTCTTTGAAACTTCTCCCTCTCGTTCAACATAAAAATCTGCTCGACCGTATCTTTCCTGCGTACCATCAATAAGATAATTGCCATATTTATCTTTAGCTGTTCTTTCTGGTGCAATTACAGGATTTGTTTCAATGCATTTCCAAAGGTTACGCTCATACGGGTCATCTAGGTTAAAAGTACGTCCACTATATACCTCAATAAGTTCATCCTCTGGAATGAAATAATCTCTTTCAGGATCATTAAGTTCATCAGGACTTAAAATCATTTCGCTATCTCCATGTTCATTATATCTAACTTTCTTTACAAAAGGAAAGTTCGTTCCATTCTTTTGTTTCATAGGTTGAAGATAATACTTCTTCTCCCTCCCATATACATTCTTAAGAGTTATTTTATTCATTATTTTTTGTCTTTGAAATAAATTTTTTATCTAAAAGTTTTAGAAGTACTCCCTAATTTAGGGAGTACTCTAAAATTAATATATCTTCTATATTTCTTGTAATATTAAATATTAAACTTCTTCAAGGATTGCAGAACGATAGGGATTCATCACGCCTACTCCATGATAGCCCCAGTTAACAATCTTGGCTCCAGCAACTGGACTTGAAACTTCACCAGACTCAAGTCCGCTTTTTCCGCCCACGCCTCTAATAACATTGTGGATAATATTTCCACCACGGAATGTAAATAACATTACTCCAGGAGTGCCATTCGAATCAGTAGTTAGATCAAGGAATATACCATAAGCCTTCTTAGGGAATTCAAGATCTAATGAACGATCTAGACGGAAAATCATCTTGTTACCAGCGAATTCATATGATTGATACGTTGCTCCAAGGTCAACATAATCCTTAGCACCTTGTGACCATACGAAACAACCAGTAGTTTTCCAGTCACGAATCCATGTAGCCATTGTTCTCTGAACAGCCTGCCACATCTTGGTGTTACAAATAAATACCCAAGAATTTCCTGTAGGCTCATCTGACTTAGTAGCCATTTCATTCATGGCACCTTCAAAGATACGTGTAGTTAATTTATTAAATACATACTTCGTTGCGAAGCGTTCAATTTGAGGAATTATCATTTTTGTTATCGTAGATGAGTTTACCATCTACTTCATATACTTGATTTCGTATATGATCAGACTATATCTTCATCCATTTCTGGATGGCTCCTTTTCGTGGTTATTTTATCCTTTATAGGACTACTTTAACTAGTCGTTGCACGTTCTAAATATTACTATTTAGCTTCGCTCAGGATTGGCATCTCAGCTTTCCCTGAATTAAAGAGCTTATTTCCATGCTCATTACTAAGCATAGGGGCAAATTCTCTTACCCTCAGTAGTGACAATAGGACGACCAATTTCATCAGAAATAGTAGTCTTACCATTTACATCAAAGTTACCTTTGGAGAATAAAAGCTTGTTATTACGAGCAGCCATATAGCTATCAAGACAAACTTTTTCTGCACCAGAAAGCTTGTAAGTAAAATCTTTGTCCTTTGTTGCAATATTGATAAACTGATCTTCCAAAGCCATATATTTAGCTGAATAATCAATATCGCATCTAGTCGTTCCAATCATTGTTCTCAATATGTTAACTTATATTTTCATATAAGATCAGACTATATCATTAACTAATAATTTTAAATATAAAACCTTTTGTTTGAGTTTGTAAACCTTTAACACATTTTTTAACTCCAGGCCCATATATATTAAATGCTTCCTGTACACTTTTATATTCTCTTATAAATGTACCATCTAAGCTATACTGAGCTACCTTCTTAGTGCGATTATTATAAACTGGATTTTTATATGTTTCTTTATACTCAAATAAATAACCTTTATATGGTTTTTTATGAGATATACTTTTATATATTCCTCGTTTCTGTATCTGCAGTGTTTTTGCTGCATTCTCCACACTATTAAATGTATTAATAATATTTCCACTAATATCTTTTTGATATAAGGTTTTATCTTTTATAAATATATTGTATTCATCAATATTTAATTGTGATGTTTTTGTTAAACTCCATAAACTATTAGCACAAGTTCCTTTTTTATCTATAGCATATTTTATGCACGATCCATTAGCAACCTCAACTTCTTTTGCAGCTTCTTCTAAAGAGTAATATTTTCTAATATATTTTCCTAATAAAGAATACTGATAAACTATTAAGTTATTTATTGGAGGCGCTCCTCCACCTATAACCTCGTTGTACACATCTTTGCGTTTTATAAAGTCTTCGGTTACTAATTTTTTTTCTAGCATAAGTGCTGATTGCTCATCATCAAATACTCTTAAAGTTATTCTTCTAAAGTTTTTAACTCCATATTTTAATACAGCTGCTTGGAATGCACACTGTGGTTTATTATATGTAGATGGAGCGGTTATTTTTACACCACATCCTATGTATCCATCAAATACATAAGGATCTTCACATTTATGTTTTCCTATATAAATCTTATTATTTTCAAGATTTATTGTTAAATATACAATATATTTCATTTTTTAAAATTTTAATTATCCTCCATTTCGAGATCTTATTCTCTACTCTCTTACGAGATAGTCGTTGAACCTTACTTAGTGTTGAGTATAACTCCTTACATAATCTAAGTCTTGGCTGCTGATTACCATAGTTTTATCTTTAGGATTCCAGCAATTAAAAGGATTTTCTTAGCAGATTACGCCGCTAAGGCACAGATTTGTTTATGCTTTTCAATATTTGATTGGTATTTTGTAACGCTTTAATACAGTATGTTACCATACTGGCTAGACTATATCTTAAACTTCTATATATTTAAACACGTATCCTTTACAATGGGTTCTTATTCCTCTTATTACAAACTTAGCATTTTTATAGCCATCTTTCACACACTCACTTAAACAAGAATATACTTGAAGTAAGTTGCCCGATAGATCATATCTGCCAATAGGTTTAAATTCTTTATTATAAGGAATATTAGGAAGATTGTTAACTCTTGTGAATTCTTTAGTTTTTCATTCTTTCATATAAGGTAATTTTTCATATGAAAATTGAAATCCTTTAACTCGTTGACCAAGTTTAATTGCTCTTCCAATGTGACTACCATTTTTAGCGTTTGGATTAATAAATCTCATGCAATCATTAATACAGTTAAATTCTTTTACAAAATTACCTGATGAATCATACATATAAACTTTTCTCTTTAATATTTCAGGGCATCCACCTGAACCTCCAAGTTTAACATTATATGTATCAGTTCTTTTTATAAACTGTTCTGTAACAATGTCAGCCTCTAATTTATAAGCGTCTTCTTTAGAATCAAATACTCTAAGAGTTATTCGTCTAAAATTATTAATGCCATATTTATTAACCGCTGCTTTAAAAGGTGTTGTGCTTTTTTTATAACTGGCGGGTCTTGTTGTATATACCCCATTACCTAAATATCCATCAAAAACATTTGGGTCTACAGTTTCATGTACTCCTACATATATTTTATTATTAGAAATACAATGTGTTAAATATACTAAATATTTCATATTTTATTTTTTTGAAGTTTTCCCCCATTTCAGACAATTTGTCTTACTCCTTTCGGATAGTCGTTGAACCTTACTTAGAGCTTCGCCATGCGATTGCTTTATCTAAGTCTTGGCTGCTGATTGTCCTATAAACATACCAAATTTATAGGAGTTTCCAGCAATTAAAGGGATTTTCATTTATAACTTACGCTATAACGGGACTTATTTTAGTATTAAATACTGTGGTAAGTAAATTTAATACAGAGCTTAAATTTAATCCAGTCTCATGAAGCTCTGGCATATGATTGGTGATAAAACGTGTATCAGTACCTACAATACTATCTACATCAAGTACTTCCTTGTAGTCATTATCAATAACACGGCATACATATTCTACAACCGCGTCAGAACGACGTACTGGAGACAGCATAACCATACATTGCTGGCGAGTCTCTTCAATTACAAATACGTCATACATCTCGTAGTAACGCTCTGGGAAATGGAAAATAACCTCAGAACCATTCGAACCATCTCCTTCAACTGCAAGAATAGGAATTCTTTTAACAAAATTAACATCAATTTCCCATTCAAGTAAGAATGAATTAAGAGACTGAAATTTACTAGGCTTGCCCTTTTCCATTGTATAAACATTCATCAGTGCTTCAGTAAGACTTGTTGCAGTATATTGTTTATACAAATTAGATACAATACCTAGACGCTCAGGTTTATCACCCAGCCACTTATGAAAGTCTTCGTATGTTCTTGTACTCACTTTGTTATCCTGTAGACTCTTTATTCTACAGTTCTACTAGTTTACTATCCTAGTAGTTCAGATCATATCATCATCCTATTTAGGATGTCTTGCACTCGTGTTAAATATTAAGCACTTTATAACTCATAGAAGGGACTTTCGTTAAAATAATGTCTCTAATAATAGCTAAGAATTTTCTTCCTTCATGAACCCCGCATCTGAGCATTCATTGAGTACTATCTTTAGCATTATCAGCTTTAACTACATTCCAATTCATATCATACTTATCTATAAAGTATTGTTGAATTAATTCATTTTCTTCTTTTGTTAAGTATGTATAAAACCGTAATGTATAGCCACATTTAACTCGTCTCCCATTTAGATATGTATATTTCACTGTCAAACACCCATCATCCATTCACCATAATGCTATAGCTAAAGGATTAAGTAAATTTAAAACTTTTTTTGTAATAGTCTTACGATTACTAGGATAAAGCAACTCTCTAAATTGAATAAAATCCTTAGATTGTCTTTTAAAAGAATAATTAACAACTTCTTTTTGACTAATAATTTTATTTCCTTTTTTATAAGTGCTAATTTTATTAATCATATATATATTTATATCTTTACCTCCAGTAACTGAATGTAATAACTTAGCTTTATATTCAATATACTCTTTTTGTTGTTCACAGTGAGTTACATTGATCCGACCTTTGGGAGATATATATCCATCTCCTAAGATTAAGCCTATCATAATGGCCTTATCATATTCAGTAAATTTCATAATTATACTTCTTAATATTTATTGATCGTTGAACCTTCCCATCCAAGGGCTTGGCTGCTGATTTTCCGAATAAATTAGAGGAATTCCAGCAATTCACAAGATTTTCTAATAATAATCGCTTATTATAGGGGCAGTAGTCCACCCATCTGAGCATGCGAAGACGAAAAACTTGTAATTCTCATATTTATTTAATTTTTAAGTTTATAATAAATCTTCACCATATTCTGTTTCTACAGATTTGTGGCGATTAGTAAAATTATCTTTTGTCTTATTTTTATCTAAAGAGACAACAGTAGTCTGCGGCTTATTATCTACAGATTTTCTTGTATTTTTAAGCTGAGATTTCCAATAATTAGTAATATCTGAAATAGCTTCCTTTCCATAAAGTGCAAACCATGCAAGTTCTACTAATGTCTTTGGATCATTTAAATCTTTAAAGAATTGTGTTGCACCATTCTCGTCTCGATTTAAAATATACTTATAAATCTCTTCCTTCTCAGACTCTTCTATTTGCAGACTATCTGACTTATTATCTTTATAATCCATAGGAATAGAATTAAAGTCATTCAGTTGACTTTCAAGAGAAGTTTTAAAATTATTAAATTGCTCCTCTTGTTCTTTTATTCTTTCTTTAGCTGTTTCTTCTTCTTGTGCTTTATATTGTTTGCGAATTATATCAACCTTTTTCTTAAATAGTTCTTCATTCTCTTTAGCAGTCTCTAAATCAGTTTTGATGTCTTCTTCACTCATATCGCTGAATTTTGACTTTAAATCAGCAATATATAGTTCATCATCAGAATATTCATCTACACTGTATTGTTTTTCAATTGGTCCATTTTCTTTAATGTAATCCTCTACTGCTTTTTGTGAATAATAAGTAATTACATCCTGAATGGTTGCATTATTGGCACGCAAATAGTTAATTACTTCTATCTCATCTTTGCTAAGATTTGGAGAAGTAAGTTCTTTAAGAATATTTATTTTTTCCTCCGAGTCCAAACTATCAAAGTCTACCTCTTCTGTGGTACCATCATCATTCTCATAAGTTACTTTACCATCTTTAAGACCGTACTCACTTAAAAAGGATGTCAAAAAGTCGCTATTGTTATTAGTTTCTATATTTTTCTCTTGATCTGATTCTTTAGATTCTACTTGATCTGAATCATTATTTGGTTGATCTATAAGATTTTCTCCTCCTACAGTATCTGCAACGACTGGACCACTATCTTCGGGACTTGAAACTGAATTATCCTCATCAGTTAATAGACCTTCAAGACTGTCCGAATTAAATTCATAATGATTTGGCATATTTCCTATTTTTTCTTATTAATTGATTAATAATCTGTTCTAATATTTGTGGCAAATATAATATATTAATTCTTAATTTCCAAATACTTTATTAAATATTTTCTTTTATAATACACTTTTCTGGTATTTGAAATTTACCTTCAGCATCAATTGTAGCTTGATATTCTCCACTCCCTATAGTAGCTGTTCCATCTGCATAAATTTTGATATGTCCAATGTTTAGATTTCCTTTAGTATCTATTGTATAGTTTCCTATAAATATAGTACCATCATTATTTAAAACAATTGGACCGATAGTAGCAGTTTTATCTGATTTAAATTGATAAGTTTCAGCACTTAAAATAGCTTCACTGGAATTAATATCTATCCATGGAGAGTAACTTATCTTACCGTCTACATCTTCTTTTTTAACCCTTCCAATAGCAGCCTCACCATCTGTGGTAAATTTATATGTAGAACTTGATAATACTCCATTGGTAGAATATTTATCATGCTCATTACCAACAGTAATATATATCCATGGAGAGTAATTAACTTGCTCTTTTTCTGATCCATCTTCTTCAGTAGTAGTTACCGTCTCTCCTGAAAGTCCTAATATTGACGGAGTAAACATTTCACTGGATAATTGAATGTAAATATCTCCGTTAGATGTTTTTTTAACAATAGAAGTTCTAGTACTATTACTACTAAATGTATTAGTAACTAAAGAACTTGTCATCAACTCTCCTCTTGATAAATCAAAATACGTCGTTCCAGATTTGTTTACTATTTTATCTACAACTAATGTTGGAAAAGACCAATTACCTTCAATCCTCTCATTAGAAGCCTTTTTAGTATAATCACGTGATGAATATCCAGATAAATATTCTGCATTTAGATTTTCTACTAAAGCATTAGAGTTAATAACTAAGGGAGATTGAGAAGCATCTTCTAATTGTATATTAATAGGAGATTTAAAATCACTAACAGCTGAAGATGGAAGTTTAGTATAAGAATTATTAGAAGCTTGATAAAAACTACCAGAAGAGCTGTCTATAACAAGAGTTCCATCACCAGGATATTCTCCACTATACGTTTCAAGATTATCAACTATTAATACTTCCTTTATATTGGAATTATTAGAGGTGTTAGAATTTTCTGAAGAATTAGGATTGTCTGTATCTCTAAAGTTTATCGGGTAAAATCTATCTTTTACTTGAACATAAACTCTACCAGATGTCTGTAGAATCAAGTCTTTACCTTTATCTCCAACTTTAGAATTATTAGATAATGTTCCCATTAGTCTTTTAATATTTTCTCAACAAAATCTAGGATATTATCCGTAATTAACCCAGACTTATCTAGTTTATCAATAAGTGATTTTAACAAGTTAATCTCATTGTCTGTAAATTCTACTTCAATTGAAGGAGCTTCCGAAGATCATGTAATCCTACCATCTTCATTTTTGATATTAAGATCTTCAAGTTCTTCACTAGAAAAGTCAATTTTTTTACGAATATTTCTTTTTGAAATCATCTCAATTACAGAACCTTGTTCTGGTAGATTCATAAGTAGCATTAATCTAGTTGCTACATTTAAATTAAATTTACATGTGCCTTTACTCATATTAATTCTTATTTAAGTTAGATAATGATACAAAATTATATAATATTTAATAAATAACCAAATTTTTATATAAATATTACATATAAATAAAAAAATGCCACATTTCTGTGGCATTATCTAACTTTTTATTTTTTATTATCTATCTCTCTAAATTCTATGACTAGCTTTTTTCGACAGTTATCACATAAGAATCGTTTAGCTACTTTAAACATAGCTTGCCCTATCTCGCCAGTTAAATATTGAAATTCTTCTCCTTGCGGGTGTATTCTTAAAGCAGAACATATGTGCATCGCTAAATGTCCTTTTTCATGATCAAAAGTATTTTGAAATTCTTCAGCAGATGTTGTTAATCCGATAACAACCACAGAACACCTATGTTTAAAATTTGAGTAAGTAATTCCTGTATTATATTGCCCACTTCTTAACAAATCTTCTGCTTTTACAAGCTCTGATCAACTACACCCGATTGATTCTAACTCTTCTAAAATTTCATCTGCATAATAAGTATCTACTGCATAATATACAGTCACATGCCAGTCTCAATCTTCTAAATAAATATTCTGTACTATCATACTAAATCATATCTTCTCACATTATTGGAGTGCCTTTACCAATGCAATCTGCGTAAAATCGAGTCATTGGTAATCCATCATATCCATCAGGATCATCAATATAATCTTTTACATAAAGTAATAAACAACGTTCATCTATAATTGATGATCCTAAATAGTCAGATTTACCCATGTGATATACAAACATTACATCATATCCAACACAGTTATCAACTGTTATTCCATAGTTTTTAAACTGTTGTTTAATTTCTTCTTTTGGAGTAATTGAAATATGTTCTTTCTTTCCATCAGAATTAAGTTTTCACATGTTAGATATAGCTCACTCACAAAGTTTCTTATTAAAATGTCATCCATTTTGTGATAAATACTCTTCCATACCTGATGGCATTTTGTCTCTTATATCTAGTCTATTTCTATTCATAACTACCGACCTCCACGATAACTAGAACGATACGAAGATCTATAACCTGATCGTTCTCCCATCATTTCTTCCATAGCTTTGTCATATCCATCCTCGTAGCCACATTCGTATGCCTCTTTTTCAATCTTCTCGATCTTCTCTGATTTATCACGCATACCCATTCGATAATCCATTTCTCTATCGCGGCCTTCTCTAATTTCTCAAACTCTCATACGTTATTCCTTATTTAGTTGTGATATTAGTTTCTTGTTCATAGACATTAACTCAGTAATACTTTTTGCCATTTCACCCATCTGCGTTTTAAGAGAATTAATTTCCAATTGTTGTTGTTGCTTCTCTGCAAATTCAGGATTTAATTCTGACAAAATTTTATCACAGTTTGAGATCATTTCCTTATGAAAATCTATACTATTAATAATAGCAATACTTTTCTGCTTCAAAGAAGCAATTTCCGAATTCATAGCTTCTCTATTATCTGACAGAACAATATTACTATTATTAAAATCTGCAATATCTAAATTTGCTGGAATCTTTTGATATGTAATATCTTGATTATTAACTTTAACTACAATATCTACTACCATTTCCTGAGGTTGCCCAAACATTGGTTGTACAGGATACTTTGGCATTGGTGTCGATACACTAACAACAGAACCTGTTTCTAATATAGCTCTGTCTTTATGTAATATAAACACCTGGTTATTTGGTCTAAGTGATTGAAACATAATTAAGCAATTCCTGTTAATAAAACTAATTTATCTGACTCACGATCGTACATTGCTAAATAAATACCTGGCCCAGGCCAAGTAGCAGTAGTAACTGCAGTCGTTGTATTTGACTCATATACAGTTTGAGTTGAATTAGCTACCCCAGTTGTTACAAACTGAATATCTACCGCTGTTGTTGGTGCTGTAAATGTACTTGTTATTTTAACAAGTATGAGTCCAGAAAAATTCCCTCGTACAAACGGATGTCTATTAAATGAAAAAGTCGCTGCAGTAGTTGTAAGAGTAACTCCTGTATCTTCAATACAAGGAATACCTCCCTGATTTATAAATCGTAATATTGTATTAGCCATATTATTTTAATTTTTAGGCCCAAATACTACCATTATTCCACAATCCACTGCTATAACCAAGTGCATTTAAACCAAATTGAGCTGCAACACAAGTTGGTACACCAACTACTGGAGAGTACGGAACAGATACTGATTCGGGCAATTTACACTTAATACTATCTACTTCTCTTTGAAGTGCTACTAGAGCTGCATTCACAGGAGCAATAGTCTGAGTTTGGTAGGCTTGAATAGCACTTGTTTGATGTTCTTGACTTAGCTGATTAATCAAAGCAGATTTGTCCTCACGAAGAGCATCAATTTTGTTCTGCATCTCGCGCATTTCCAGCTGGCAGAACTTATCATTAATTAATGTTGTCTGCTGATCTATTTTACTGCCAAGAATATTTGTTTGGTTCAAAGTAGCTAATTGGTTATCATAGCCCTGTTTTGTTATTGTCTCACGTACATCGCAGCAGCATGAAGCTAACTGGGAAGCAATCTGACAATTACCTGCCTGTATAGCATTAATAATCTGTTGACCACTCATCCCAACTTGATTACCTACAGACTGAATCTGACTCTGAACAGAATTAATTGCAGTCTGTACTGCGTTAATATCGCAATTAAGTGTGCTAGCTAGCTGACTAATTGCATTTCCATTTCCATTAATAGCTTGTAACAACATCTCTCTACCATAATCATTATTAAGCTGATTTCCTAAGCCACCAGCACCATTATTACCTCATCCATTACCTCCTCAACCCATAAGGAAGAATAGGAAAATTACCCAAATGAATCAGCCTCCCTCGCCAAATCCATCATTATTACGGCCTTGCATTGCTAATAGAACGTTTGGATCTACTCCTCTTTGTGAAAGCATAGGACCTAAAAGACCTAAAATACCATTACCTGCACCTTCACCAAACACATAAGTTTTTTCCTCTGCCATATTAAAAAAATACTTAAATTGTTAAACATTTAATTTTTTTTTGTTTTGTTGATCAACAATGCAAAGATATAATCACAATAACGTAGAACATAACGTTACTATACAAAATAAAAAATCCTCCTAAGTTTCTCAACTTAAGAGGATTACAATCAAAAAATAGTTAGCACCATGTTACTAATTATTTTCTTTAAATTTATCTAAATCTTTCTTATAAAAGAATAACTCTTTAAATCCTTGTTGTTTTCTTCCTTTTGGAATTTTGCCTGCACGAACATAATTATCAAAAGTAGCTCTACTAATATCTAAGTACTTGCAGGCTTGATATTTACTAAGCTTTTCATTCTTATTACTTATAAAGGATAAATAGTCAATAACTTCTTCACATTCTTTTGCACTTAAATTTGAATTGCCAGTATCAATGTCATTAATAATTTTTAACAATAATTCTTTAATAATAGATAACATATTAGTTATTAGGATTATACAGTGCACATGTAACCAATACCATTGGGTTACTTGAATCATCTTCAATTCTTTTTACAGTATAAACTTTTCTTTGAGTAGATGTCCCTGCTAAATCACTCGCATTGTTTATAATATATATATTACTTCCTGAAAAACTAACTGTACAATCTCCCCTAACAACTACTATAGCCTCAGATTTAGAAGCTGTTAAATTAGAAACATTGATTGTATGAGATGTTTCTGTAACCTCAATAAATGTTCCAGGATCACCTGCAGACAAACTAATACCTAATAATTTTTCATATCTATTATCTAGGGGAGAATTTAAATCAATATCTACTTCTTCAACAGTCGGATCATAAACTTCAGTAAGTTCTCCAGCAGAAATATGTAAAGACTTAAATACAGGAGTTGCAGTAAGGTCTTCATAAGATCCACTTTTAGCTACATCTGCTAGCCCATCTATTCCTGCGGCAGGTATTCTAATATCTCTACCAATAACTCCTAATCTATAGGAAGTCATTTCCGAAGGCACAAATGCAACACGATCATCACTATTTGCTTGATTTACTATTGGTACGTGATCATAACCTGATTTGTGACCAATCAATAATTTTAAATCACCTCCATCATTTTCAACTGTGGTAGCTAAATAACTATCACCACTACTAACAGAAATTGTATGATTTTGAGAATTAATAGAAATAGGATCTCCAGAATCTCCGTTGATATCTATAGAATTAATATAGTCAAATTCTAATATGTGTTGAGTTAACTCATCTACACTATTTGATAATTGACTAACATTAGTCTTAAGAGTTGATATATCAGATATTGGAATATTAGAAGCTGAAACAGATTTTGTACCTGCACCTATTACTAACATATTATTTGCTAAATCTCCAACTGCAACTACATCCCCTCCTCCAAGTTCTGCTATCTCATCTTTTGTAACATAGTTGCTTAATGTAGAAGTATCTACTTTAGAAGACAGTGCGTTGTTAATAACCTTATTCTGAACAGGGTTCTCAGAAGTACTGTTTAATTCTGAATCTACTGTTATTGGAGTTGGCATATCAGTAATTTGAGATACTGTATGAGTATGATTTAATCTGGCGAATGAGTCAGGATTATATCCAGAGTCTTTAATAACTTTTCCACTGTTATTATTAAAAGAAGCAAAATTATTATTAGTAGCTGAAGTAGGACCTGTAACATCCCCCATACCAGCCTGCGCAGAATCTGCAGGAATATATCCTAAAATATCTGTAATATCTGTTGAGGTTACATTTAAATCAGTTAGTGTCTTAGGAACATCCGCTAACTTTGCCAAATTTCCAATTAGTACCCCTGAATCTTTAATAACTTTACCTTCTCCATTAGAAGTAATCACTCTGTCTGCTGTTGAAAACTCAGCAGCTGCAGTTACATCTCCATAACCACTTTCACTAAGTCTCTCTTCTACTTCCTCTTTTGTATATACTGAAATACTTTTAGAAGCTACTAATTTATGCTTATTAATAGAATCAACTGCTAATTCTGTAATTATATTGCCACTGCCACTTAATACTATATCAACATCAGGAATACTAGGAATATCTTCCCTAACATTTTGAATCTGAGAATCAACTTGATCCTTTGTATAATAGTTAGTCAAATCAATAGAGGTATCCCCAATTTTTTCTCAGTTGTTTTCAATATAAATATACTCATCATGGATATCTGTCCCTGATCCTTTCTTTTTGACTAAGTATATGATATTACTCTTAATATCACTAGATGGTAATACATCAACTACTAAGAATTGTATATTAGCTAAATTATCAATTATACCTTTTAAAATTTTACCTTGTTTCGCAGATAGTGATTTATTAACATCATCTGATAATAAATTATCAACTATAGAGCTCTTGATCTGATTACTTATTTCAACATCGATAATATTTTCAATAGATCCTGATAAACTAGCATCTAAGCTATCAATAGCATCTTTTACTCCTCCAGAAGTTACTAAGTTATTACTTCCTTTAGTAGGAGTGTTGTCTATAGTTTCTAATTTATTAACAACTTCAGGAATTTGAAGAAGAGTATTGTTATACTCTTCTTCTGATCCTTCATATCCATGTTCTACTGCAATATCATATGCGTCTTTTCCATTTTTTCCAGGAGCCCCAACTGTTCCAGGGAAAATAACTCATTTATTTTTATTTTTATCAAAATATTTTACACTCATAACTAATTATATTAAGAAGCTTTATATACAGCACAGTTTACAGCAACTAGAGTTGGTGTTATTTTTGAAAAAACATAAACTCTATATGTTCCTGCATCTCCAGTTAACGGAATATCTTTTTGCACTTTTAACATTGAGTTTGAACTAAAAGTAACAGGATATGCGCTTTCAACTACTACCATAGACGTTTCAATTATCTCTGTATCATTAATGCTTTCTACACTACTTCAGTCAGCTGTATTTAAAGATAGATTAATACTTGTCGCCCATAGCGAACCTGTGTTATGATAATAACATATACCTTTTTTAACAGAAATTGACGAATCACTCCCATATGCTTGTCTAGTTAGGTTAGTTTGTCGATTTCTAGGAATTGTAATCTCTTCTGTCTTTGATCCATTATATGTTATATTCGTAGATCCACTATGTATAGTTAATGCTCCTGTAACCATATTTGCCTTACTAGCGGTTCCACTAAATACTCCATCTTGTATATATGTATCCTCATCGTATCCAAAATATACAATATTGTTATCTGGAGCTATATACACATTGCTATCTGAAACAATAGCTAGTCCATCATACCCAAAGTCCTGCCCGTCTATAATACCTCTACTAACACTCCCGCTTAATCCAACAAATACTCCATTATTAAAGTATTTCTTGCCGCTTATTTCTTGTGCTTCAGTAGTTATCACACCTGAGTTACTTGAGCTAGCTACAGGTATAGATCCAAAAGATACAGCACTCATTCCAGTGCCCGTCAGTGAACCTGTTGGACCTTTACTTGTTCCATTTGTCCATGTAAAGGTTGTTGGATAATAGTTTATATTTGTATCTGTTCAAGGCACATTTACATAAGCTTTACCATTACTATCTAATTGTACTGCATAATTTTTACCAGTTGCTGAATACCCTATTTTTATTCCGCCATAAGAGCTTGAGGATGCAGTGGGAATACTCTTTAAATATCCTGCGGAAGCATGATTTCCTCAACCATAAGCTGTATTAAGATTACTTTTATCAGTAGCAGTCATTACTCCTGCTGTGGTTGTTGTTGCAGCAGGAATAGTTACACCAGATGATTCTAAACTTGGAGAACCAAAAGCACTTGCACTCGTAGCTGTGGATCTTCCTATTTGCTTTAACTTAATTTTTACTGTACTTGTAGTAGTAGTTGCATTTGCATCTGCCCCTGTAATTAAGTACTGTCCAAGTGAAGTAATTACAGAACCTTGACTACTAATATTAGTACTTAATCCTGATATATTATTTGTTACCCATTCTTGTGTTGCTATTATTTTACCTCGTATATAAGCGTTTCCGTCATCTCTAATTGATAGTTTATAGCTATTAGATTGATCAGATTTTCTATGTAACATAAAGGTCTCAATGTAATCAGTAGTTTCATTAGTAGTTCCAAATGAAGAAACATATACTCCTTTATTCTTCAATACTAAATAAACACCATCAGTACTATTATTAGTATTATCAATATATATTGGGTTAGGATGGGGTGCTGCAAATGTTGTAGATTCATTAAAATTTCCATGAAGAGTAGTAGCATATATGTCCTTAAATTTCTTACCACTCTCTCCAATATTTGAAACTCCATTGTTTACGGGATTAATGTGACCACTAACCCTTAAACTTCCAGAAATTGTACCTCCTGTTAATGGTAGATATCCTAAACTATCTAAGGATGCTCAGTTAGGAGCATTATTACCATTAGATACAAGAATCTGCCCACTAGTACCACCTGAAGTAGGAGCGTAAAGTCTAACCTCAACACTATCTGATGAATAAAAATTATTTATAGTACCGTTTACAACTAGTTGTTTAGTTTTAAGATCTTTTAGAGATCCATCTCCCATTGTTACATTAGTACTAGTACCCCCATTACTGATAAATTTTCAAGCCGATACACTTCCTGGAAAAGAAACATTTTGAGCATTATCTCAAGAATATATTTGACCCACCTTAGCTGTATTATTAGGCATTCTCCAGCCATAAGTACCATATCCAGAAATTCTATAGACTGTCAATTGTCCACCATGGTTCTCACTAACACTTCTAGTTGAAAATGTAAACCTTAGTTTCGAATATTGAGAAGCTGTACTTGGGGAATTGTTATAATATATAGAGGACGTCAAAGCTCTAAAATTAGGTCCAGATCATCCCTGTAAACTAGCATCCTGAGATATTATATCTCAAGATTCAGAACTAGGATTATATGCTTCAATGAAGCAATTATAACCAGAACCATTAGTAGATACATATATATATATCCAATCAATGGTACAATATCTATCACTATTAGTTATAGTAAGTCTATATTGAGTAGTTATGCTAACATCGTCAGTATTTATTAATTGTAGACCATATTTATTATCTTGTGAAGTAAATAAATTTATAAGTCTACTACTCCCCTGAGGATCTTCAGTTCACGATTCTCCGTTGTTTTTACTTATTTCTCCATATAAATCACTGCTCTTTATAAACGCTAGTTTATCCGAACGATACTCTCCAATATATGAAGTAATTCCATATGGTACAGTATTAGAAGTTGCAGTGTCAACAGTGGGCCCTCCTACACTAGTTATAGGTACTTTTCCCCATGCAGGAGCTGATCCTCCATTTGAAATTAATACTTGTCCTGCTGTTCCAGGAGTTGATGGTCCATACAAGAATTTAGAAGACCCATTTGAACATAATACCCTGTGTCCATGATTTTCCGAAGTTTTAAAACCTTTTGCTGTTATGTATGTAAGATTACTGGCCCCATCTTTAAATTGGTATTCTGTTATAGTGTTGTTAGTATTTTGCTCCCCAGCAGAGTTTTTATGATTAATTACTAGCCTTCCTCCTTTAAATGTCTGTGGTATATAGTTAAATTCATCTGACGCTACTATATTCATATCTAGGAAAGTTAATTTCCTAAATGTTGGTACCCCAGATGTGCCACTTGGAGCTGCTCACACCGTATTAGCAGTTTGTGGACTTAAAGATGATCCTAATTCTACATTTCCCGTAAGTTTACTGCCAGAATTAGTGAATATAGAACTTGGCAGTACTAACTTAACTGAGTTAACTAAATCAGGTTTACCTGTCACTCCTGACCAAGGCACACTAGATGCCGCTCCCGCTGTATAAATAGAGTAGCCGTCTTCACTATTTAACTTAGAAGAATCAATAACAAAATACATGTGACCTGTATCTTTCTCTTTAACAGTATCACCTTCTTGTGCTTGTTCAGTGGTTAAAGCTAGTCTTGCTGCTTTATTTGCAACTATTACTAAACGCTCCAGTGCTCCTTTAGGCAATCTTTCAATATCAATAACTCCCGAGGTAATTTTACCAGCATCTATACCATTAGCAACCCCTATATCTATAATATGTCCTTTCTCATCCTTAGTAATAGAATTTATAATAGTTCCAGATGTAGCACTCCCTCCAACAGGAGTGTAGTGATTTGCAGCACTAGTAACCTTGCTATCTGGTGTGTCTATATTACCTGATCCTAGGATACTTTCACCATTAATAGTTTTAATATTAGTTCCAGAAACTAACTCTCCTTGGAATTCTTCATCATGCGTTTCTACCATAACTGGTTGATTTTCTATAATATATGCCATCAGAGTTATGTTATTAGTTCCTGATAAATATGTCGCATAAGCAACAAAGCCTCTCTGAGATTCTGAAGAGGAATACTCTCAATAATTAGAGGTTAACGTCGTTTCAGCAGTTTTAATTCTAATTAAAACTGCTCTATCATTTGCCGCAGCTTCTGCAACTCTATTAAAATCTGTCTCATTTGGTATTTGTTCATTTTCTACCGTAATAGAAGGAACATCACCTACATTAATATTACCTTCCCCTAATAAAGAAAGATTGTTAATTGTTCTAATTGATTCTCCACTAACAAGAGTATCCTGTTTGGTATTATCTGAAGGATGCACATGGTCTTCACGTGCATATTTATTAGATGATCCTACAGCAGTTGTACCATCCATTTTAGGAGCCACAGTAGCAGGATCTGGAATTTTAGAGTCATTAGCAAGATTAATTGTAGCTCCTGCTGTAAATTTCTTTGTATCTGTACTATATATATATTCTCTAATAGAATCTTTATAGAATATATATCATTTCTTATCATTAATTGTACCTAATATACCATGAACAGTAGTACCAGAGGACATGTCAAATATATCCCCAACCTTACCATTATTATAAGCTAATGTTGCATAGTCAGAGTTGCTTGTTAGGCTGGAAATAGCCCAGTTATTACTAGACTTATAAAATTGTCCATGAGTATAAATTTCTTTTGTTTCTTTTATAAAAGTTGTATAATTATATAAATCGTCCGCATGTGTTTCTAAATATGAATTAAATGCAGCCCTAGTTTTAAAATGGATAAATTTATTTCTAATTGCCATAATATACTAGTATAAAAAAAGAAGGGGACAGGGATACAGTCCCTATCCCCAGTTATTATTAATTAAATTCAGCCCATACCATTAGATTATCAGCATACTCTTTTGCAGACTTAAGAGCAGAATCTGCGGAACCAGCAGCGTCAAATGCAGAGGTTTCAGTATATGCTGAGGAGCCTAGACCTTTGACAAATACATTAGATCCTTTGACAGCAATTGTACCATTAACTGAACCAGAAGTAATACTGGAACTCTGAAGAGCCGTATCAGCTTTAGCACCTTGTGCAGCGGTAGCAACCCCAATAACAGCAGCTTGGAGCTCATTGTCTGACATTGTTAAATTAACCGCAGGAGCAGTAGCAGCTTGTCCTCCTCTAACAGTAATAGCGCCAGTTTTTCCACCAAATGACTGTACTCCAGATGCAGCCGCCTGGACAATTCTTCCATCAATAGCTTCAATAGCTTCCTGAAGATTATTAGTGCTGTATGTTCCATCACCTCCAACTAGAATATCTGTACCAGCAAGTACTACATCAGCTGATAGTGATTTACTATTAACGGTTCTTGTAGTTGGGACCTTTCCATTAAGAGCAGTATCAAGTCCTGAGATTTTAGAAGTAGCTAAAGTAGGAATATCGCCTGCTACAAGAGCTCTACGAGAAACAGTAATAATACCATCAGTTTCAGAAACTGCAGAAACAACTTGTCCAGTGACAGCTGTATCAGCTTTATCTAAAGTTCCAATCTTAGTGCTAATTTCACTTGTAACTGCGGTTTTAGTAGCATATGTATTAGCTACATCAGCTGATTTAGCATAAGCAGATAGATCAATTGTTCCACCTAGCTTATCCCACATTTTTGTTTGATTTCCTGCACCAGCTTTAATTGCTACAAAGTTTGAACCAGCTTCAAAAGCTTCTCCATTTAGAGTACCTGCAGCAACTACATTATAAACATCACCAATAACAACTCCTGTAAGAGCAGTAAGAGCTGAAGCATCATCTACAGAACCCTTCATCTTGTATACACTACCAACAGCAGAAGCTACTTTATCGTCAACTTCTTTTTTAGTGTACGTAGTAGCTTGAGGAGCTGCTGCATCAGCTGTAGCTTTAACTGCGTTAAGAGCAGCTGTAGTGGCTTTAGCAGCTAAGTCTGTAGTCAGACTAGTTACTTTACTTTGAGGAATTTCTCCTACAGCAAATGTAACAGTACTAGTTCCAGATTGAGTAACTGTTGTGCCATCTCCCTTATAAACAATAGCGGCAGGAATTTTGCTAATCTCAGTGTCTGTATATGATTTAGCTGAACTAATTGCAGACGATTTTGCTTCATCTGTATATTTCTTCAGTCCATAATAACTCTGTACAGTTGAGGCATCTTCAGATGCTCCAATATTTAATTTCTTTGCTAACTCACCAGTAACTGCAGAAGCTGAGGCTACATCTGATAGATTTAGAGAAATCTCTTCTCCACTTTCGTTAATAATTTTAAGAGTTTTTGTCTTCTCATCTCAACTCGCAGATTTTACACCATCACCAAATTTATCAACATCAGTAGCACTTGTTGCTACTTTAATCATACCTGTTGATGTTTCAAAATATATTCTACCTGCTACAAGATCACTTGTTGGAACTGTTGTAATTTTTTGAAAACTTAATTGCATATTTTTTTTTTAAATTTACCCCCCCCCTCTAATTTTCATGAGGGAGTGGGAAAGGTTATTTACTCAATTTCCATTCAATACAAATCAAGCTTGTTATCTTCTCCAATTTGGATAGCTGAACTTGATGACACTAATTTAGATATATTTACAGCTAAACCTCTAGAAGTACCTGTACCTGTAACAGTAACAGTCTCATCAGGGCTAGTTAATGATGTAATACCACCTGCAACAGCGGTTCTAATACTATCACTAAGAGCTTGCATACCAGCAGCAATTGTTTGATCTGCCCCAATTTCTGCACCGCCAGTAATAGCAACTCCAACCTTTACGGTTGAGCCTTTTACTCCACTAAGATCTAACTTAAGACCTTCGGCTGATTTTGATAGGGCTGCATCTGAAGCTGGATCTAACTTAACATCAATAACATTTTCCTCTGTAATTGAAACAGCTTGACCCTCAGTAAGAGCTTCTTGCTTACCTCCAACAGATGTTTGTAGACTTTCGATATTAGATTTATTAGTTCTAATTTGATTTAAATCTGTATCTGAGATTAAACCTGATCCTTCAACTTTATCAACTTTGTTATTAAGTTGATTAGTAACAGTAGCAATCTGTCCTTCTAAAGCTGTATCCGCTGCCTTAAGCTCTGTTTTTGCTGCAGAAATTGCATCATCTACTTGTGACTTTGTATAATAACCTGAAAGATCTACTGTACCTCCCAGAGGATCCCATTTAGCTCCATCCCAGGCATAATTTGTACCTGCAGGCGTGCCCTCATGAGCAGCTACTACATTCCAAACATCACCTTTCTTATTTCCTTCTGAAGGAAGTGCATCATAGGTATCTTTAGTACCCTTATAGTCAAGAGCTGCAGCGACTGAAGCTTTCAGTTCATCTACAAGAGTTTTTAAAGCCTTACCTTGTGCTGCAGAAAGAGCAGCATCTGTTCTATCACTTTCAAGTGAATTAATAATATCAACTACTTTTCCTGTAGCAACAGTTTCCCAAACACGATTAGATCCGTCAGGATCAAATCCTTTAAGAATATATGCGGTCTTATTTTCTTTTACATAAACGAAAAGACCTTCTACCAACTGAATTGTTGGCATTGCATCACGATCAGCTACCGTAGCTTGAATCGTTCTGTTATCTAATGGTAGATTCGCACCTAAATCAAAACCTGAACCTACCGAAATACCTTTACCAAAATATTCTGCCATAATTAGTTAAAGTTTACATAGTAAGTACTAGGTTGCGTCATCTTACCAGATAAATATACTGTGTAATTAACAGCTTGACCATCTAAACCAGTAACCGAAACTGTACTAGTTGCATACGAACTAGTTACATCAAAGTTGTTACTGTCTTTAATATTTGAAACTGTCCATCCTGCTGGAGCTGCAAAACAGATGTATTGTTCAGAAATAGGACCAGAAACTTTAATAGTTTTCTTTGCAGAAACTGTTTTAGTCATTCCTTTAATAACCTCTTCTGTAATTGCATTTGTAGAAACTAAACCTGAATAAGCTGCACGATAACCTGTTACAGTTGTTTTTCCAGAATCTACACTTCCAGCAGCAAGTGGAGTTTGATAATTGTTTCCTTTTGAATCTTTAGGTTGAGGACCTTTTGCATAAGCTGCACGATAGTAGTAATCCATTGCACCAGCTACTACTTTCTCTGGAAGAGATTCTACTTTACTCGAACCATATAGAATCTTAGAAGCTTCCATATCCTGTGCGCCTGCTCTGTTGTTTTGTTTCTTTCCTGCCAGAGTAATTGCACCTGCATTAAAACTTACATTAAAGTTTGCTGCAGTAGGAGCATTTGCTCCAATTTCCTGTACATTTTGATAACTCTTTAAAGAGATACTTGCAGAAGGAGCAGTAAATGTGGGATTAACTGTTGGGAAGATAAGAGTATCAAAGATTTCATCATAACTCTTACCTGTAAGTTGTGCTACAGTTGTACCTGCATCGATACCTCCAAGTTTCTCCACAGTTGCTACTGTAGGATCTAATGAAGACTCATAGGAACCACTTGCTGTAGGATCTAAACTATCAAGTTTAGCTTTATCCTCTTTTGACATTAAACCATCGACTAAAGAACTTGCTTTTGCAAAGTCTAAATTCGTAGTGGTTGAATCTGTGTATGTAATCACAATGCCATTAGCATTCTCATTTAAAGTTACATTAGCTACTTTTTTGCTAGAATCACCTCCATACTCGGAGCCATTCAGCATAATTTTATGAGTATCTGTTGTAAAGAAAATGCCATTAGCATGGGTTACAGGATTATAAGCAGAACTAAGTCCTCTATAAAATTTTATAACACTTGCCATTGTTTAAAATTTAATTAATAACATCGTTTCACACCATAGACGATGTGTCTTGGATTAACTTTTCTAAATCTTGTTTAATTTTATCTACTTCAATTTTAGTATAATAACTAGATAAATCGACTACGGTAGATCCTGAACCTCATTTTTCTCACATTCATTTACCAACTTCAGGAGACTGTACTGCATAATACTCTTCAAAAGTATCATCACTAGTTCCAGTTGTTGATCTAACTAGCCACAGCTCATTTTGATGACTAGATGCATCAGTTTTGAGAAAATCCTCTAATGTTCTTTGCCAAAATTTAATGGTTAAGTTAGAAACATTAGCAAAGGTATTTCTAAAAGCATCCTCACTTAATTGACCCCCCGCCTCCTTATAAGCATTGAATACAAATTCAAATGAGCTAAATTCATCTAAACTATAATCAAATGGATCATACCATATTTTATCTCTATCTTCAACTTGGATAGTCTTATCAGGATTATCTGGGTCTCTAACTTCCATTACTGGATGATTACCCTCTCCTGGTTTAACTTCCTCAGTACTTATTCATATATTTTCATCTCCTCTAAGTTCATCTAGATAACATAGAGTAGTTCATTCACTAACTGCAACTCCATCATAACCTCATACTATACGATCATCTCGTCTAGTATTATTTTGAGCGTTTGGGTGTTCTGCAACATCAAAAACTCTCAATAATTTTGGGGATTTCCCTCCAACACTTCCTAGATTCACTCAGTCTGAATCTTCATCAATAGATCAATATAAATCTATAGATCTTGTACTCTCATTCCTTATAAGTTTAAAAAGAGGGGTAGGACCCGCTTCTCCTTTTTCTCCTTGATCTCCTTTCTCTCCTTTTTCTCCCTTATTCCCCTTAAGACCTGTTTTTCCTTGAGGGATTCCTAAAGTTAAAGTATAAGTTGTTGATTCACTTCCAGGAGTATCTGCAGATATATCTGCATATCCCTTATCATTTGGGGATAATGTTATAGTATTAACTTTACTAAATACTCAATCATTACCCTTTTCACCTCTCTCTCCAGGTTCTCCCTTTAAGTTACTACAATCTACTTTAATAGTTTCTTTTCCTTGTAAAGATTTAAATACTATGTAGTTATTATCAAGCTCTGGTTGTGGGACATAAGTATCACCATCTTTTCCATTTGTTCCATTCTTTCCATCTTTACCATCTCTTCCATCTTTACCATCTTCCCCTTTTATATTTACAGGATTAATACTTTCTATATTATCAGATATAACTCAAGAAAGTTCTCCAGTAGATGTATTATAGTTAGGGATATATACTTTTCCTCCAGGTCCTGGAGTTCCAGCCAATATAAAATCTCAATATTCAGATTTTACTCCAGTTGGCTGATTTGAATCTTTTGGATCTTCAAATAGTAGCTCAGGTCTGTTACTATTACTAGAAAGATGTGTTCTACGGCATACTAATAAAGTTCCTTTATAAGATACAAAGTCAGTAATATAATTATCATTAAAATAATTTATTCCAGGGTGCCATTCTTTAGCAAAGTTAAAAGACTTGCCTTTGTAATACTCTCTAGATTCAGTAATCCTACTACGCTCAATTGAATTTTGAAGATCAATATCTGGTTTAATATTTTTCATTCCTTAAAATATATTATTTTACTGGGTTAACATCAAGAACTTTAGAAACTAGAAAAGACCCAGCTTTTGTAAAAGTAAGACCCCCATATTGTATACCCTGTCCTGATTGATGGCAAACAATTAATACAAAATCATTAACATTAGATATATTTAGTATACCAGATATACCTCTATAAGCAGTTGTTCCATCTTCTGTATCTGCAACATCAAAGATAGAAGTATAAGTGCTATAAAGTGAGTCTCCTAAATATTTAATTGGCACAAATGAATATGATAAAGTTCTGCCCGCCCCTAGGTATATTTCAGATATTGTACTTCTTATAGTACCATTTTGATATGTTACAAAGTTTATTATACCATTACTACTCTCTGTACTTTCTGCTGGAGATATTACAACATAATCTTCATCATTTTCTTCTAGTCCATTTAAATATGTACAATTATCAATAGAACCCTTAATAACTCCCTTAGTAATAGGTAGGTACTCCTCTGATAAAGCGAACTTATATATATTGCCATTTGCTAATCCTTCTTCATCTGCTAAAATTGAAATACAAGGTGTGGAAATATAGTTACTATATCTAGACGGAGAGATCATATCTGGGATTATATTAATACCTCCTTCAATAGTCATTAACGTTTTTGAATTAAAGGAATCTGAATATTTAAATGTACATTGGCCAAAGTTTAATGAACATTCTCCCGTTCTTAAATTTATATAGTAAGCAGGGTATCATTTGGATAGATCTTCGGGATCAAACTTATTGTAATTTGTAGTTATTCCTGTTGACTCCTTACCAGTTTGACTAAACATATAATCTCCATTAAAAACAGCTGATCCAACAAGAGAGTTAGGGAAAATAGACACATCCGCAAAAATTGCCTCAAAGTGGTTAAATTTAGTCCAATAATGCTCTTCATTATCAATTGATTCAACTGGAGACCAATTATTATGATCAGTTCCTGTTCAACTGGTAACTGCTGATAATAAGTAGTATCCAGATTTACTAGGTTCTGAATTATAGACATAGACATAAGGAGCACTTTCTTCAGTAGTACTATATGTAGTATTTATATCATAAACACCTGCTGGATAAATCAGTTGACCTTTTTTACCTACTTCTCCATTTACTCCTGCAGGCCCATTAAACAATGCAGGATCACTTCAACTACCATCAAGTTGCCCATCTCGATCCTCATTATTTAAATATTTTATTCTACCCTGTATAAATCATAATCTCGGATAATCTTCTGTAGTTGAGGGAGGAGTAACAGTTCATCCTTGACTTGCAGTATCTAATGTATTTGTTGGTTTAGCATTACTCGGCTCTGCGTCAGTACCATTACAAAATCTCATAACAATACCCACACCAGGAATACCTGATACTCCCGTAGATCCAATAGGACCTTGCGGACCCTGTTCTCCTGTAATACATACAGGAGTTGCTCATTCTTCCCCTAATACAATAGAATCATCTTTAGAATTCTTTTTAATAAAAGTCATTCAGAGAAATTCTCCAGAATTAATTATAGGTCACTGGTCACTTCAATTACTACCAGGATTAGAACTTTGTTTGTTAATTGATGGTACTTCACTTTTGGAAGAGCTTTTTGCAAATTTATAATCTGTATAAATCCCATCAGTTCCATTAGTTCCGTCTTCACCATCTTGCCCCTTTTCTCCAGTAATTCGTTGTGGAGCGGATCATTCTCCAACCACTTTTTGAGTAACTCCACTAATTAATGCTTTAGACATTCACCATGTGCCATCTGATGATGTTGGTGCATCAGATCATCCTGTGGGAACAGGATCAGTGCCTGTAGGAGTATCTGGCGTAGAGGAACTGTTTTTAAATACATAAGAAGTTCAATTACCTGCAGCTCCAGGGACTCCTGGTTCACCATTTTCCCCACTAATACATACTGGTGTAGATCAATTTCTAAATAAAGTATCATTAGGATTAATAACTGCTGTTGTCATCCATAAGTATTGAGAGTTACTCTTAGTTGGAGGTGTTAAAGACCATCCTTCTGGAGTTCTTACTGTATTTGATAGACTTGGAGGAGTAATATTACTACTATTTACCGCAAATCTAAACTCAGTAAATTTACCATCTTGAGCAGTTCCGTCCTTACCATTTACAGGTAGTACTTCTCCTCATTGAATAACTGTATTTGTTTGCCCATCTACAACTCCTATACATTGCCATCACTGTCCACTACTTAATGGATAATCTTTTCATTGTGATTCTGTAGGAGGTTGAGGAGTATTGAAGTCGGGTTTCTCTGGTTTAGAATTAGATTGAGCATAAACATAAGTTTTATAATTTGGAGCAGTTCCATTAACTCCGTCAAGAGCATAATAAGCAAATAAAGATGGTTCACTATAAGACTCTCATCTTCCACTAATATAAACACTAGTACTAACTCATTCCCACCTATATGTAGAATCTACACCTGTAGGAGCAGACTTTCATAGACCTCACTCTGTATCAATAGGTAACTCTACATCTTCTCCACTACCAGTTGGAGTTGTCGGCTTAGTTGCTTTGGTGGTTCGAATATATATGTACTTTAAGCCATCTCCATTAACCCCTGGAGTACCATTAGCTCCATCTTTACCAGGTTCACCGTCTTTACCATTAACTCCGTCTTGCCCTCTTTGCAATTTAAATGAAAACTGAAATTCATTGGAATCACTTAAAGTTACAGCAGCTTCAGGAGCGTCTTCAGTACTAGTAGTACTTAACACTCTTGCAGAAAATGATGGAAGTTCTCCTCCAGAAGTATTTATCGTTTTTCAAATAGTGTCATAATCAGAATTAGACTGTTTTACCAATACCTGGTTTGTACTACCCCCACTTGGCACTCCTTTACCAGAGTTTCCTGGTATTCCTTGTACTCCTGGTTCACCTTGATCTCCTTTAACATTTCCTAAGTCCTTTCATTCTTCATTATAAAATACTCAAAGATGATCATCTTCTAATTTGAAATCAATATTAAGCTGACCTGTCTCAATTGATCCTCCTCCCATTACAAATTCCCAAACAGGAGAGTCATTAATTCCAACAATTAAGTTATTATTAATAACAAGAGATGGTTCATTATCAACAGAGGAAATATGACTTCTTGTACATCTAAGAAGAGCACCTTTATATGATACGAAATCAATAAAGTCCTCATTATTAAAGTAGTGAGTATCTACGCATCATTCTGTACATCTAAAAGATGTACCTTTATAAAATGATCGTGAACCCATTGCATTATAATATGTATCTGAAACCATTATTAATTTAGTTGATATATTTATTATAGTAATTAATTATATTGATAATATCCTCCTGATCATTATTAGTATTCTTTATATATTCTATTGTACCTATAATATCTATCATTTGATTTAGTTTCTTCCTATCTAAAGAATACCCAATGTTTAAATTTACTAGCTCAGTAGAGTAGAGGATATATAAAGTTTCATATAGTTTATCCATTACATCCGCAATTGTTATTTAATGTATTATCTGTATTACAAATATCATTACATCCTAGAACATTTTCTACAATACGTTGTGCTTCTTGAAAATTATTAGTGTCCTTTAAATAATCTAGAACATAAATTGTACTTAGAATAAAGTCCCTTTTTTCTATAATATCTTTATAATCAGTACACTTATTATAGATATTATGATCTATAATTTGGCGTTGTAAATTTAATAAACATTGTGTTAATTTGCAAATTGTAAACACTGTTTTTTTACAGTAAAAAGATTGACTACCACATAGTTTATAAAGATCAATATAATTAGTTACAATTTCTGCTTCAGATTCTTTTAAAATAAGGTCAATATTATTTAATAATTCTTCTTTAGAAGTAGGAGTAGTTTCATAGTTTTGTTTTGCAACATAAAAATTGTCATTATAGTAAAATGTTTGATCTTTTAAATATACTAAAGAGTATAAGTCTTTTGAAGAAGGATCTTCAATAAATAGGGTTTCTAGTTTAGGAATAACTATTTTATAATAATAATGAACCCCATCTTTCATAATAGGGAAAATACTATCTGTTAAAAAATTATCTCTGTTATGCTGGTAGTTTTCAAAAATTAAAGTATTAGGTTCAATTTCATTTGTATTAGAATATACTAGAAACTCTAAAGAGACATAATCCGCTATATTTTCAAATAATGTCCCATATCTACCTGGCAGATTAGTATAACTACTATCATCAATAGCAGACAATTTGCAATTTGGATAAACTATTAAACGAACATTTAAGTTACTCATTATATTACACTTTTTATTTTATTATTATACGGATTATCATCATATATCTCAGCAACCTGTGCATTAATTTGTTTATTTTTAACTTCTAGACTCTTATCATTGTATTCCTTATCATTCCTCATCCTTTCTTTCTCAATTGCAACCTTTTCTGCTTCGATTTCAAGTTTAGTTTGATTATTAGCTTGTAATTGACTCTGTAGCTGTTGAATTTGTTCTTGTAATTGTTGATTAACTTTTTGAAGTTCTTTAGAGTTTTGTTCATACTGTTGAATTTGTTGTTGTAACTGTTCAATAGTATCATTTTCCTCTTTTTTACGAGCTATAGAGCGATCAATATATCGCTTTAATTCAGTAATAGAAGATGCAGTTATAATATTTGTAATATCTCCTAAATCTGCTACTCCGCTCTTAACAAGTTCTCCACTAATTGCAATTAATGATTGTACGTTCTGGTAAGATTTAGTACTATCTTCAATATGAATATCGAAATCAGTTAAGGTATAATACTGAGGAAGGGCTGTAAATATTTTAGAATAATTACCTAAAACAATTGTACCTGTTATTCCTTTTGGCCAAACTAGTTTTGCAAGATTAAGCATATCATAATTTGCTTCTTGGTATACAGTATCCATGGCATTGAAAATTTGCTTAGTTAAAAGCATTGTAGTTTGTACTCCTAACTTAACATTTGAAACAGCATCACGTTGTTCATATTGAGCTAAAGCTTCAGGTAAAACACCAGTTACCATAGAAACCTGTTGTTGAATTGATTGTATAGCTAAATTAATTGCCTGAATACTTTGTGCTTTAACGGTATCATCATAACCATTAAATATTGTAGTCATTGTTTGTGCTCCTTCCTGACTACTATCAATTAAACCCATACCTTGCTTTTTATAAGCTAGCCATTTTTGTAATCGTTCTGGTAAATCTACGCCTAAAACTTGTGGAACATAAGCTAAGTCAACCCAATCTCCAACTGTACCAGAACTAGAAATAAGATTATCTCGGTAGAACACTAACAAGTCATATTTATCCTGTTGATCCATAGTTTTAATAATCATAGAATTAGGATCCCCATTCTTATCTAGGAAAAATAAACCATTAACACTTAATCTACATTTATTCGGATTATCTTTTGTTCTAATAATATTTTCAGATTCCCCCCTAGTTATATAAATTTCTTCTCCAATACGTGTACCTTCATGTCTAGTCTGTTTTCCTGTTTTATAATCAACTTCAATTCATTCTACATCATAAACAGTTCACATTTTTGGGTAAGTGTACCTATTAGTTCTGCTAGTTTCACCTGGTCATATAGGATGTGTTTCTAGTCCCCCTAAAATTCCAGTATGAGTACTGTTTCAAACTCCAGCTATTTCAGGAGATGTGGCTCTAATATAATAAGAAGGACCGTCTGACTCAATTGTGCTGTTATTCTCTTCCTTTAGAAGTTTTATGTGTTCCTCCTTTAGATCTTTACGATATTCTAGTAAAATATCTTCTACAGACATATACCTTCTAACTACTACACGATATGAATCTGCTAAATAGTCTGAGTTTGGGTTTTTTTCTACAAATGTATTGATCGGGTTCAATACCTCAAATTGTATATTATCTCCACTGTTAGAAGGTTTCACTCTATAATAACATGTACCAGTAATACATAAATCTGTAAGTAGACTATGCATTTTATTTGTTAAATCTATATTTTTTGACTGCTTTAAATAATCAAGAATATTCTGGGCTGCAATTTCATATTGAGATACAAAAGAATCATTAATACTATTACTAATTTTATTTAATTGTTTCTCAATGAATGGATCCGTTGAAACTTCTTCATTGTTAATAATAGAAGATATTATATTATTTTCTAAATATTTCTTTAGATAATTAAACAGTTCCTTGCTAATTAATAATTGTTTTTCTCTCATAATATTAGAAACTGTTTCCTCATCTTTACATGTTATTTTTAAATCTTGATTTAATCCTAAATATTCTCCAATTAACCTATCTATATGAGGACGAACAAGCGGATTAAATGTAATTCCAGTGGGGACACCAATACCATAATTTTCTTCAATATGCCTAAACTGATCTGCATCTCGTCTACTGTGGTAGTAATTATAAGCTTTTTGAAGTGCTATCTTAGGGTATATTAACTCACTTATAGCTTTGTCAATTTGTTTTATTTCTCTATCAACATTCATTTTTATAACTCTATTATCGGAAAATGCAAATTACTATCTCCATTTATAAGTACTCCTGTAGTATAATTAATATTTTGAAGTTTTCTCTTTCTAAATTCTTTTTCTAAAAATTTTAAAAATCCTTCTTCACTACCTTGATACCCAAAAGATATTGGAGCTGCATCTTTACAATTTAATCCAAGTCTTAATGTATATATCCCATCTTCATACTTAACATCAATAGGAGAAATATACTTAGACTGTGTAACTTGGTTAATTAGTTCTCTAACTCTACACTCAAGATTACTTTCTTTACGAAGGTATAATTCCATATCGTTTTTGCCCATTTAAATCATAATATCATCCAAAATCCTTTCATGAATTTCTTACTTCATCTTGAGCCTTTGGAGTAAATCCTAAAAGGTCTTCATCCCCTAATTCAGCAGCTACCATAGCTGCAACAATATCAAATTTGCGTTTATGTTCCCAGGAATATTTAAGTAATTGTTCCAGCATTTCATCAATCTGCATAGAATAACAAGATTCATCTACAAATCTACTAATTAATTCAAGTCCGTGACGTAGATACGTTTCAGTTGCAGGGTATCCAATCATTCCAGAGTTACCTTTTCGAATATCAGGCATCGTTGATTTTGGCCTCTTCATAAAAAGATTATCTTTCTTTTTAGAACGAAAATACATAATAATACTAATTTTTGTATGCTCTAACATCGCTTCGCAATTATAATAGATACATAATTTCATAGCATTTTCATAAGCCGTAGCAATGTCTCTAGGTCTATCTTTATAAATTGCAACATAATTTGGAGAACTAGAACCTAAGGTTCTTTTCTTAATTACTATACAAAAATCAGACACATCATTGTTTGTTGAGGAATCTGCGGTACCTTGATCAATAGAGTCAATTCCTGCAACATAGAGATTTTTATAAAGATTCCCTTCTCCGTCTCTAAGAGGAGGTTCATATATAAATACTTTTCCTTGTGGATTAGGAATAAGTTTAACTTTATTTCTTGGATTATTTTCTGACCCTTTTGGAACATCTCATAACAAATCAACTTGTTGTGGTTTTACCCCTACTTTTTGTATACGAAGTTGAGTTAAACGATCTGCTATAAGTACTGGATCAAAAATACCATCACCTTGTTTTAATAATGCCTCACTAGGGGTGAAACAAAATTCTGCACAATAATCTAATAAATTTTGCCCAGACTTCTTTTTTCTTTCAGTTTCATAATGTTCTCTTGCTTTTTTCCTATCTGTAACTCCTCTATTATCATAGAAACCTTTTTTAAGCATAATATTAAAAGCGGGTATAAAATAACCAGTATATTGAACTTCACCATCCTCAGAGTAATTATTTTTATATGGAAGTACATTGTATTCTTTTGGATTATTAAACATTTTAGATAGACCCTCTAGTGCAGAAGCATCTGAATCACCTCCTGTACCTCAGACACTCATAATGCCTTTTCTAGCACCCGCAACTGTTACTAATGCCTCTCCTTTAATTCAAGCAGTCTCTAGATTTTTGAAGGACCCTCCCTCCTCTCAGAAAAGTCTATTAGAACGAATACCACGGACTTTGTTAATATTATCTGCTACAATTCCTTCTATATTATTTAATCTGCCTCATTCGCGATTTTCATTATCAGTAAGAGAAGTTCTTTTATGAAGAGCATTGTTAATCTTCATCATAGGTCTTCTAAATCCACCGTTGGTGTTTCCATTTAAAAAATGAAGCTGGGCTCAACATTTATTTAATGTTGGCTCCAGATAGTTTAGTGAAGAAGTAATATATGTTGAATTAAAATTTCTTCCTGTTATAAATGGACGAACTCCTAAACAAGCTCCTATCTCACTTCAGCCTATGCCTCGGCTTTTTAGTGCAACGCAGTCTTTTTTAAGTAGTTCGCACATTTCAAAATAATGAAAGAATTTATATTGCTCTGCTACAAATTTTGGAAATCCTTCTCCAGAAGCTTCCGCCAGTTTTTTAGAATCGTCTACAACAGGCATCCTATAAAAGTTAAGGAAGAAATAATTATCTCCAGTAATTCTATACTTACCAATCGTATAACCATTAATGCATCTATCTAATTGTTCTTGTCAGAAATCAGCATATGGTTTAGATCCAGACGGATATTCAGTATAGTGACCAGTTTCAGTATAGACTCTTCCCGCTTCACAAAAAGGTGCTGGATCAAAATCTAATCCATGAGTTTCATCTATAGGTCTATAACCAGTCAATTCATAACTACATTCAGGGTCAAAGAATTCTATTTCATCTTCGAGAACATAATCCCACAATCCACTTTTCTCTCTTTTAGGTTGTTCAGGCTCATCTTCTTTACCTAGAGCTTGGGAAACAGTAATATCACCTTTAAATAATTCCCTAATTAATTCCTCTTCATAATTATCTTTAAAAGCAATTTCCTTAGGAGCCTCTTTTTCTTTAAGAGATTCTTTTATTTCCTTATATTGTTCTTTTACTGGTTTAGCTTTCTTTTTAACCTTCTTTACCTCTTCCTTATCTTCACCACTCAACTTCTTCTTCATATCTCTCTGAGCAGCTCTCATTTCAGCTTCAATACTTAGTTTTTTCGCCATAGTTCATTACTCATCCATAAATCCTCGCTCCAAACCACCTCTAACTTTAGAACTACTTTCAATTTGATCTTTCTTATAGTTTAGTTCTAGTTCCTTTAACTTATCAGTCATAGTGCCGATAGAACCAATACTATCAAGAATATCTTTAGCTTTTCAGATTGGTTTGTTATTTACAGGATCTCTTTCTTCAAGGTCAATATTGTCTAATGATACTCTCATCTTTTCAAGAGTTCTGAAGGCAGTTTTTATAAGACTTAGAATACGAGAAGAATCTTTAATTTCAATATATTTTCTAACGGCAGCTCTAAAAGTGGGATCATTTCATTCTTCATCAGATAGTCCTGAATCTTCCATAGCCGCTTTGTGTTTTTCCATCTCTAAATATTGTTGATATGGACTCTTCCAATCAGCAAATAATCAAATATATTTAAATTCTTTTCATGCTCGTAGCCTCTTTTTACCTGTAGGATCTTCACTACATTTGTTTCTATCTAAGTCTCATAATGCCTCAAACTCCTTTACAAGTAGGATCTCATGAACATTAAGTTCAAGAGATCCCGTAGTATTATTATAAAGGAATATATCTGTCATTATTCTTTGTAATGTTCATTAAATCGTCTTTGTCTTTCTGCATAGCCTTTTTTATTAGCTTCTTTGTCAACAAAGTGGTATCACTTAGGATTATTTCTTCTAGTAATACCATTGACACTATTAGTATATGTAGTATCTTGTTTGTCTCTACTTATAGTTCTATATTCTTCTTTCCCAGAAGGATATCTTAAAGTTTGTTTTATAGAACCATCAGGATTTGTTACAGAACTAGACATGTATCCATCTTTAGTTACCTCTCCCCCTGTATTAAATTTTTCGGCATTAAAAATACCTTGTAATCTTCTAAAATTAGAACTTACAGGGGTTGGTGTCCGTAATCCTAATTTACCTAATATGCCAGCATCATTAATATTACTGTCAATTCTTCCAGCATCTGCATTATTAATATATAATGTATCCCTTTTATCGGGAGATACTAATTCCGATGTTGTAGTATTATTTCTAGTAATCTGTCTTAGACCTATACCATTAGAAAGAGTCTCTTGATGAACTCCTGGTTTTAGATCTCTAACTAAAGTACCTCTTGCAGTTTTATATTTGTTAGGACCATATTCAAATAAACTAACTCCATGAAAATTTTTTCTTACTTTATCAGATTTTCTCTGATCAGATTTTCCTCCTTGTTGAAATTTATTAATAAGTTGTCCTAATTTACCTCCAAATTTAAACATCTGTTTTTGTTTAAATTGACTAATAAGACCAGATATTTCATTTAACCCCTCTTCTGTTTGGGCTAACTTATTTAAAATAGTGACTACTTCATCAGGAGTTTTATCTTTAAACTCATTAATATTAACTGGGAGTCACTCTATAAACTGAGTTAAGTCTTCTTTATTCATACTTATTCTGGTTTAACTACACTACCATTAATATTACTACTATCTTTACAAGTTATCTCTCACTTTTTAATATCAGTATCAGGGGAATAATATAATGGTATAATTGGTTGTTGGGAATTAACAATGGTATATTGTTTTACCTGATATAGTTTAATAAAAGTATTTACCTCATCAGGTGTTCCTGTAACTATAAATCCATCAATTTGTAAAGTCATATGTTTGTTTATTTATATAATTCCAAATCTTTTGTTGAAAATACTGCTTCTTGCAGCACATTATTTTTATCAAATCAAATACATTTCATACCCTTGAAGATATTGTACATCTGATCTCCCTGTTTGAACTGTCTTGTAACTTTCTCTTGAATAAGCATTATTGGAGAATTTAGCTCCTTATGTTTTAAGGTTACAAGTTGACCAGGGGTGTAAAATAGGTATGAGTTACCTTCTTTATTCAAATTTTCATTCATATCCATAATTTTTTATATTCACCTTTAGTGCATCTTATTCATTATCTCTTATACTACAAATAATATTATTCTCACTGATTGTATAGTATCCTTTTCCGCCAAAGGGGAGTGGTGCAGCTAATGTAAAATTAATATATACATCTTCCCCTTCTAATACACTTTTACATTCATTACCAACAGCAATAACTTTACAACACCAAATACCACGCTGTGAGGCTTCTTGTTCTCCAGTTTCCTGTGATTTATATGTTGCAGATGTTTCAAAATCACCTAAGATAAGTCCAGAGGTGGTTTCATGTAATGGTAAACGATAAGGATTTTTTTCGTAAGGTAATACAACTACTCTACCTGCCGTAGGAACAATTTTCTTATTCTCATATGGTTTGCAATCTTTATCTTTTGCCATTAAATTAGCTACATACTCCATTTGATCTCTTTCTGATTTTTCTTGTGCCCTTTTAAGTGCTTCGGGATCAATTTCACGTTTAATATTATTACCCATTAAATGTTTTCCTGTTAACTGATAGTAATCAGTTCCTAAATACTTTTCATTACTCATAATTCATTATTATTTTAAAATTATACATTATCATCTATTATCATAACATTGTTCATCTTCTACTAATGATTTACTATAGCAATTACATCCACATAAAGTACATCAGTATTCTCCAAATAATTTTTCTTTATGAGGGCAGTTTAAACATATCTTATATCTTCTTTCAGCTCAATCAGGGATAGGTTTAAAGAATCTACGATATCACCCTATTATAATATTTTTAATTGTATGTAATATTTTTCTCATAGATCTTATCATTTTCCTACAACACATTTTGCAGAGGGCATACGTAATTTTCTCTGTAACATACAGTTACATCCTCTCTTATATCCTAATTTGGGTCTATCACTTACTGTCTTTTTATCAGCTTCAGATAAATATAATCTAGAGTTACATCTAGCTCCCATAGGACTATCTAGGTATAGAGGGCATTCTTTACAAATCTTCATTCTATTTTCATATAAATCATCTACATTTTCCATAATCATTATATTTTAAAATACTATTGGTTTGTCTTTATCAAGTTCTGCTTTTATTTTATTCTTCTTTCTATGATATAAAAGAAGTCTAGCAATATCATCTTTTAAATATTTTACTTCATATTCAGTTTCATTACCGTCGTGATCAAAATGAACAATTGCTAGCTTTTTTATTTTGAATTTAGGATTAATCTTCTGAAGAAGATATGCGTACATACTAAGTTGTAACTGATAGTGACATAGATTGCAATCCATAATATTTTCTAATGGCGAAAGCATCATCTGTCTTTTCTTAGTAGTTCTATCAAAATAAGACTCTTTATCAATCCTACCGTTAGTCTTTCAGTCTAATAAAACTACCTCGTTATCACTTATCTGTAAATAATCTATTTGACCAGCAATCTTTAAGTATTCATCAAACTCATAACTTATAAGAAACTCAGGATAAATGGCCCTGTCAATGTCTAGTTTATAATACCCTTTCTTTACCTCAAAAGTTCCTCCTCCTGCATATTTGCTTATTGCCTTTTTATCTCCTTGATAAAACAGATCTTCCATCATAGCATGAATTTTAGTACCACGTTCTGTACTGGCATTCCTTTTGTCTTCATAACTTTGCAGGATTTCAGATTTCTTATTAAGAAATTCAACAGGGTCTAATTCATATTCTTCAATATAAGACTCCTTTCATTTTTTAGAAGAAAGAAGTTTTGATTTTAATGGGTAAAACACTGTGGGATCTAATAACGCCTCACAAGCTTTATATGATGACCAAAAATCTGAATCAAATTTTTGACAGTACTGTCCTATTATTGTCGTTACAGATTCATATTTCGAATTGTCTGTCTTACCTATATAAATATGCTTTTCATCAGAGTATATAATATTATCATTTTCTTTATCTACAGCATACCCATTAACATATTTTAATTTACTACCTCTAAGTTTAGGCATATTATACTTTTATTCTTTATTATAATTAGATTGGATAAGAGTTTTAATATCTGCTCTATCATCTATAAGATAGTTATGTATTTTATTTTGTAGGCTATCAATATTTGGCGGAATATTTTTTCAAGTTACTCCTAAAATACCAATTGGGTAACCACTACTATCTTTTATAATTGTACAGGCTAAATATTGTACATCATTTTTTTTGAGTTGTGTATAAAGAGTTGAATCAATACTATCTAATTTAACCATATCTCCTATGAATACTTCATTTTCCTTTAAATAATAAGGAAGATTAATTCAGGTTAGATTAAAATCATTATATTGATTTTTAATTGATTCAACATCATCATTACATAATTCAAATCTCATAGTTCCATGTTGTCAGTCCATAATACCATTATGGTACTGAATAATTCATACTCTATCTGCATGATATTTATATAAATATACAGGCAGGAGACTTTTTACTTGTTGATCATATTCTGTCCTTTTATATAACTCTTTTGTGTGTCTTTGAGTCATGTAGTCAGTATATTTGTCAAATAAAAAACTAGGATTATAACAAATTCTAAGTGTTAAACTCAACATAATTAGAATAAATAATCCCTTTAAAATATTAAATACTCCATACTCTTTACATAATTGTAAGATTCTTTCTAGCCATGAAAGTCCAGAATTTATATCAGGTTTTGTTTTTGCCATATTTTTATATCTATATAACTCTTTATAATTTTACTTGAATGATGCAAATATATAATAAATCTTTCTGATATCCAAATAATTTATCCAAATACTTGCAAATATCTAAATAAATAATTATTTTTGCAAAAACATATATTACTAGATAATAATCCTATTAATTATTTTATAAAGTATGAAATATAATAATGACATTTTAAACAAAATTGTAGAGGTATATAGTACAGAGTATCATAACAATCTCGGACTAGACAACATTACAAGTGGATACTTAGAAATGATGAAAAAAGGTTCTAAGATTCATATTAAAAAGAAAAATAGAGGTAAATTTACAGAATATTGTGGCGGAAAAGTAACTAGTGAGTGTATAGCTAGAGGTAAAAGATCCCCTGATCCAGCAATTAGAAAGAGAGCAACATTTGCTGCCAATAGCCGTAAATGAAATAAGAAATAAAAGGAGGTGTATAAAGAATGATGACATGGAGGAAAATCAAAGCGCAAATAAATATTTATATTATATTAGAGAAATTTGGAAAATTATATATAATAGATTAGTATGAAAACCCCAAAATACTTTGAATTAAGTGAATTTTTATATAGTGATACCGCACTTAGTAAAAAGATAGAAAACCTACCTACATGGGAAGGTATAGAAAAATTGAATAATTTAGCGGTAAACTACTTAGATCCATTAAGGGAAGCATGAGGATCCCCAATTACAATTACCTCAGGTTATAGATCGCCAGAACTTAATAAAATAGTGGGGGGTGTTAGTAATAGTGCTCATCAATATTTCGAGGCCGTAGATCTACAACCAAAAGATACTTCCCCTAGGGAGGTTGAAAAGTTTTTTGACTTTATAAAAGATTATTTCACTAGTAACAAAATCAATATTGACCAATGTTTCATTGAAAAGAGCGGTTCCTCCACATGAGTACATCTAGGAATTTCTCCAAGAATGAGAAATCAGTATGGAGAGTTACTAGTTTAATCTAATGTGGAAACACTAGTTTTTAAACCATGAATGAGAAATCTAAATTCGAGTTCCCCGAAACATTCAAAGTTACCTCTCTTATTAAATCTCCAAAGCAATATAATGTTGAGGAATTAATCAAAATAGTGGGAAATAAGATTCTTGGATATAATGAAGCAAATATTATAATTCAATATAATGATAACATTTTAAATAAATTCTCCACAGAAGATTGTGAATTACAAGCTTTATTAGATAAAAGCCCTTTACCTCATACTTATAATTTAATGGTCAGAACTAAACTTCAAGAAAGTCTTGAAATAATCTTATGTCATGAAATGAAGCATTTTGACCAATATGAAAAGGGAGACTTGAAGATTAAAAAAGACGACTCAACCATAACCTTTATATATAAAGGCAAAGAGTACAACTCATCAACAGAGTATGATTTTAGACCATGAGAAAAAGAGGCTAGATCCGAGCAATATAAACTATGAAAACAATTTAAAAAAATCTATCATGCATAATGAAATTATATATTAAAATATTACGCTGAATCTGAGAATTTCCACAATGCCTGTTAGGGTTAATCTTAACTGGGGTATATGATGTGGAGTACAAAGAAACCTATAAAGGAATTCCTATTTATGCTGGAGATTTCCCTGGAGGTATTTCTCTTGGATTATATATTCTAATGGGGGAATCTAGCTGGAAATATAATAGAAACTACATCAAAGATCATGAATGAGGACATACTAGACAATCTCTATACTTAGGTCCTCTCTATTTACTAATTATAGGGCTGCCTAGTATTATTTGAGCAGCTATTCATACTCCAAAGTCTAAAAGATCTTATTACTCGTTTTTCTCAGAGAAATGGGCTGATAAACTCGGAGGTGTACCTAAAAGATAGTATGGACACTTTAAAACAAAATGCAATAAAAAATTCAAATCTCACATTATGAGATTTTTTAAAAAAATTTGGAAATGTATAAATTTTGATATGTTATAGGCTTGATATTTATGGGAATATTTTTTATAACAAGTACTAAAGTACTGCAACCTATATATATATTACTAAGTCTAGTATGCTTTATTATAAGTGCAAAACAATATGAAAATAAAAAGGGAGCTAATTAGCTCCCTTTTTATTTTTAATTAATTCAAACATATTTAGTTGTTTCATTTACTCAATCACTTACTTGAGACCCATTTAATGTGATAGTTATCTGGGTTCCCTTTAAAATCGAATTTAAACGTATGGAACTGTATGTTCTATATCCACCTTGATATGAAACTCAATTTCCTTCCCCAGGGGCCAGTGATAGATTGGCTAAACGAACTCCTGTTGTTCCATACCCCTCATATATATCTATATTACATTCTGTGTTATTTAAATTATTGCGACTACATACATAAACATCACAACTAATTGAAGGATCAGGAGTAGGAGTAGATTCTTTTTCATATGTAAATGACTTTACTCATAAAAATAAAGTTTTGCCGATATCTATTGTTCCTATATCCGTTGGATATAAATCTGAATAACTAATACTAGAGTTAGATCCAGAACTAGTTCCACTAATATATCTATCTAATGCAATGTTCTTACAGTTATTTACTTTAATATAATGAGTATAACTATCTCCTTCTATATCAGCATAAGTTACTGCTGTATCTTGCGTAAATATTCCAGTAATACCATATGAATCAGCATCACTAAATACAGTTATTGTAGGGCGATTGCTTGTAACAGAAGGAACATAACTAGCAGCAGTACTATTAATATAAATTCCAGAATTATACTCAAAAGTAACAGTTGCCCGATATTCTTTTATAGCTATTATAGGATTAATAGCTCCTCCCTTGTTAAATGTTCCTATAGTATCTCCTGTTTCTACTTCTTTTACTGTGGCTTTGACAAATAAATCAGGGTAGGTTGTACTAGACTGAATAATTGCATTTGTTATGGGCTCTACTATTAGTCCTTTTCCAGAAGTTGACTCAAATTCTTTTAATGCTACTGTTTGTTCAACTATTCCTGCAGCTATTAGAGTTAAAGTTTCAGTAGTATAACTTTGAACATCTCTATCTCTTCAACGAATACTGACTCTAATAGGAAGTTTAGTTTTATTGATATAATCTATTTTAACCTTTGCTGCTGATTGTATAGGAACATTCTGCCCAAAAAATATTGTATTCATTTACTACTTATCTTTAAAATATTTATCATAGATATGCTTAGCATACCAGCCACAACCTGCTCCTACCGCTAAACTTATTAATGCAAGCAACAAACTTCCAAAGCTCATAGCTGATACAATACCACAACCTGCTAATACTAAAGCAACTACGATTGCAGCTATAATTAGTTTTGTTTTCCAAGTCATTGTTTTCATATTATTTATATGTTAAATTACTATAAGTTGTCCCATTTTCAGAAACAATATAGTTGTATTGATTTTTATATAATGGTAATATATCGTCTTTTCAATAAATAAAAGCATAAGTTTTATCATAAAAAGGATGATCTTTCATTTTATCTTCAAATTCTTTCGGAGAACGATCTTTTGTAACTAGAGTATAAGAATCTCCTAAATTGAAATTCATTTCTAAACCGTCATTTGTAATTTTTCTTAATGCAAACATATATGTATTTATTAACACTATTTATTCATCTTATTATATACTTGTTGAGCATAATCTCATCGTTGATCTATTTTTGCCTCGTCTTCTCTTGGTCTCTCAAATGTTCATGTAAATAACTCTGCAATTTCTCCAGGATTCTTTAAACTATTTCAAGTATTTCTTAGATTAGTATAAGAGTACTTTGTTCATTTTGAGTTTTTCATACTATTTCAATCGTTCTTCTCCTTATCAGTTAAGGTTTTATAATCCCTTGATTTTAAAGAGTCATAGTATATCTGTCATTCATCACTCCCATTATTAATGTGATCTCACAATCAAGTCAACTGATTTTGTCAGGTGTCTGGCTTATCTTTAAGCCACTTTTTATACTTATTATATTTACCATCTTTTAGTTGGGCAATTCCTTTAGCCCCAGCAGATGATATAGAATTATGATTTAATCCACTTTCTTGAATAAATACTCCGACTAACCCAGCAGCTTGCTCTTTTGAGGCACCTAAATTGATTAAATAATTATATACCTCTTCAATATTTTTAAATCCACTAATAGAAACAGGATGTGCTATATCCTCTCTATCAATGGTAGAATTACTTAAAAATGGATCTGTAATACTTTCTCAGGGGTATTTGGAATATATTCTCCCATCAAAACTCTTATACCATTTATAACCCAGATTATTATCTACATCATATGATTTAAATGCTGTAGGATGGTTTAAATTTTTTAATACTAACCCAGTTTCTGGATCTCTACTTCTTCCATGATTTTCATTAAAATCATATTGTCCAGCAGAATAATCATACATTTCTTCAGGATCATTATATGCATTTCTTAGAACTCCTGAATTTTGGTATTTAGGAACTTTTAATCCTAATTCTGCAAACAAAGTACTATCCTTCTTTTTAGTAGGAACCTGAGCAACATCATTTAACATCATACGAATACTATCTGTACTATATCTATCTAAAAACTGAAAAGTGTTATTCGTATCATATTCTCTATGAACAGTAGATTCTTCTGGAATATACTTATATTCAGGTTGGTAAGGCTCTGCACTGATAACATTACCCTCATTATCAAATACTGTGGTAGAAAAACTATTATGATCTTTTCCTTTAAGTCTATTTGTTAGAGTTATTTGTTTTACATGCTTCTTTTTAAGATCTTCAATTTCTTTATTGGTGAACTTATGATTAGGATCTACTCCTAAAGCATACCTAAACTGCATTAATCTTGCATATATCTCTTGTGGATCATCTAGATAATCATCGGGTATAACTGAATTTTGATCATAAAATGCGTCCCCTAGTAAATTCTTAATCCTAGCTATCTCTTTAACTTGAGGATCAGGTCTGCTACTATGTACTCATTCATGAACAGCAGTAGAAGGAGAGTCATCTCTTAGATATATTTTACGACCTCTATAGGAATATACACCTTTGGAATCCGTAGGAACCTTAGAAGGATCTATAGAAGCAGTAGTGAGATCAATATTATGTGCAAGAATATTATACCCTAATGCACCTGTAACTGGTATAGGAATTAATTGATGTTGCTGTATATTTCTTTTTATTTGAAGTGTACGGTTCTTATATCAATTTTTAACTCATTGTTTACCTTGAACAACACCTCCTAGTTGAAGTTTAAGAGTACCACCATGCTTGGCAGTAGCAATTACCTTATTTAAAGTCCTAGAATAGTTTGGATCTGTAGCATATCCTCCTTTTTGAACCCTATCCGCAAACTCTGAAATATTCCCTGAGAAAGCATTATAACGATTACTATTAAGTAGGTCAATCTTAAAATTAGCGTAATCTTCTAGAGAATTAAAATCTCTAAAACTATCATTTATATAGACATCTTTACCATTAATAACCTCTCTCGTTCTTTTAATAGAACCTTTACCTTTAATCCCTCCAAAATTAAAATTCCCAGATGGTTTAGACCCTCAAGCAGACTCCAATCCATCCTGAGCTACTAAAGCCTTGGCAAATACTGGATTTAAACCCCTCTTAATTAAGAGAGATTCATATATTGGAATCATGGTATCCTTAAAATCCTCTTTAGATTCAAATTTTTTAGTGTTTGTCTCAGCTTTATTAATCTCAAAATTCTTAAATACTCGTATTTCTTCTATTGGAGACTCTACTGGAATAACTGCCTCCTCTTTATCTTGTTTAATAGTATATTTAGGTTTGTATCCTTTAATATTAATAGTAGGACTTTTAATAGATAACTCTTTAAATGAAGAATCTCTAATATACGGTTTGTAAGTTATATTCATGTTAGTAAATTTACTTTTTATTTCGCAAATATAAAGATTTTTTTTAACAAAAACAAATAATAATTTACTATGTTGTAATGATAACTTATCTCTTCCTTAACCTGTTTTCTAGTTCCGCAATCCTATATTCTAACTTCTCTACTCTATCGTAGAGCTCATCTAATCTCTCCTCTTCCCTTGTTTTAAATCTATCTAAATGATCTCTACCTGTATCTATGATAATACTGTAACCGTCTCCTATACCTTCTAAACTAATAGGATTAAAACTAAATGGTAAGTTTTTCTGTTGATCCATATTTTTATTCAAATTTAAAGCCTGATGACTCTTTTAAATTACTCTTTTCAATAATCTCTTTTAGTCTGTTTATCTCTTCTTGCATTTTAAGAATATTTTTATCTACAGCATGTAGCCTCTTATCATGCTCATTAATCTGTTCACCTTGTTCATCTACTTTTTTATTGATAAATAACATCGCCTGACAAATTAATGCAAGATCAATATATCTAGCAGTCTTTTTCAATCCTGTAACTTTATCTATAATTGGTGTGCTACTTGTTTGCAATATGCCTTTCTCTTCTAATTGATGAAAAACTCTAGTTAAAACTCTCGTGCCAATATGCATATTAGTTGCAAGTTCTTCTTTAGACTTTGTGGTAACCGCAAACTGACCATCTGATTTATCTGTGTATTGTTGCATTGCCATTAATATGCCTTTTTCTTCTGCTTCTAATTCTTTATAATTTAAGAATTCATATGTAAATCTTTCAAAATATTTACCTGTTTTCTGTATTTCATAAATATTACTTCTTCCTTTCTTTTCATCTAGAACTTTAATTTCTCCAGCTTCTTTTAGTTTTTTAATACTACTTTGCACTGTATTAATTGAAACTGAAGCTAGTTCTGATAGTCTCCTAATAGATATAAATGTACGATAAGTATGTTTATCCATATGCTGACGCATATATCCATAAATTAGATAATCTGTAGGATTCATTTTTATTTCTTTATTTTTATCCCCTAAATTATGTGGCACTTGTACATGTTGAGGCGTTTTATTGTTCTTCTCCATAAATTATTGTTATATCATCTTAAATCATATATTTATATTTTTAATAATTAACATGCAAATATACAAAATATATCATATATATCAAAATTTTGTACATGTCATTTTTTGTTTAATCACATATATTTGATACATGTTATTTTGATACATTTTTATTATTCCTTCCTGCTACTTTGATACATTTACTGATACATCTAGCCTGTTAAAAATCAAATTTAGCCTGTTACTTTGATACCTATCTATATTATTATCTATACATCCTCGCTTCGCGGAGGCGCTCGGATGAATCTAGATTTAAGGCGAAATATTAAAAGCCCCCCCCCGTAAACAAAAAGGAACCTAATTTATAGATTCCTAAAATTTCCGATTTTCTAAATAATAAGTGGGGTATATAATGCGTAAATACGGTTACATAGTATTTTAGCCCCCTCCCACCACCAATGGGAAAATGATTTATTTTTAGACAAAAATTCCCACAAAATATTGAAACAATTTACCAAAGCACATAACCTTTTCATAACCTTAACGCTGTTTACTATGAAACGATTCGTTGACGTTCTAATAGCTGTTGCTGTCGTAATAGCTATCGGTCTTCTATTCTACTCAGTTTCTCATCATGAGGCATTTTCTTTTGCAGCTACCATGATACTGGTAGCTGGAGCACTTACAGTTATCCCTACTAAGTAGGGGTAACTTTATTCTCTAGTAATCAAAGCTTTAAATATATCTGTAGGATAATTTCAAAAACCAGCAGTCATGATTAACCTTGATATTACCGACTATACTCCTGAGGAGATGAACGAGATGCGTTACCAAGAAGATATTGCTGAAGAGCAATTGGACCGTTACATTGATTCTTGGTTTCAAAAATAGGATCTTCAACTAAACAACAGTACTATACCAGTGTGGCCTACCGATGCGTAGATGGTTTATAAGTTAGGCTGTTGTTTTTTTTTGTTTGCAATCTATTTACCTTAACTCATATACTCATGGCTAAGATTTACACAATGCCAGAGATTGGCATTATCCTTGATGGTATTTACCGTAACTACAGCAAGCACAAGATGGAACAAAAGAATGTTACCGTTCTTGCTGTAGAATGTCACACTTCCACTAATGTTCTCCTTAAGGTTCGTAATATTCTTACGGAGATGGGGATTCTTATTATCGAAGGAGAACGTGCTCAACAGAAGTGTTACTGGAATCCGTCAAAATGTACACCTAACCCTGCATTGCTAACCGAAGTATATCGTGCTTACACGAGAGACGTTAAGAGCAGAGTTAAGGTTGAAAAGAAGGTACAACGTCTGCCTTCCTTCGAGTTAGCGCTACTGGCCCTTAAGAAACAGGGTTGGGATATGGTTATACTCAAGAAATCTTCTGGTTATAAGAAGGTTAGTGAGGAGTATAACCTCATTGAGATAGGGGAGTAATCCTCTATCTCTTTTTATAGGTAACTAAAACGTACAATAGGTTATTAAGTTTAACTTTAACTCTATACTATTATGGAAGTCATTATTCTTATCGTAGCAGTTATTGCTATAGCAAAGATCAGTACTATCACTGGTGCTTGGGTTCGTAGGAACAGCACTGATTGGTAACATGAAAAAGCTTATCATTGGTGAGATCTTCGTGATCTTGTTTCTTGTTGTTGGAGTGGACTACTTGCCATTAATTATATGCTGGATTCCTTTTATAGTATACAATTACTTGTATCTTGGAAGGATTGTCAGATATATTGATGGGGAGTAGTCTTACTTCCATATGGATACCAAAGATACAGTAGTTTATTTAAATTTAAAATTCTGCTATATGACTGCTCTTGCATTACAAGCTTTCTTAGAAGAGAAAGATCCTATTCTTGTAAGTAGGATTATCAATTCTAAGGCATTCAAGGAATCACGGGAAAAGCGTAACGTTCCTAAGTTTGAGGAAGATGAATATCATTTTCAATCATCTATCTCCAGTACCCAAAATCTGGGCTGTGGAGTTTCCAGAGCCCTTGAAAATTTCTTCGAGTATGGTGTATATCGTTGTTAATGGTCTCATTGTCGAGGCCAAAACTGTTACAGAGATTCACATGCAAATGGAGGTTAAACGACACAGAGTTGTTTATTCCAGAAAGAAGTACAAATCTCTGAAGGAAGACGACACTATTACAGATATCGTCAGAGAAGCTATCAAACAAATGAAGGGAGAATAGCATCTCCCTTCTTATTATTATCTACTATGACACGAGAAGAACTCAACAAGAAGATTGAACATCTAATGGAAGCTCTTGAGAATACTCAGAGATCTATCCAATTCACTAATATTCCTGTTTATGTACTAACCAACTACATCAAAGAAGAAACAGGAATAGATATGGAACAAGTAAAGGAGTAGTTTGTAGCTACTCCTTTTATTTACATCTCAAATACTTCTGGAATTTCTCCGTTCTTCAGTTGGCTGTTCTCCTTCTGAAGTCTTCTTACTTCACTTAACAACAACTCAACATCCTTTGATCTTTTCTGATCTCGCTCTTCAAGTTTTTGAACCTGATTTCTTAATTCTTCAATAGAATCCTCATTTCGTTGTATTCTATTTTCATGATTTTGAAATGCAAATACAATAGCTTGACCCAGATCATTAAGATTATAAATAGTTTCTTTTTTAAAACAACCTGATTCTTTATCACGAATCTGAAGAGAAACTTGATTTACATAATTCTTTTGTATTAATGACTGTGTGTTTTTATTAAGAGTTCTCCAATTAAGACCTGTCATTTCACATAACTCTCTATCTGAAAATGACATCTTTCCGATACCATTATCTTTATACATATATTGCTGGGTACAGAGTATCTGAAGCTTCTCAGATTTAGATAAGTCCTTCTTATCTAAAAACTCATAACTGAACGGCTCAAAAGATTTCTCATTATTAAAAGTATACACCGTAGCTCTACCACAAGACTTCCAGGTAATATAGCCTTTTCTTCTGATCTCTTTTAGTGTTTTTATAACGGTGGGCTTACTACACCCAGAATCCTTAGCAATTCTATCTAAGGATGGAAATGCCTCCATAGTATCCTTATTCATATATCTACGTATACACACATATATGAGAATTTCATACTTTTGGAGCAGCTCCCCATTCTCTTTTTTCGGTAATATTACATACTGATTCATCTTATTCTTATATTAAATTAATTATCTAAATACAAAGATACATAATTAACTTTAATTGTACAAATAATTGGTAATTTTTTACCATAAAATTTAATAACGATTGTATTTTTAAACTAATCAATTGTATTTTTAAACTATAAGGTGTTGTATTTTTAAACCGATCAATTGCATTTTTAAACCCTAACTATACTTAATACCTATACTTAAAGAACTATACTTAATAGCCCAGTTCTTCGAACTGTCCTCAAACTGTTTTTATGTAAAATCAATGTAAACCAAAGCAACTAACATTTTACCAAAGCTTCCAACTAATACTTAGGAAGAATATAAACAAAAGCTTCCAACAAATTATTACGACAACAAATGTCGATTCAAACAATTAATTAAATATTTATACTATGAAGATTAATCAATTCAAGAAGGAAGATTTTCCTATTATCCCTACTCGAAACGGCCTCGAAGTAAAGCAGGTCGCAGTAGACTTTCTGAAGAGCACTGGTATCGGTCTCGTCAGCTATGGCCTTTCCGATGGCGATGTCTTTGAATTCCCTGACACTCTCGAAGACGCTGTAATCACAACCCGTCAGGTGCGGAAAGACTCCAAGAACGTCGAAGTGCTCGTCATGGGACTCAAGAACGGCAAGTTGGCTAACTTCTCGCTGGCAAACCTCCGTCGTCGTGACGCAGATATGAAGCCCGTTCATCCTGTCTCTACTGACCTCTGCATGCTCGAAACTGACTATGATCGTCTGGAGGCTTGCCTTGGCAAAACGATCGTGGCTCAGGGAACCGTCAAGTTCAAGCAACGAGACTTCGACAACGGCGTGCCTCTTGATACCACCACCGAGAAGGAAACGGCAAATCTCGTATGGAAAGCCTAAAACCTGCTCGTAACGGCCAGTTAACTGTTAAAGGGGAGTGAAAACTCCCCTTTAACATCTTAACTACCAATTGCGGCGACTATGTAGTATACAACTGAAGAGGCTGAATACATAATAAACTCGCTTTCTACGTAATCAAAGCAACTAAAAACAACGAATTCTATATCCAAAAAGTTATTCAACTAAATGGAAAATAAAGGTTCTTTCTCTGAAAAACTATTAAGTACTATATTCTGGGGAACTCTCCTCGCTGCTTTTGCATTTGGTGGAGCAGAAGTATTGGGTTATTCACCTGTAGTAAGCACTGTAATATCTTATGCTGTCGCCGCTGGAGTGTCATTCCTTGAATAACTACTCTGTTTGTAGAAGATTGATACCTTCTACAAACACTAAATAATGTTGCGAAACAGAATTATCGAGGTGTTAATAGTTGATTATTAAATTCGCACTGCTGTGAAGCAGAGCCCTTCCTCTGCATATAAGCTAATCCTTTTATCTGATGTTGGCCAAGTTTGATTGGTAGAGACTGAGCAGAGGCAGTCTCTTTTTTAAATATTTTTATAAATATTTTTAAATATTTTTATAAATGATGCTAAGTACTTGATTATCAATCTCTAAACCACACTCTATTCTTTTATTTTTTAAAAAAATCAGCAACAATTTTCACATATTACAATCAATAGATTTCTGACAATCAGCGAGTTACTCTTTAATTAATAATTTATAAATTAATAATTTAAAGTTTGAGCAAGCGTTTGATAAGATTTTATTGATTTATACCAACAGAAGAGAGAGAACAAATTATTTCCAGCATACATAAATACTCTATATAATGGTACAGATTCGGACATTTCTGGCATATGTGGTATTATCGGGTCTTTTGGCGTTTACGCCGACAAAAATTTGGGGGAAGAGTCCTTTCGACGCTTCAAAGAGATCTACGCTCTCATTTTGGGAATACCAGCAGAAGAGAGTAAAGACTACTGTTTGTTCAAACTTGAGGGTGAAACAGTAGAATTATACTTCATAGAAGTAGAAAACGAATATAGTATCATTGTAGTATACACAATACTCTAAAAAATACACGTAAAACCTAAGGTTAAATTCTGCTACAAAGTAGCAGCCATAATTAATCTACTATAGAGTAGGATCACTTAGTTTAGAATCTCTTAAATGAAAACGCGCAAGTAGTTTCTGAGAAGCTCAGAGCACTAAGTATGGTTGTGTATTTTCAAATATACCGAGGAGGAGAAATAATACTAACTTAAAGACTCTCAGTTTTCTTTAGTTAGTCACTTATCGTGGAGGCACCGCATGATAGGATTATATAACTGAGGAATATCATGATAGTAGGTATATTTGTTTTTAAACTCGAAATCGTGCCTGACGATTACCAGAAATTAATGTCTGGATTCACTATAATTAGTTTATCTAATATAAGTGGGCTTAAACGAGTATAAATAAAAGCCGAAATTAGCTTTGCGCACTCGTCGAAAAGCGCAAGAGAGTGAAGTATAGTAGCTCTCTCTTTTTAGACCATTTAGGATTTACAATATAAATCCAAAATCCTAGTACTTGAGGCTAACAACTAGTATTAGGTTAACATTATATCTACAACAGCGATAGAGGAAGTTGTACTATCAGTTTAAGAGGAGACTATCATTACGAATTAAGAGTCTGATGTATAATGTTATTGATGTTTTTTTCATAAGGCTAAAAATCCTAACATGACGATGTTAGGTTGCGATTGTACTTGCATTAGAAAATGTACAGTGTGTTCAGCGCTACTGAACTTGAGCAACAGGTTCACACTATAAGACCCGCAGACTGACGAATTCTGGAAAAGTGGAGGTAACTATACCAATCTCGACGGAGATAAAAATAGTAACAGTAGTAGCTAGATTAACATCTAGCTACTAAATGGCGACATGGGGGAATTGGTAGACCCGTTGGACTTAAAATCCAATGGCCCGAAGGGGCCGTGTGAGTTCGAGTCTCACTGTCGCTACAATTAATCAAACAAATAATATTACTTTCGAAGATACTTACTACTCACTTAGTACTGGAACAGGAGCAAGAGTGTGATTCCACACACATTAAAGTATTGTAGATTAATATAGGCCAGATAGAACAGAAAACTGTGAACCTAGAAAAGACTACTAGTTAGGTACTCTTCCTGTCGGCATACAGGCTGTCTTATATTACTAGTTGGAAAATGCTAGAGTAATATACTTTTAATATAATAACTAATATGTTCTATACAAAAGATACGGTATTTGGAGCAAGATCTCATGTTGTGAGTATCGTCGGTAAACAAAAATAGAATATACGTTGCAACTTAGTTATTATATTTTGCAGGTATGGTGGAATTGGTAGACACGTCAGACTTAGGATCTGATGCTTCACGGCGTGGGGGTTCGAGTCCCTCTACCTGCACATTCAACTAATATATTAAACCAATGATTTTTTTGATATTTTTCACCCTTATTTATGGGTTTAGTGCTCTCATAACAGGCGTATATTTGGTAGAGCGAGACGATGTAGATGCGGCAGCATCCTTTGTATTAATAATGACTCCTGTTGTCAATACTGTAGCAGCATTGCGTATTGTGGTTGACACATTAATTAAGTTCAAACTTAATAATAACTAGGAGTAAGTTGCCTCTACTTATATCTAGAGGACTAAGTATATCTATTCAGTAATTTTTAATTGACTGTTATAGAAGTTATATGATATACTTAGATTTTGCTTATTTAGTATCATAACAGTAGTAATAACTTCAGCAAAGATGCATATTTTTGGAGCTAGCTAGGGTTGTAACCATACAACAGTTTTATCTTTAATATCCCTTTATAAGGGATATTAAAGATTTTTTATTTTTATATTTTGTAGTAGAAGTAAAAAGTATTATATTTGTAATTCTGTTATTAAATAATCAAGCATCTTGGCGGATGCAGTGTAACGGTTACTCGCCACATTTAGGATGTGGAATAGGCGTTCAATTCGCACATCTGCCACTTAGGATAAGTTATAGCCTTATTTTGTATTTCAATAAATTAATTAAATTAGGAGGAAATATTATGAAATCCAACCATGATTCAATTAAATATGGATGTTTAAAATGTGTTTACTCTTATATAATATCTCCAAAGCTAGGAAATGGAGCAATTTATTGTAGTAATCTTAAGAAATCTACAAAAATATTTGTAGATTGGAATGGACCTATAAATATCAACTTTCAAAAAGTAATATGTAAACACTTCAAGCATAAATAATTTTAGGAACTATGGAATTTGTGTCTTATAACACTGCTAAATTAGCAAAAGAAAAGGGCTTTGAAGGAACAAGCAAAGTCTACTATGATATTACAGGTGGTTTATATACTCAAACTTATAGTGACGGTATTGGATATATTCCTAACTTCAGTTGTTATGCTCCTCTTCAAGAAGAACTTAGCAGTTGGTTAAGAGATGATAGAGGGACTCATATTTCCATTATTGCAGTTAATAAAAACAGAATGAGATACTACGCCTATATCATTTATACTCCAAATTCAGTAATCAGTAGTGACACTGAACTCACAGAAGAGCTTTTCATATGCTATACAGATGCTCTAGAAGCAGCTTTGGTAATAACGTTAAATGTACTACAATAAAAATTCAAATGCTATACACTAAAAATCATATTACCCTTTCTTATGACCTTCTAGGAGGAGAGTTGAAAGATGTGCCTTTAGAAATTGTCCACACTATGATTACATATTCCTGCAAGGAAGGTAATACTGTCGAGACAGCCATAAGAGGCCTCTCAAAAAAGATAAATGCATTTCCACAACATGGAGGATTTCTTTGGAATAATACTTTAGAGGGGACTAATCTTTGGAGTAGAATTCTAGAATATAAGCAGTATGGACTGTATTTAGACACACACCCAATTGATAAAGGAACATATATAGTAGAAGAAACCGATACATTTCCTTGGATAAGATCTGGTATGTCTGGGGAGTTGGTGTCCAAAATCATAAGAAATATATCTCTATTAAATAGGGAGATATGGAAAGAGATGCTTATTACAAATAGTGATATATCGTCTCTATTTGACTGGTCAAAAACTCCAGAAGGAGATATGTTCTGGAGAAAGGTTTATAATGAACACTACTGTGGATTAAGTAAGACTTATACAGAAACTAAAATTAGAATTACTAAAAACAATAAAACTAGTATTAATAATGAGGATCAATTACAAAGAACAAAAAGTATTGTCCGCGGAGGAGATGTCCCAGAAGGAGATATCTTGTATGGTAAGAAAAGCAAGTCTTCAGTTACAAGCGGATCTCTTAGCTTCAGAAAGTGCCTTGGAAGATAAGAAAAATGAATTAGCGGAAGTCAAAACAACATACCCTCTTAACGTTCAGGATGTTATTAATATTCAGCTAGATATTGAGGCCCTGGAGGATGGTATCAAGAGAACTAAATGTCTTCAGAAGGAATTGGGGCTCTAATATAACCAATACAATTGAGAAATAACGGAAAATTTAGGTTGGTGGATATATTTATGCTCTGTTATTGGAGGGATATATAATCTCACATTAATAACTTTTATTGTGTGTCTACTTACTTTTATTGCCACATGTGCTATATATTGTGATGATAATTGTAAAATAGAGACAGCTAAAAAATGGTGGAAGTATACTGGTATCATTGGAATAATTTCTATGACATTTGTTATCTTCACCCCTCAGAAATCTGATTGTTATCAGATCTTTGGGATTACAGTTGCAACAGAAGTAATTAAAAATTCTGAGGCATTACAGGAATTACCTGAGAAGTCTTTTGAAGCCATCAATAGATTTTTAGATTCTATCGCTCCGAAAGATGAAGAAAAATAAAGTAGCTAATCCTTTTACTAATAATTAACTATGTTACTAGCAATTGATTCTTTAAAGTTATCATATGACAATCCTTGTTTAACTTGTTCTCACATGGATATAATGTATTGTCATAACTGTATTTATCACGAAGACAGTAGTTGGATTACTGCAAATATTTTTAAATAACTAGAACAAATTAATTTAACTGGATGTAGGAGTAACTGCGTATGAGCAAATCGGGTCTACAGTTACGTCGGAGTGCAAAAGCGGCACATTAGGATCACATAGGGATAAGGGTACTGAAATGTACAACAGACTGAGGATGAGAAAACTCACTACTGCATAAAAACAGTGAAATTCTGTAACTATTGTGAGAAGTAGGTTAAATTAATACATTTTAAACATGTATATGGAACAACAATTATATAAGGAAGTACCTGATGGTGTAGGAACTAAATGCATAGAAGTTTCTGAAGAGGAAGTCAAGGTAGCTAAAGAAAAGTATGCCAAGACTGGTGAATGTGATTGTATCTATATCTATGATGAGCCTGGCCACATATATGATTTAAGATATTGTGGCATTTGTGGAAATATAGTTAGCTTTATTTAAGTGATATCATACCAAATATTAAACTCCAGAGTAAACAGGGAGTATAAATAAAGGTTGCCTCGGTAGATAGAGATTATCTATAAATCTTTACTAACCTGATAACTTCTCTATGTTCATTAGAAAATAGGAGGGAAACAGAAATCGAGATAGATCAAAATACGATAATAGGCACTTGCTTGAAAGGATTGATCACCTAGATAGAAGAGTAACAGGCTAATGAGGCGTAGAGTAGATTTCTCAGAGATTCTGATCAAAATCTCTGAAATTTTATTTTTAAAATTTACAGGCTTTCAGGCTTAAGTAAAAGACCAAGTGAATCTTAACAGAGTCAATCCTATGACACTAATTAAGATACTTGCCCAAATCGAGAGCTATATTTTTATCTCCTCAATGACTTGGTAAGAGAGGAGGTTTTTATGCAATTATATCTCGCGAAATGATAAGAGTACGGATGCTTACCTGTTCTCTGATATGATTGCATTTAGACTATAAGAGTTTGACCACTCTTATAGTCACTAATATACATTCATTACCAAATAAAATAATTTACCAGTTTTATCTGCTGATAAGTGGAAGTTGGTAGACTATCTACTTATATAGAATTTATGTTTTCAAAAGACTATAAGCGACTGTTTGAGTGATCATAGAACAGTACACATTTCCCAAGATGTTTCACTTGGCCTGAATGAAAGGATACAACTCTAAGGACCAACGATTGCGCAATATATTTGGATAACTGGAGGTATATTATAGATCCTGGCCTCCCAATAAGAAAATGTTATAGTCTTTTTTAAGGATATTTAATTATTAGTGGCAAATATACCGAAAGGGGAGCTTACTATTAGTGTGTAAAGACGTTTGCTGTAAGCACTATTAAATATCCTCAAGGGCCCTTAGCTTAATGGTTGAAGCAATTGACTCATAATCAAGAGATTACAGGTTCAAGTCCTGTAGGGCCCACATAATTAAAAAATACTAATACAGATGAAAAGCTACGATTTAGATTCTACTCAAGCAAAGAGATATGTTCAAAACAAACTCTTTAACTTTCTTAATCATCTTAGTGATAAAAAGCTAACAGCTTTAGCAGGAAGTAGTCCTAAAGTAGCTTTACAGCAATATCAGAAGTATTTTTTATCAGATAATATTACTTTAGTTGATATTCATCCTGTTGAAAATTGGATTGTTAGAGCATACATTGATGATGTTCCTCCCTCTCATGTTATGGATGTTGATCTTGAAGAGACTATTTTATATGGCCAGTATTCTATAATGAATGTATTCTATAGAATGAATACTATGTTGCTAGGTACAAAGGCTTTACTGTTTACTGTATCTACACGAGGTTCTAGAGGTAGGGAGAAAACAATTGACATCCTTAATAAGACTCTTTATAAAAATACTTTAAAAGTTGAGAAACTACTTACTGAAGAAATTGGAATAGGGTCTAGATATGTTCAACTTATACAACATACTCAATCCTTATATACAATCTCTAAGCTTTACTGTTATAAAGATAGTTCTCAAATGCTTTCAGGACTTATAGTATGGAATTGATATGAAAACTGAAGAAATTACTATTTTAGACAAACCAAACAATGATCTTAAACTTTTATCTGCAAATAGATTAACTAATCCTGCTCATGTAAGAGAGATTATGCAATCCATGGAAAGAGGAGAATGGGTTCCACCAATCTTTGTAAAGGATAATTATATAGTAGACGGGCAGCATCGTTATAAAGCGTTCTGTACACTATGTTCTATTGATCCCAGTCGCTGTTATGAATTAGGAATGTTACGAATAAACTCAAAAGAAGATCCAATTAGCTTGGCTATTAGGTTTAATTCAGGACATAAAAGATGGTTAACTAAGGATTACCTTTATGCTTACTGCGAAACAGGCAGAATTTCCTATTGTCTTTTAAGGGATTTTTTAAAAGATAATCCAGAACTTGAAATTAGGTCTGCAATACAGTTAATTTTGGGCAGGTATAATACTAATGATTTTCAGAGTGGTAGACTTCATATTGATGGTATACTAATAGCATATGCTTCAGAAAGACTTAAAGCTCTTCATAGAGTTAGTAAGATTCTAGAAACGTCAGAGGTATTTAAAAGAGATGTTATACAAGCTTTCTATGTAATATGTAATGAGGTTAATGATGCACCTCGTTTTTATAAATCCCTCTGTAATTTTCAAATGCCTCATAAACACACAAAAACAGAGTGGTTAAAAGCCTATAGACTCTGTTATAATAATTTTACTGAATACTGAGTTTAGTGGTATAGGATTGTTAATTCTATTAAACTGATAGTAGAGGAAGGATACTGTTAATAAGCAGCACAGTTACAGCTTAGTATTATTTACCTGAAACTTTAAGAAGATATGGTAGTCTTCATTTTAATTTAAAGTTTCAAAAGTCAATAGAATATAATTATTCTATGTCTGCTACGAATTTGTATTCGTGTGATTAAATAGAATTTGTAGGGAGCGAGCACTTAATGTATTGCCATGATCTCAGAATCTATTATGAACGCAGATTGAGTAAGGGTCACTATCTCAGCCCATTGCAATTACTATTTACAAGAAAGTTTCTCCTAGGATTTTTAATTTATCTGTTATGAATATATTCCCTAAAACTATCAGCGACAAGATAGTGTACTCTAAAGGGTATACTTATCATGATCCTGTTTTTGGTAAAGATATTAATGTATTTGTATATATCTTTCGGAAAGAGTATAAATCATGGTTTTCAGACAAAATAAAACGTAAATACATTACTGAACTTAGTTATCCAGATATATGGAAACCTGAGATTACTTATGATGGTATATCCTTTAATAAAAATTTTAGTGAATTCCTAAACAATATCAAGAATAAAACTTTTATTAAGTATTTAAATACTATTCACAACTAAACAACAAACTATGCTGCCTATCATACTTATTGCTGCATCAATATTTATTATTAATATAATAAATTTTAACGACGATGATATTATACAATCAGCATTAACAATTTTACTTTCTATAATAGTAGTCCTTTTATCTATCACTTGTGTAGTTGGAGATTCCACTGTTAGTCTTATAATGAATAAATATGAAGAAGGAAAAATAAAAAAAGAGTATACAATTGTAGAGCGAGATACAACATATAAATGGGTTTATTATAATAGTGATTAAATATATGTATTTTCCTAAGCCTCATAATATTTCAATTCATCTAAGTTATTCTGGCAAGTCCCTTTGGTATGTTAGTAGTATTAACCAATGGAAGCCATTTAAGGAATGTCTTAATTATCTAGAATATTCCTCTTGTTATAGAGGAAAATGTGGATCTCTAAAAGCGTTAGTTAGAAAACTTCGAAAGTGGGATGTACCTAGGAATACAAAAGCTAAAGTAATTCTATCTGATGATTCTACAATTTATCTTTCTGCTCATTAAATTATTTTTATGAAAAGAATTAGTTTTGAAACTGCTAAATTAGCCGCTGAAAAAGGATATCCTACCTGTCTGCAACAGTATTATATATCACAATACAGTTTAAGTTCAGAGAACAATATTATTTATCATTACTCAAAAAGAACCTGTGAACTGTATGGCGATTTAATTCCAGCTCTCTATCAGGCGGAATTACAAGAGTGGCTTAGAAATGAGCATGGAGTAAGCGTATTAGTTTACTTAGATGAAACACTTTCATATTTCTGGGTAGTTACAAATCTAGATACAAAAGTTTCGATTGAAGGGTATCACGGACCAGAGAAAGTACAGTGTAAACACTATGAAGCTTGTTTAGAGGAAGGACTAAGAATAGCACTACGTTTATTATGACATACGGGTTGGAGAAGATGGTACCTCATTAGTCTCATAAGCTAAAGACACTAGTTCGAATCTAGTACCCGCAACAGCACTCATTTGAATTACGCAACTAGGACAATGAGAGCTTGTGCATGAATGCGACATGACGACAGGCAGGTGATGGTGACAAATACTACAGTAGGAAATGACTGGGCAGACTGCAACGTTCCATCTAGATACTTACCTCAAGCAAAACTAAAAAAGTATCATTTTTTATACTAATTATCTTAGTTTCAACTATATTATTTATAGCAACCTATAAACTTAAAGAGGGGGGGGGTATGGAAATTGAAGATGCATCTATTATTGACGAGATGGTTGATGATGTTCCTCTTGAAGCCTTAATTGGCTATGATGAGGAGGATATTACAGAATTCGAACGCAGGCAAAAAGAATTCTAATATAAACTTAAGCATTGTAGATAAACCCTAATATTGGAGAGAAGGGGAGTTAAACTAAAAAAAGAATACTCTAATGGTGGGGATTAGAGGATAATATTAACCTAGTGTATCTTAACTTTAACAGAGGTTTTTATTCTAGATTATTATGCGTATTAGTAAAAATAATCATACGTTAAAGGAATAAGTTCTACAATGTTCTAAGGTAAATCGTTTAAAGAAGTCGTAAATCTTTCACAATAACTTGTGTTGTGTAATAAAAGAGCAAGTTCTATGTACAGTTACATGGATTACTCCGTAAATTCGGGGAGTTAAACTGCAGGTTGATAGGAGTAGTTAAACTATCAATGAGTCCTTTGTCTACTAAGGGAGTCCGCTCGTTACAAGTTTAGAGGGAAGAAGTAGAAAAACTTGAGTTAAGGCCAGGAGTATTTAGTTAGCATAAACAATATCCCCAGATTTGTAAATGTGTTAAATACAATAGGTACAACAAGAAGTTTCTGATTGAATAACTTTACTTTCGAAATTCTGTAGTTTTGAGTTCAGAAACTATTATAGGGAGCCAGTATTATTATAGTGAATTGATACTCCTGCAAGGGCATGCGTTACAGAGGAGTATTTTTTTTTATAATTAAATTCAAACCCAATATGTATTTTGCTACTCACCCTATTTACGCAACTTGCTGCGCAGAGACTCTTTATTTGTTAGTTATAGAAATCTTTAAAGATAAGATTCTTCTTGACTATGAAAATGGTAAAATTTTTATTAACGGCAAAGAAGACACCATAACATACTCCTTAGATCAAAATATTCAAACAATCCACAGCCAAATGGAGTCTCGCTGTGTTAGAATAGCAGAAGATAAAGGTTGGTCTATATATAAAGGAATACAGGTCTGTCCCTAGAAACTTGACAATAAATATATAGCACTATGGTAACAAAAGAGGAAGTTATACTATGGTTTACTCGTATACATAACAAATGTAATAGAATAACCACTGCAAATTACTCTCACGATATTGCCTTAATTAGATCATTAGCATTTAATTATGCTGATAAAATAAAGACACAATATGGTGAAATTATGATATATGATAACCTTATACGTATTATAGAATTAGCTTCCAGAGTAACGGCTGGAAACTTAGCTCACAAAATTGCTACTATAAAAGGTTTATGCTTGAGAAATATTGATTTTATTAATGAATTTGGGTTAGTAAAATAATTGCACTACTTTTTATATATAATAGTAATAACACCAAACAATTATACTGATGAGATTTAAAATATATTATATTCCAACTGAGGATTATATCATTGTTTCAGGAGATACTCTTGAAGAAATTCAAGAAAAAGTGAAAAGAGAAACTAGTAAACGAGGATGGAATAATAAAGATTGCTACTCAGAAGAAATATAAAAACAGAAATATTAAAGAAATTTAATAAGCTGTTTATCCTGATAATTTATGAATCTGCCAGTTCATGGAAAAACAGGGATGCCTTGGCAGAGGCTGCTGATAATCTATGATTTTATAGATGAGGCGGAGGTAGAATAATATTTATGAGATTACCTCTTTTTATTTAAAAAGTACCCTTTATGAAAGTCTCCCAGACAAGACAAGGGCGTCTTATTGTTTTCAATAAGATTGGGGGTTGATTGAGAGGAGAATGTGATGAAACTCGCCTTGTTGTACAATAGGGAAACATTAGGTTTGAATCCTATCCAATCACAATAATAAGATAGTGAAAGTATCTGTGCAATAGGTTGTACACTTACAGAAGCTATTTATTATTTATATACCTGTACATATAGTTTCCGATATTGGTTAAGGAAGTATATGGTAAATGCTAGTACCAATCAGGCAAAAATTGTGCTCCACAGCTGGTATATATTTTGTAATAAAAACTTAAGCTTTACCTTAGTTTAAATAGTTAATATGCTAATTTTCAGTTATGACAGATAAATCTGTAAAAATTGGAGTTGTCTTACTTCTTCTTGGAACTTCTTTCCTGATAAGTTTTGTATTTTTCTGTATAGATAATACACGTAGTGAAATCTTCTTTAAACAAAATCAGGAGAGTATAAAATCCTTAGTTTTGCGAATAGACTCTCTTGAGAGAGTTATTAATTCTACGTTTAAAGAGTTAAAAGATACTACTATCATCTATGTCTTTCCACAGGAAATTAAAATCTACTATGATACTAGAGGTAATATTAAAAGTAATTTAAAGTAATGTGGTTTTATCGTTTTGTTATACTATTAGTTAGTATTTCCTTTATTCTTTACTATACTCTAATGACTCTTCAGTTATTAGATACATGTAAAATTACTAGTCGTAAAATTACATGGAAAGTAATAATTCCATTTTATTATTTTTTTAAAAGGTAATTGTGTAATTTAAAAATCTAAAGATGAATTTCAAAAAAATTGTTGCTGCTCTTGTAGTAGTATTTGCAGCTTTCTGCGTGATTTCTCTGGGTAAAATCGGGGAAGATGTAAAGAATGAGACGATTGTAGTCAATCAGTATCCGTTTACTGGTAACATGGAATACTGGACTAGTCCTGGTTTTCACTGGCAGTGGTGGGGCAAAACCACTACTTACTATAAAACTCAACAGTTGTGGTTCGGATCTGACTCTGAGGCTGGCAATCAGCAGGGAAAACCTATTCCTGTAATCTTCAATGATGCTTCAGATGGTATGATTTATGGATCACTTCGTGTAAAACTTCCTACTGACCCTAAATACCTCGCTCGTATTCAGACTGATTATAATGGTATGGATCGTTTAATGAATGATCTTGTTCGTCCGACTGTTACTAAGGTAATTTATGCTTCAGGTCCTCTGATGTCTGCTTTTGAATCGTATGCAGAGAAGAAGAATGACTTGATTGAATATATTACTGATCAGTTAAATAATGGTGTCTACAAAACTGCAATCAAGCGTAGCGAAGTACTTGATGCAATTACTGGAGAAAAGAAAGTTATTAATGTAGCTACACTAATTCCTGACTCATTAGCAGCAGGAGGTTACAAGCGTAGTGAATCCTCCCCATTTGCTTATTATGGACTAGAGATTGGTCAGGTAGCTGTATCAAAGATTGCATATTCTGATAAAGTAAATAGGCAGATTGCTCAGCAACAGGAAGCAAATATGCTTATTCAAACTAGTCGTGCGAAGTCAGCTGCTGCTGCTCAAGAGGCAATTCGTGCTGAAGAGGAGGGTAAGGCACTTGCTATGAAGGCTAAGTGGGAACAGGAGAAAATTAAGGCTGTAGAGGTTACTAGGGCTGAACAGGAATATGAAGTAGCTCGTCTTTCTGCTTTAAAGGCAAAGGAAGATGCAAAACGTATTGAAGCTCAGGGCATGGCAGAAGCTGCAGCAGCACGAGCTAAAGTACTTGCTGGATTGGACCCGTTGCAAAGAGCAACAATTGATAAAGAAACCACAATTGGTGTAGCTCAGGCATTAGCAAACTCAAATGTTCGTTGGGTTCCTGAAGTAATGATTATTGGAGGTAAAGAAGGAGCATCTGCTAATCCTATGGATGCTGTAGGACTGAATATGCTCCTTGATATTGCTAAAAAACAAGGTAAAAATAATTAAATAACACAGATGGCACATCCTAAAATGAAGGCTATTACAATGCCCTTTAAAGAAGTTAAAGTAGATGAAGAAGGCAACCCTGTTTTTGATAAAAAGACAGGAGAACTTTCGTATAGAACTGTTTACCGTAGAGTAAGGCATAATGCTCTATACTTACCTAATTACAAAGCAGAAAAGCCTACCTGCTAAATCAAAGGTGTAGTCTCTATAGTAGAACACTATAGTTTCTTCTAACACGATAAAGGAAAAACCTTTATTAAGAAGAGAGGCCCATATAAAAATTATGAAGCTCTTAAAAGACGATAAATATTGCCTATATCTCTTTGATCGGAGGTATAGGCTCTTTTTAATTTAAATTTTATGGTAGATAATTTTGAACTAATTCGAACATTACTAAAATTTGAAAGTAAGGATGATTTTTACTTTATTCAAATTTTACAACGTTCAAAAGATAATCCTGAAATAGGTGCTAATAATAGATTAGTAAAATCCTATTATATTCGTTCTTTAGAATATTTTGATTCTAAGAAAAACGAAATTAAGCAGGTTTGTGAATTATATAAAGCGAGAGCTTATATTCATCTTACAAAACGTAGCTATAAAGATGTAGCTTTGGTTTGTTTACAAAACTTAGTTGAACGAATTCGTTATGATCAAGTAGATGAAGTTTATCGCTGTTATGATTCAGCATGTGGCGTAAGCTATGTTAAAGCAGACAAAACTTGGGTTGTTGACATTGACGAACCTATAGATAATCGCGCTGTAAATAATATTTTGTTATTTATTGAACGAGAATGTCAACCTATAGGTTCAAAGTTTAAAGCTTTAATTCCTACGAAAAGTGGTTTCCACTTGATTACTACTCCTTTTGATATGTCAACTTTTGCAAAACAATATCCAAATATTGATGTACATAAGAATAATCCAACGTTGTTATATTTTAAAGGATAAAAACAAACCGCAAAGAGCAATGTCGCGGTATATAAATGACAGAGCGGGTTATGCCTAATAGTATGCTTTTACCTTTATACAGAAAAAGGTGGTAGTTTGGTTGTTTGGTGCCAATAAAAAGCACGGTAGTCCTGAGTGAATCCAACGAAATATTCAGGTGGCTTTTAGAAATTTCACATCGAAATTTTAGTAATAGTTCTTGAGTTATAAGAATAGTATAATGATGTACTAGTCATTGTTATATAATTGAAACAACAAACGTTTTAAACTATTACGAACTCCTAAGGTATGAGTTGAAACTACCTTAAACGGGCCTGTCAGGTTTTTGACATTCAAGATAGTGGGTAATAATTCATGTAGGAGCTGATATAACTTCTTTAACAACTGTATCAAAAAATAAACGCTAAGAAAATTTTCCATAAGTTGACTAACAAAGTTATGTCTCTTATAACATCAATGAATACTCAGGTAGTACTAGCTGCCTAGGTTATGTAAATTAGGGAAATAATAGATTTTAAAAAGGGGCTATATTATTGTACCCAAACCAGAGCCCCTGAGGCTATGATAGGTCAACAGTCTATTAGGTAACTCTATAAGAGTGCTGTTAGGGGTATACTTATTGATTAGATTTTTGTAGAGAACCTAATCTAAACATGTAAATAAAACTGTTATTGTCAATTAGATGGACGCGGGTTCGACTCCCGCCATCTCCACTAAATTCTTTAAATTATGAAATCATTATATAATATTGGAGATACTGTTATAGTGAAGTCTAGATATGATGAAGGGTGTAGCCAATTGAGTTATAGGTTTGTATTCCTACCTAACATGATTAAGTGTTATGGAGGGAAAAGTCTTACTATTTTAGGGGTAAGCTACAGAGGAGAAAATTTTAATAACCAAATTGAGGATGATGGACACTGTTACACGTTAAAGGAAGATGAACGTAACTATTGGTGGTCATCTAGTATGTTTGAGCCTGAATTTTAATAATGAAACTTACGTCACATGATATTCTTACTAGGTCAGGGTGTTTATCAAGGTTATTAACAATAGTTAGCTGGATGATTATTATATTAATTATTAATTTAATATTTTATTTTATAGAATGTTAAAGAAACTTAGTTTAATATTCATTCGTTTTGCACCTTTCTTACTAGCACTGAACATCTTATTTAAATATTACTACGTTACTATACAGTTTCCACAGTAATTATTAGTTGTGTAGATCTAGTAACGGTTATAATGGTACTTGTAGGCCTTATTATTTTATCTTTTACATTCAAATTTTGTATTTACCACAGAATTTTGTTGTATTGTGTTCTAGTGTGCTATTTATTACACTTTGTTAATAACATATTAGGGATGAACTTCTTTGTTGCTATATTAACATATTTCTTTGCGATGATTGTTATCACTCTGATGATCATTGTTATTTATACTTATTTAAAAGAGAAGCAAAAGTAAGTGTTAGTTATTATACTGAATAGTAATCTCAAAAATTTGTACAAATTATAGAAATAAGTGTACAAATATTTGGTTATATTGACTTTTATCTTTATATTTGTGGTGGATTCTACTAAGAATTTGACTCTGCTCGTTGGTGTACTTGGTTTGTGCACGTCACGCTTTGAACGTGAAAGTTAAAGTTCGAATCTTTAACGAGCAACTATTAAAATTAAATAAATATTTCTTATATATAATAAATAATACTATGGCAACGGTACTAATTAACTGTCTAATATTACTATTTCTTTTTATCTGGTTTGTGGTAATAGTACTATGTACTATCCTTTACTTTAAAAGTAGAAATGAATCTTTATTTTAATATATTAACTAGTATTAAAAGAAAATATGTAAGAGATTATTATAACTTTTTTGTAAAACTGTCTCTTATAGATACTATAAAGAGTTCTAAAACAAGGTTAAGTGTATGAATGCCTTAGTTATTAATGCTGCAGGGAAAGGAACTAGAGTAAGAATGAATATTCCTAAGCAGTTTATAGATATCAATGGATTTCCTATAATGTATTGGACTGTTGAGAAGTTTGTCAGGTTAAAACTGTTTAATATAATTGTTATAGTCTCTTTACCCGAATATATTCCTCCTCTTCAGAAGCTCTTTCCATTTTCTTATATCAAAATTATAGAAGGAGGGTACTCATGCTTAAGATCTAGAATTGCTGGTCTTGAATATATAATGACCTACTATTCTTCTATTGAAAAAATTATGTTTCATGATTCTGTAAGACCTTTTCTCTCTCCAAATTTAATTATAAGATGTTTATCCTCTTGTAATTTTGATAATTCAGCTGTTGTTCCTTATATTTCAACGGTTAGTACCTTAAAAGATTTTAATTCATTACATGTTCCTGGAGTAAGAAAAGAACCAGTTGCTATTTTACAGACTCCTGAAACTTTCATACTTAGAAGTCTTTATGATGTAATCACAAAGATTAAAAATATAGATGATTATCAGACTCTGCCTGATTTGTACGAGCATAATGGAAATAAATGCTTATATATCTCAGGAGAATTTATGAATTTTAAAATTACTGGTCCTGATGATCTAGAGTTAGCTAAACGTTTATTTGATGGTAGACTTAAGTATTAAATTACCAGATAACTTTTTTGATGCAGAAGTAAAAAATGGATTTTTGGTATCTAAAGAGAGAAAAGAACTTTGAGGAGTTGAATTAGATTTATTGCAACAGTTTAAAAATATCTGTGACAGGTATCATTTGAAATACTATTTAGATGGAGGGACATTACTTGGTGCTGTTAGACATGGTGGGTTTATTCCATGAGATGATGATATTGATATTGCTATGCCTAGAACAGACTATGATAGATTTCTAGAGTATGCAGTTAAGGAGTTGAGTTACCCATATTTTGTTCAGAATGACTGAACAGATAGTACCTTCTATTGCTGCACTAAACTAAGAAGAAGCGATACAACATGTATTCACAAAAAGGACTTAGAGGGTCATTTTACCTTTAACCAGGGGATCTTTATAGATATATGTCCCTTTGATAATGTTCCAGATGATCTAGTTGAGAGACAAAAGTTTATGCACCAGTTACACTTAATTAAACTAGAAGCACTGGCTGTAAAAACAAGAATACAATGCTATGATTCTTCTAAGGAAAACACATCTAGACTTTTATATCTTAGAGAAAAATATCAAGAGCTGCGACAACGATATAATATACTCTCCACAGAATCATTTGGTAATCTTACATTTCCAAATAAGATGCAAAGCCTCAGAAATGCTAGAGACTATAACAATAAGGTTTACCTTAAGTTTGAGTGAGGAATGTTTCCTGCTCCAGAAGTATATTTAAGTGTTTTAACTAACATATATGGAAATGACTTTATGGTGCCAATGCCTGGTAGAAGCATGCATGATGAGCTTCTTGTGAATACTTCCATAGGATACAAGGATAACTATAACCAATTTATGTCATTATAAGTTATTTCTAAATTTGACATTAACGGCGTAACAGCTCGTAACATATAAATTAATTACTTATATGGAGCTTCTGTGGCAATAAAAATCAGACGTGCAAAACTACGATAGTGTTTATTGGCTCCTTAGTTCAGTGGTAGAATGTCAGTTTTGTAACCTGAGGACGTTGGTTCGAGTCCGACAGGAGCCTCAATAATGAATACGATTAGGAAAGAAATTTTAAAATATAGTATAAAGGTCTTTTATTTTTCTTTGTAAATAAAGAAGTTTAAATCTTACATATTATCTTATTTTTTTAATTATGATTAAAAACCGTCCTAAGTTATTAGTTGAATATTCACAGAATTTTGATGTGGGTTCTCATATACTATTTATTATTGTTTATCCCGATACTAGTACAGAAATATATAGTGGCATGATAGATACTATAGGATTTGAAGGCAGCTACTATGTAAAAATAAACAATTATGATAATAGCATAATCTTTAGTAAATTAAATATAGACAGAGCATTTTTTATTAAAAATATAATGGGAGTTGGAGAACTAAGAGGATCCTGGCCAGAAGTTCCAACACTGGATATGCTTAGAAAGAGTATTGAAGCTCTTGAATGTTTTGATGAATTTTAAAATAAAATATTATGTTGATATTATTCTTAATAATTTATTTAGTATCTCTAATTGGTATCTACACAATTCTATATATAGAGTGGAGCAATAATACAAGCTGCACTGAAAATACAATTGAGGATTTTAATAAGTATATTATAATATATACTGATTATGTACCAGTCATTCTATGGATCCCTATTGTTAATACTATTATACTAATATATTATATTTTTGTATACGTATACAATAAAATAAAAACTATTCGTATTAGATAAAATTAAATTTTAATTAATTCCTAAAAATTTATACTAAACAATAGGAATAATTAATAAATAGAGCATAGCCGTTAGGAGCCTCTATAAATAAAAGAGGATTATCGAGAATGGGGTGTGGAAGTAGCACGAGAAATTTGGGATTTCTAGGGGATAGAGCATTACTATCATTCTCGACTAATTAATTTATAATCAATAACATATGAAGTTTAATATTGATAATCTTTCTAAGTGTAAAAACATAACAGAATGTGCTAGATTATTAGGATATAATTATTATAATGGTAATGTGAAAAAGAAGTTAGTAGCAGCTTATGATAAGATTGGATTTGATCTATGATCTCACTTAAAATCTATTAACAAATCTATAAAACGTTTTTGTCTTAATTGCGGAACTTCTTTAAAGAGAAGACAATATAAATTTATTTAAAATGAAAGTTATAGTAACTTATAAAGTGTTAGCTCATGGCAAACCAGTAAATTTTACTGTATTAGAAGATAGTACTTCTATATTATCGTGTACTGGGCTTATTTATTCGCGTGGTCGTAGAAATTTTATTAGCATGGCGAATAATAACAATAGTGTTGTATTTGATGCTCTTGGTCTTAATGCAAAAGAATTTGTATGGGAAATAACAGGAGAGCATTGTGAAGGTAGTTGGCCTGAAAGTAGTACACTAGATAAACTTGGGAAAGTTTTAGAAGCTCTTGAATGTTTTAATGAATTTTAAAATTAAATAGAGTAAGCAGCCCAGTTGGTCAAGGGCGCTAGATTGTGGTTCTAGTACGGTTAACCAGACACATCGCAGGTTCAAATTCTGTCTTACACCCACGTTCATATAGCTCAATAGGTTAGAGTAACGGGCCTTTAACCCGTGGGTTCCACGTTCAAGTCGGGGGGGGGTCACATAAAATTTTATAGATATGTTAGATATATTAAAAAAAAATGGTTTTTATCCAAGTTTCATGTTCACAAATATGAAGTAATCGAGGAAGATGAAATAGAAGTATGGGCAAATCCTAAGGGTCAATATCCTATAAAGCGATATCGTGTATTTATATAGAAGTGTAAAGGTTGTAATCATATTAAATCTTATAAAGTAAAGATATAATGTTTATATTACTAAATAATATTTCTACAAATACTTTTGCAGAGTTATATGTAATAAATATATAAAATGTACTGGACTGTGGCTGAGTGGTTTAAGCACCAAACTGTTAATTTGGGTAACGTAGGTTCGAATCCTATCGGTCCAGCAAAATTATATTTTATGGATGTTAAATGGTTATCTAGTAGATCTTTCATAGTTGGAGGTACTACATATACTGTACAAGTTCCCATTACTTTAGATGAAGCTTTACAAGAAATACAAACAACACTTTCTAAAATTAGAGAGAAGAAAAAGTATTATGAAGGATTACTAAAGAAATTAAATTTTTCTGATCCCTTTTTAAATAAAGCTCCAATCAAAGTAATTGAGGACAAAATAAAAATTGAAGAGGATACTTATAAAATGTTATTCTTCCTTAACAATGAAGAATACAAATATACACTACATTTAAAAATCATTTTAAGAGTACTTGATTTTGTTAACATGGCATATCATGAACTTGACTATAAAATGAGATATAAATTAATTCCTAAAGATTTAGACTAAATGATAGGTGCTAATCCATTATAAATGTGAAAGGCTCTCAAGATATATCTAAATGGTAGGAATGATTCGGAGGGTTGTCAGAGTTGGTTTATTGTGTCACTCTTGAAAAGTGATGTACGTGATGAGCGTACCAGGGGTTCGAATCCCTTACCCTCCGCAAAACTATTTACTTGAAGATAAACAGTACAATGAGTTGGGTGAAGGTTCGAATCCTGTTACCTATTCAAACAATTCATATTTTAAATTTATTTGAAATGAAGATTTCAGTTTGTCCTGTAAATTATAATAGTGATGAAACAGCTATAATTTTTCATTGTTATAATAGAAATCATAAAAATACTATGGTAGTATATGGTATTTTTGAAACAGAAATTTTTGAAATAAAGAAAGCAAAAATTGTTGATTTAAGAATTTTTGAAAATATGGTTAAAAAATTAAATAATTTTGGATTTACAAATGAAAACTATAATAAAAATAATCCTAGTTATCTTAGTAATATTCAGTGTTTCATGCGGAACAATAAAACCTAATATTATGATAGGGCCTACTGGAGATACACAGAAAACTTATATTGAAGATATAAAGTATTACAATAATACTAGTAATTAACCCAAATTAGAAGTATAGTCTATAACCGCTTATTACTCTAATTTAAGAAAAATATGAAGCTTTGTAAGTTAGATTCTTTGTGGTGGGTGTTTGTGCACCCTATAGAAGAGTTTAAATCATTAGAAATGTCTATTAGATTTAAAATCTTGAAGTTATCAAAATTTTTTGACTTTGATATTCAACTATTTGGTACTTGTTATTATTTATTTATAAACATCAGTATATTTGGCTTGCTTGATTTCCATATTAGTTATAATAATAAGGGGGATCATGCAGGCTTTCGTTTTAATATTGATATTCTTGGACTATATTTTGAGTTTAATATTTGTGATATTAGACATTGGGATTTTGACCAAGAATGTTGGGAAAAACTAGTTTAATATGTTAACACTACAAAAGCTTAAGGAATTAAAACAAGCTAATAGGGATAAACTTGTTATCTATAAACTTTTATCTACCATTATAGGGGAGTGTGAGCAAATCTCAAAGAACCCCTCTAATAATGAGATTGTTAGAGTATTACAGAAAATGTACAAAGATAATAATATTACCTTGAAAGAGTGTTCTAGGGATAGAGTTAATCTGATTCAAGAACTAAACGAGGAAAATAGCTTTTTATCTCAATACTTACCTACTCCTCTTACAGATGAAGAGTTATTAGCACTTATTGGATCCCAAATGTCTGAAGGTAAAAGAATGCCTGATATCATGAAGTATCTGAGTACTAATTACGAGAGTCGTTATGACAGTAAAAAAGCTATCTTAATAATTAATTCACTACTATAATGAAAAAGTATCCATATACTATAATATCATCTAAACAATTCCTTTTATTTTACAGCAGTCTAGTTAAATTTGGGTATAGGCCACATTTCAACTTTCAGATATACATGAAAAGTAATGAAATCCAGAGCTCTGTTGTTGTTTTAGATGATATAGGCGTGTTTGGCTTTTTTTGTTTTTACCCAGATCTTAGCAATTTAGATCCTAATATAAAACGCATTTTTATAGAGGATTCATATAGGTTTCTTCGATGTGCTGCCAAGTATAAAGACCACTTAGAATTTTAAGTTAATATTTTATTACTATGAAAGAGATAAATATTATTAACATTATAGGTGAAGGATACAATTGTAATATTAATTTCAATCATGTTATATCTTGTTTTCATGATACAGATGAAAAAACTGTTTGTTTAACGTTTAATACTGTGGTTGATAACAACTCACTTAAGGTTAAATACTTAAACGTTATAGAAGTTAATTATTTAGGTGAATAACTGTAAAAATAAAACTTATGATACCATTCAAAGTATTATTGTTAGAATATAATAAAAATAAACCAACCTATTATGATATAATGCCTTACCTAGTTAGAAAGTATAATGATGCTTATAAAGCAGATAAACCTTCTAAAGAAAGTTTTGAGCAGTGTAAGGATTTTGTAACGAGAAAATTAATGTATCAATACTGGGCTAGATGTGAATATGAATTTATAATTGCACATTGGCCATACAAAGAGGATAGCCCACTGAAAGATTCTTATAAAATAGATATATTTGAGCAATGTAAGATGAATATAGATATTATTACTAGAGTTTTTATGAAGAATATTCAAAAACTTTAGTTGTATTGCTCCTATAGCTCAATTGGATAGAGCAACAGCCTTTAATTGTTGGAGCACGTTTAAGCGTGAAAATTGTGGTAAATTCGGTAAAAGTGAAATAAGATGGTAAAATCTATACGAATCAGCTTTCTAAGAAAGTCTAAGGTCCTGAAATATGGGTAGCTGATAATACCGAGCTAAATTAGAGTAGATATACTGTGAAGAATATAAGTTTTCTATACTGCGTAAAATAGGTAGAGTACTTAGTAGGTTAAAAATTAAAAACATATACTTCTTTAAGTTTCTGTTTACTCTATAAATGTGTAGAGACTAAACACTGCACTTGTTTATCAAGTTGATATAGTCCAGACCACAAATATATACCACTGGTGGTATATAGCAGTGAAAACTGTAGTGGTAAGCTAAGCTGTAGGTTACAGGTTCGAATCCTGTTAGGAGCACTAATAACATTATAACATGGAAAAAATAAAAACGTACTGCTCGAATTGTCGCAAAGAAACTATTCATGTAATTTGAACAGAAGATGGATACGGAGCTTATGGTGTCTGTAGAGTAATTTCTTCAATATTATCGTTAGGAATGTCCAACTTATATTGTGATACTATTTGTAAGTGCCTAAGCTGTAATAGAAAAAGAATAATCAAGTAACGAAAATTTTATCTAACTAAAATATAATTTATGGAATTCTTATATTGCTGGGTTATATGTATAATTATTAATCATATTATTCTCTATGTTTATTGGAGGATAAAATCTAAAGAAGGAACTACTCTAGGAGATATGTATTTATACTATACTGAGGATAAATATATTAGTAATTTTATCTTTATAGTATTCGTTTGGACTCCTTTAAATTTTATTCCAATTATTGCTTGTATTATATTAATAATTTTTAGTTTATTTTCTCATTTAAGAATTAGATGACTATGAAAATACTTCTTTGGGTAGATGACGCCCGTAATCCAATGGAAGATGATTGAATGAACTTCAGTCCAATTGGAAGAAATTGTAAAGTTGTATGGGCCCAATCTTATCAAGAAGCAATTGATTTTCTTGAAAAAGAATGGCCTGACTCTATTTGCTTGGATCATGATTTAGGAGAGGAAAAATCTGGATATGATATAGCCAAGTATATTGTAGATAAATGTATAGATGAAGGGTATATCCTTCCACAATTTGCAAGTCAATCTGCAAATCCTGTAGGTCGAGCAAACATCTTAGGAATATTAAATAACTATAAAAGAATAACTCAGAAAATTTCAACTTGGTAATAATGGAATCACATATTACTTTTGATACTGCTAAACTTGCAAAGGAAAAACATTATATGGATGGAAATAGAATATCCAAACTATTTCCAAAATTAGGATATGTAAATTGTAGCCCTTGTTATGATGAAAAAGGAGTGCTTTGGAATTGTAAGTTTTATGATCCTACAGATAATTATTATTTAGCTCCAACTCAATCTAAACTTCAAAAATGGTTAAGAGATATTCATAAAATACATATTATAATAATTCCCACTATTCATGGATATTGGACATACAAAATCGTTGATATTCAGATGGATCCTTCTAAGAAAATTGTAAGACCTCCTCATAGTATAGAGGCAAGTGGAGTAGATTATAATACATATGAAGAAGCTTTAGAATCAGCTTTTTTGGAAGCTTTAAAAACATGGATATAAAATGGATATACCTTCTAAAATTTTAGCTTATTGGGTTCCTTCTATAGTAGTTATACTTATAAGTTTGAATCTACATTACTCTGAATTTAGTAACTATGTAAATACTAATTCATATCAATGTGAGATTATAGGAGGAGAAAAGATATCTGGAGACTATAAAACTAATGGTAAGATGTATCTTATTGCAAAAGATATAAAAACTAATAAAATACTTAGTTTTGAGGCTACTCCAGAAGATTACCATATGTACCATAACAAACCTGGTGCTATATTAACATATAAACTTAAAGGGTGGGTAGTATCTAATAACAAAACATACAAAGTGTATAGAGATATTTTTATAGTGTCAATTGCTCTTTTATTTGCAATTACTATAGGATCTCTAATAATGTCAGAGTATGATTCAACTTTTATACATTTTGCAAAATCTTCAGCTATTTTATTTGTTACTACTATTATCTCTTATAATCTTATTATATAATATGATTTATGATCCAAAAACTAATATTGTCTTTTGGGATGAACTTTTAAAAATTCCCGAGTTTAAAGCATTATCAGAAACTCCTCAGAATATACTTTGGCATAAAGAGGGAGACGCTTTCACCCATACTTGTATGGTTACAAAATGTATGTTGAAGCATATTGAAAATAGTAATGAAGTACTTTTTCAAGACATAGACTATCGAAATATTCTAGTCTTTGCTGCTCTATTACATGATATAGGTAAACCAGTTACTACAAAAAAGGAAGAAGATGGACTTTATCACTGCAAGGACCACGCTATTAAAGGAGTTCCAATTGCAGAACATATCTTAGATGTATACGTCTCTGATATTAAGCCTCAATATAAGAGGGCTATTCTTTCTTTGGTAAGGTGTCACATGCAACCTCTCTATATTTTAAAACAAAGAGATATCAAGTCAGCTATTTTAAGATTAGTTAATAATTTAGAGTATATCGACTTTGAAGCATTGCTACTATTAAAGAAATGTGATTGTGAAGGATCAATACCTGAATCAGATGATCACCATGAGGAAACTTTGAGGAGTGTACGTGAATTATATTATGAGGTGTGTAGTTATCCCGCACAAACTAAAGTTTGGATTGAGAAGTTAAAAGATACTAATACTTGTAATTATAAACCAGGTTGTCATCCAAATGGAATCAATAAAGGATATCTTACTCAAGGATATTTAAGTCTGCCTATAACCGTAGGATTCAGAACTTGTCTTGGATTTTGCTTTTCAACTTCTCCTGTAACCAAGATCGTAGATAAAAACCATTTTCATACTCAAAATTCCGTATATAAAATTACAGAAGTAAAAGATAGTGAGCTCTAATTTGTTATGGCTCCTAAACTATAAGTGATAAAAAATTAAACTATGCATTATTTATTATATAATGGTAACAGTACAAATACTGTTTTATTTATCTTAAGCAGGCACGGATATACATTAAACTATCCTAAGGTAAGTATATCTTTATTACTTTCAGGACACCCTTATAAGATTTTAATTGATACGAATAAAAAATCTTATTATGTTGTCGCATATAATCAAAATATTCATTACCTTACTGGGGATGGTAATGTTTTTTGCTCAGATGATCATAATACTATCTTTAGGGAATTAGGTATTAATAATATAGAAAAGAACCAGCTTGCTCTATATAGTAACATCATTCTAAGGTCAGAAGAGGATCTATTACGATTACTTGATTCACCTAAATTAGGATCAAACGAAATATCTATTATGGATCAGTTTAAAGAAATTCTAGGTAAAGAAGAAAATAAGCTTGAAGATAATGAAACAGATTCTAATCTTAATGATGATTTTAAGTCTGAGTTTTTACCAGGACGAATAGTACAGTTAACAGTTAGAGACCAAGAATACCTTGGATTTATTATCTCCTCTGGAACTATTATTTATGCTAACAATAAAGGAGAAATTAAAGGTTATTTAAGGGGCTGCTTGGATTCCCCTAAAGATGGTAACTTCTATCAAGTTAAGAAGATCTTTGTTCCAACACCATATTGTTTCAAGCTTAGTGACTATAAGAAAATGGATGTTGCTTGGCCAAAAGTAAAAAATAAGGTTGTAAAGAAAACAGTCTCAGAAATTGAGGAAGAACTTGGACTAGAACCAGGTACTTTAGAGATTCAACAGTAAAGCAAAATTGAAATTCTGTTTTTATCATGGGTAAATTTATTCGAGGTAATCAATTAGACGAATATAATAGGTACGAGGAAGAGATTACTCGTCCAAATAAGAAAAAGAAAGTAAAAAAGTTTAGGGATACTGAAGAACAGAAAAACAAACTAATTAAAAGAGACTAAAAATGACGTATGGGTTAAATGATATTTGTTTAGTACCAGCTAGAACCAGTAGAGTAGAACATCGTGCAGACTGTAATCCATATAACTTTGATGGTATGTTACCGTTATTTACTGCTCCCATGAATTCTATTGTTAATGAAAATAATTATGAAGTTTTTCTTAGAAATAAGATCAATACAATTATTCCAAGGGGAGTAGATTATGGCAAACGATGGGAGTTGTCTACAAGGACGTTCGTTGCACTTGGCTTGTCTGAGTTTGAGAAATTTATTATAGACTTTGAAAATATATATGATACTACAAGTGATATCCGTTACGTGTGCATTGATATTGCTAATGGCCATATGTTAAAGTTAATTGATCTATGCTCACGAGCAAAGTCTATGTTTGGAGGTCGATTGTCACTGATGGCGGGTAATATTGCGAACCCTGATACTTATACTGATTATTCACTAGCAGGAATTGATTTTGTACGAATAGGTATCGGAGGAGGTTCTGTATGTACTACTTCTGCTAATGGTGGAATACACTATGCAATGGCTTCTTTAATTAAAGAAGTTGCTGATAAAAAGTGGGCTATAGAAAAATGTATTGAAGAAACAAAAGTAGTTAATATAGCAGGAGACTCTGGCTTTTACTCGGGTTGTAACTCAATAACTCATCTATACAAAAGTGTTCCATTTATTATTGCAGATGGTGGGTTTGATAATTATGATAAAATTATTAAAGCATTAGCTCTCGGAGCTGATTATGTAATGGTTGGGAAACTCTTTGCACAGTCTCAAGAAGCCTGTGGGGAGTTACTACCTATTACAGACTCAAATCTAAAATTTAGACGTAAGTACTATGGTATGTCCACTAAAAAAGCACAAATGGAAACAGGAAACCAAGAACTTAAAACTGCGGAGGGTATTGAAACTGTAGTTCCAGTTTTATATAAGTTACAAGATTGGTGTGAAAATTTTGTTGATTATTTAAGGTCAATGATGAGTTATTCAGATTCTTTTGACCTTTTAGAGTTTAAGAAGACTAAATATAGAATTGTTAGTCCCTTAGAATATTTATCGTTTTACAAATAAAAATAAAAAAAAATCGTTATGTTTACCAAAGGAGACAAAGTTACTATTAAGAATCTTGATTGTTTACTCAATGACAACCTACTTAAGAAAGCAGAAGATTTAGAAGGTGTTTATCATAACCAAGATATGAAATATGTCTTATTTTCTGATTTTCCTTATTTTGGTGATACTGCTACTATCGATGATATAGACCAGAATGATAAAGATATTCCATATTTTCTATCTATAGGCATATGGGTACCTGAATTTATGATTATCCCATATGACGAGGTTGTTCCTAACCCTGAACCTAAAGTTAACCCAGTAGAGGATAATGCTGACCAAAAGGTATATGTTAATAAATTTAATAATAAACCATTTGGAAAAGTATTCCTCAAATTAATTGCTCTTGATGAGAAGATCGCAGAATTCTCAGCTACTCAATTTAGCAAACTAAAAAAACACGAACTACAGTATATTGCAAAGCTTCTACAGGACCATGGGGCTGAATTTGCTGATTATAATAAGTTAACCCAAAAGGAACTGGCTGTGTACTGCTATAATAAGGCATTAGAACTATAGTATGTTAAAGCTTAGAGTTTTCAGTCCAAATACAAGTTGTGCCCCTTTGCGTAGTATACCTTTTAATCAAAGAGTACTACTACGTTTAGGGAGCACAACTCCTTTAATTTCTAAATATAAATATTTGGAAATTAATACTATAGAGGGAGTTAAAACTTCTGGGAACAAAATATTAATGAAGCATGCCTTTGACAAGGCAGGTGTATCTCATAGTGAGTGGATTAGTTCTTCTAACAAAGCAAGTATTTATAAGTTTTTCATGCAGCACAAAATTCTTATAGCAAAACATAAACATTCATCGAAAGGGAAGAATATTTATTATATTGATAATCCCAAATCTTTAGACAATCTATGTAATAATGTCAATATAAAAGATTTTGTGTTTGAAAAGTATTACTTCTTTCCAAATGAATATAGAGTACATGTTGATGTTCATCATGGTTGTTTCTACGCCTGTAAAAAGGTGTTGAGACAAGATGCTGAAATACAGTGGCATAAACATGCTGACAACTCAACATTTGTTTTAGTAACGAGAGAGCACAAATTACCTGGATGTTGGGAAAATATAATTAGTGATTGTATTAAGGCATTAAAGCAAATGAACCTTACAATTGCCTGCTTTGATGTATTGTGTGGTGGTGATAGTTATATCATTGTTGAAAGTAATACAGCTCCTTCTCTGGCTTCTTTTGGAATAACTCATTATGGAAATCATTTAAAAAAGTACTATGATACTAGATTTTAGAGGAAAAGAATATAGATGTAATTACTATGCTGGTAATTACTTTTATAAAAATAAGGCTTGTTTTAGTGACGGGGGTGATCAAGGAAGATTTAATGATTATTATTATGCTACTATTATATGGCCTAGAGGTAAACAAGTTCAGCTTAATTACTGTGCATTTGATACGAGAACATTAATTGAGTACTTTAAGGAAATCTCAAGACTACTAGGGTTTACATTAATATCTCTTGTACGGAGGAAACATTCATACGAATTACAATTTAAGTGTGCTCCTGACCATAGATTCTTTGTCTACGTTGCTATGTATATTAGATATGTATACGAAAATCCTTTTTGGTTATTATTACACGCTGCATGGCAAAATAGAGCAAACTTCCCAGAATTGGATATTACTCAAATTATGCAACTTTATATTACATTGTTTCATGATGGAAGAAGATGTCATTGCCCAGGATTAGATGGCCTAACATTTTATAACATTAATCCTAAGTGCCAGTTTAGTTTAATTAGAAGAGACTTTAACTATAATGAAAGTTTTTGTAAGATTATAACTAAACATAATAGTTTGTGCTTTCTTCTTCGAGTATTTAACTCGAAGCAATTACCTCAAATTGTCAGGGGAATTAATTTTATAGCAAATGAATACTATGCTAAAAACAAAAAAAGTATATGTCGTTGGTAATCAAGTATACTATGCTAATTTCATTACTAAGCGGGAGCTAGTAGATGATATTAACGATGCAGATATTATTATTTTTACAGGTGGAGATGATGTATACCCTTCTCTGTATAATTGTAAACCTCATCCCACTACTTATTCTAATTTACAAAGGGATCTTGATGAAAGGGAGGAATTTAAAAAAATTAGACCTGATCAGTTAGCTGTGGGGATCTGCCGTGGGTTAAATTGTGGCTCACGTTAAACAGGGTGAATTGCTGGAACGCTGAGATGCCGATCAGCAGCCAAGCTTGGATAGAAATATCCTTGAAGGTTCAACGACTAAAAATAAGACTAAGTTCTGTAAGATAACCTCAGAATATGTCAATAATATTTTCACGAGTGCCCTGAATTTCATATATATGAAATTAAGATATAGTCTGAACTATAGAGAATAAAATCTATAGAAGTATAGGATAAAGAGCCTATACGATAACAAAATAAATGCGCAATTTTTATGTGTTATGAATGGTGGCATACTTATTCAGAATGTAGAAAATCATGCTATTCGAACAACTCACCCTATTACAGAGGTAAGTACGGATAAAATATATGAAATTACTAGTACACATCATCAAATGCAGTATCCATTTATAATACCAGCTAAGTATTGGACATGTTTGTTTTATTCAACTGGTCGTCGGTCAAGTATATATGAGGGAGATAATGTTAAGTTTCCTCCTTATGAACCTGAAATTGTTTTGTATGACAGGCCAAATCTTCCAAAGTGTTTGGCTATCCAAGGACATCTTGAATATATGAGACCTGAATCACCAATTGTTATAAGAATAAATGAAATAATTGATAAATTAATATCAGATGAAAATTAAAAACGTTACAGTAGGAGCGGACCCCGAGTTGTTCATTTTTAATACAAAAACAAACCAAGTAGTATCCGCAATTGGAATAATTCCAGGGGAAAAAGGTAAACCATATACTAAAGGTATGCCAAAAGGATTTGGTGTGGAGATTGATTGTATTTTGGGAGAATTTAATATTCCGCCCTGTACTTCTGGTAATGAGTTTGTAGATTCTATTAAATATATGAAAGATTGGATTCGTAATTGGATTAAACAATTCGATAACAATCTTGATATTTGTTGTAGTGCATCTATGCCTGTACCTGAAGATCAGTTACTTGATCCTAAAGCAAATGAAATTGGATGTTCTAGTGATTATGATGCTTATACGGAGCGTGAAAACGATAAGCCGCAAGGTTATCCTGATAATAGAAGAGTGGCGGGTCAAATGTGGGCCCGAAGGTATAGTAATATATCTTAAGAATAGTTCAAAAACGGTGAACGAGAATTGTGTTAACAAACTAAAAAAAATCGAAAACTTTATAATTTTTTATATTCTGAAGATACTATTTCTTTAAAACGTAAAAAAGATAAAGTTATTAGATATCTTGAATACCGTGCTAATTTAGCTGTTAACAAGGCTAAACAGTGTAAAGCGTAGAGATTGAAACTTAGAAATAAGAATAAAATATCTCCAAGAGTGAACTACCCATACAGATAAAGCTGATGGTGAAAATGTACGCTGAACTATAGAAATACAATAGATCTATAGAATCTAGGGATAAAAAGCCTTAGAGATAACAATTTTGTCACACATTCACATAGGATATGATAACCCTGATTTTGATACATCTGTTAAGCTTATTAAGTTCTTTGATCTATGCTGTGGAGTTCCTTCTGTATTATATGATAGAGATACTTTTAGAAGAACTCTATATGGTCAAGCAGGAAGTTTCCGTTGTCCTAAGTGGGGAGCAGAAGCAAGATGCCTAAGTAGCTTTATGCTTAATGACGAATATCTTCCAATGATTTATAAACAAACTATGTTAGCTGTAGATATGTTTAATGAAGGATTTCCTTTACCAGAAGGAGATTTAGTTCAAAAGTGTATTAACACATCTAATAAAGTACTGGCAGAACATCTAATTAAACTTTACGGAATATGTGTGGACTAGCTGGAATAATTTCTACTGAAAAGACTGAATTTAACATAAACCACTTTAATATACTTGGAACCCTAAACGATGAAAGAGGGGGAGATAGTTGTGGTATTTTTATTGACGGTAAAGTAGAATATGGAGTTGGTAACAGAGAATTATTTAGGAACTTTACTACTAGTATAAATTATCCAAAGTCAGCTTCTATTGCTTTATTACACTGTCGAAAGGCCTCTCCTGGATATCCTGTGAATTTAGATCAGGCTCAACCAGTTGTTATTAGACGTGATAACAAAATTGAGTTTGTACTAATGCATAATGGTACTATTCTTAATATTAGAGAATTATCTAATAAATATCTTCCAGAACTTAATACTCTTGGTATGTCTGATTCTCAAATTTTGGCAGAAATTATTTATAGACATGGATATAATGTTCTAGAAGAGTATACAGGTTGTGCTGTTCTTATAATGGTAGATTATAGATCTTTGACTCCAAAAGTACTCATGTTCAAAGGGAGCTCTTGTTATAATGAAAACAAAACAAAATCTGAGCGACCTTTAGTTTATATGATTAACGAGGGTAAATTTTATTTTTCGTCGATGTATGCTTCTCTATATTGCATCAACTGTAAAAAAACAATCTATGAATTTCCTATAAATAAGTTATGTCAAATTAAGGATAACAAGGTTTACTGTGTTAGAAATATTAACCGTGAAAAATTAAAGAGAGAACTTTACATACCAGTATACGGTGCTTCTTATAAGAATAATTCTCCAGCATATACCTCTGATAGCTTATATTACAGTCAAACTACAGGTACGTATATGTTAAATGGAATTCCAGCACACGGTATATATCTAGCTTATCCTTCTGGGTATTTAGTACCCGAAACACATGCTGGCTCTAATGCATATGGACATACTTTCTACTTCTTCTATGGGCGATTGTTACCCAATAAAGAAAGTTATGATTTCCTTGAAAATATAGATGACCTTTTTACAGATGATGTTCTTCCTGTTTATTGTCCTGAAGTTATTGATTACTTTGCATATAATCCTAGAATTATTAATGGTGTCTTAACTACTGTTGATAAAGACTTCAATTATATGAAGTACATAGAAGGATCATATGTTACTCTATTTAATGCTCCTGATAAAGTTAATGTAAAAGATGGAGTAAGTTCTACAACATATACCTATGCTCCTAGCGCTTTGGAGATTTTTAAGAATGATGCAGAAAATACAACATTCAATTTTGAAGCACTAGAAACACAGATTTTACAGTTTATAACTAATAGACTTGTTGATTTAGATGCTGTATAATAATACTAAAAAAAGGTGGGAAATAGGAGGCGCCTTGCTAAGAGGTGTGATCTATATTGATTATGTATATGTAGAATATGGTTATTTTGAAACAGACCCACTGAATGTTCCTCTAGTAATAGACGGGGAAATTATCTATTTGGAAAGACGTGAGAACTGCAAAATACCATTATATTGGGCAAATAATATTTGTTGCTATACGATAGATTTAAACCTAGCTAATAATATCGTTACAGATTCTAAATGTGTGTTTAATTATCCGATAGATAGATGTTACAATTTTTCAAAACTATCTTTAAAACCTAAGGATATTAAATTAATACCTGATAAGGAATTTACATATATTAAGGACTTTACCTTTGGCCTTGAATATGAAACATCCGCAGGAAACATACCTTGGTTAAGTTGTATTGATACAAATCTAGTACCACTCTATGATGGTTCAATTGGTGGGCATGAATATGTAACTTTTCCATTAACACATGTAGATTTACCTATTATTAAACAGCATTTGAAACTGCTTGAAAGATACACGTTTTACAATAAAAACTGTTCTTTGCATATTCATTTTGGTAACTTTCCAATTAATAAAAGTTATATTAGTCGTCTGTGTAAGTTCTGGTGCCATTTTCAATGGTCTATTGGTATGTACGTACCAAGATATAGTTACTATACAGAACGCTATAAAAGTAATGGTAAAGCTTACAATAAACCTTTTCCGAGTATTGCATCTCTCTCTACATTCTACAAAAGGTTTACTGGTAATGAGTATAATGATGATCAAAGTTTTTATTTGCCAAATTTGTATGATTCAACGGAGGAGCGTAAGTGGGAAGTGTGTGGTAGATATTTTAATATGAATATAATGCACTTAATTTCAGGTGATGCTCATAAAACTGTAGAATTCAGATTTTTAAGACCCACTACAGATTACTCTGAAATTAAGTGGTACCTGCTTATATTAAGTGCTTTCTTAAAATATGTTATAAATTCAAAGGATAGTAACTATAAAAAAATAACAGTTGACAAGGTTATTGATTTTACTTTTCCAAAGGATATAGCAGATAAGTTAAAATCAGAGGGGCGTAAACTGTATCATCTTCATAAAGTACAGCTGAGTTACTGTGACCCTGGGGGGGTTAACCAATATCGTAAAGAGATTTATTTAACCAAAATTCGCAAATTTTCTTTATAATTTGTTAATTAAATCTTTGATTGTTCACAGATTTTTACTACCTTTGCTGTATAACTAAAGGTAACAAACAGGAGCTTAGTGTAATGGTAGCACAGCGGTCTTTGGCAAATTTTATAGTATAAATGTATGAAATGTGAATGATGTAATCAAGAATTTGAAAAAACAAGAAGTAATAGAAACAATGTAAGATTTTGTTCTAGAAAGTGTTATTTAGAGTATCATTCTAGAGAAAAATATGAAAGATATTTAAAAGATAATTCTATTGCATATGGTTATCAAAATATGCAAAAGTATAAAAAATATTTTCTAGAAGAACAAGACTATAAATGCGCAATATGCGGAATGAGTAATACTTGAAATAATAAACCTCTTGTTTTTATTTTAGATCACATAGATGGTAATGCAGATAACAATTATCGAAATAATTTACGGTTAGTATGTCCTAATTGTGATTCACAATTAAATACTTATAAATCTAAAAATAAAAATTCTGCAAGAGCCAAATACAGAAAAATTATAACTATAAAAAATTCGGAGCCTATTAGTGGAAACACTAATAGTGAACACGATGATAACGTTGAATCCTTAACAGATAATGCTGATGGTAACGACGTCGGAATAGAATAAAAATTCTAGCCGCTAGAGAGCAGATAATCGTGCACCTAAGTTGAAAAATATGGTGAAGAAGTGCTCCAGACCACAAACAGAAATGGTAGTGAAAACTATGGTGGTAAGCAAAACCGTAAACGGGAGCCTCCAAAACTCCAGGTGAGGGTTCGAATCCTTCAGCTCCTGCAACTTATTGAATATCAAGGCATTAGTTTTCTAATGCCTTATTTTTTAATATTATTACTATGCTTATAAATAGATTATTAAGGGATAATGGTTATATCTTCATTCAAAATGTAGATCCTCTATATATTAAAATGATAATAGATATAGGTTCTTATCCAATATTTACATATACCCATAGGAGTCATAAAAGTATATATATTGGAAGTAAGCTTGATGATTATAGTTTTCTTATAGGAGAAGAATGTTGTAACCTTATCTATAATTCACACAACTATCCTTTATTTAACTTTGGTGTATGTACAGTTTCTGATATAAAGTATGTTCTAAAAATGTCAATGGCTTTTACTCTGTCAAAACTTCCCATTATGTACTTTAATTAATGTAATAACGTTAACAGACATATTATGAAGAAAATTATATGAAGAATACTAAGTTATGCTATATTGATCTTGACTATTGTACTTATGTGACAGAAAATAAATAACCTAAATATAGCATTAGACAACGCAGTTAACAATACAAAGGCATATGCTGCAGAAAATTCATGATTGAAGAAAAACAATAAGGCTTTCAAACTTTCAATTGAGCAATTAGAGTACTATGGCGATTCTTTAATGCTTGAAATGAAAAAAGTGGCTAATGAAAACAAAATCAAGGATAATAAAATTAAAGCTTTACAATATCAATTAGAGCACTTTTCTAAGAAAGATACTATCGTTATTAGAGATACAATATTTAGAGAACCTGGGTTTGTGTTAGATACTTGTATTGTAGATAAATGGAACAGAAGTTGTTTACATCTTTCCTATCCAGGCACAATAGCTTTAAGTAACGAGTATAATAATGAAAAGTATATAACTCTAAGTTCCCATAAAGAACCTGTTAAACCACGAAAATGGTTTCTACCACGATGGTTTACTAGGAAACATACTGTTATAGAAGTTATTATTATAGATCAAAATCCTTACGTTACTACTCCTAAACAGAGATATATTGAAATAATAGATAACTAAAATGAAAATTAGTATAGAAACCAAATTTGATATTGGGCAGATAGTATATATTTGTCAAAAGACTCCTAGATTTGAAGAGGGAGCTTTCGTAGACACTTATGCTGTAGACACTGCTCCTAGAACAGTTAAAGATATTATAGTTTCATATTTAGATTCTGGTCCCCATATATTTTATGTTTTTGAGGACATAATAACAATGATTCCAGAATATCTTGTTTTTAGTACATTAGAAAAGGCTGAAGAATGGTGTAACAATTATGAATAAGTATATAGATTGCTCTAAGTTAGGAAAGATAAAGGAATCTGAGTTCTCTGAATTGTTACTATCTCAGGTTGGAGGAACCATTCAGATTCCATCTAAGTATCAAGATATGTATGATCATATTGATATTATATGAAAGTATAATAATAGAACTTTTACATTTGACATCAAGAGCGCAAAAAAAAATCGTAGAGCTGATAATACTCCAGATTATAATATCAACTGAGTGGAGCTAAAAAATGTTCGAGGAAATCCTGGATGACTATTTGGAAAGGCTGATTATATAGCATTTGAAGGAGAGAAAGATTGAATCGTATGTAGACGAACTGATATAATTAAACTAATTGATTCTAAGGTAACAAATAAAAGTATAGATAAATCTAGGTCTTTATATACTTATTACCAAAGAGATGGTAGACAAGATATAGTTGTTAAAGTATTATCTAGTGATTTACGGAGCATTTCTAGAATATCATTTATGAAAAATATAGTAACTTAATTATATTTAATATTACATTAGTATGTCGAAGAGTTATAAGGTTCCAGTTTACAAGAATAAAGGTATGAAGGATATTTATCATCGACTTGTTAAAAGAAGAATAAGGAATTACTTAAAAAGTAATTTTTTTAAACTTCAAGATAAAGACTTTGATTGTAACATTCCTAATCCTAGAACAATAGTTAATGATTATAATTACTGTGATTATAGATTTGATGCTAGATTTGGTAAAAATCTAGAAAAATGGAGGTCTAAGCTTTCTAGGAAGTAACAATTTAAAATGTAAATCATAAAAAATAAAAAAGATATGAGTAGAGTAGTTAAGTATTATTACAGTGCCCCTGTATATCAAGGTACTGTTTCTGTGAATCCTATTATCGAGAAAACTGTTGTTTATGATATTAAACCATGTCGTAGGTATACTATGGCCGCAGTCTATGATGATAATAGTCATACTATTAAGTTTGGACTTGCAGTATGCCAGCCTGTAGATAACTTTAATAAAGCTATTGGGCGACAAATTGCTGAACATAACGCTTTGAAGAGTCCATTTCATGTTATCGAAAACTTCGGAGGTCGTAGAAATGACTATGCTGATGAAGTTATGAGTATTATGATAGAAAAGGAGAAGAAACTTTTAAAAAGACATAATCCTAAGCTCTTTAATTCTAATTATTTTGTGGAATAATGATTGATATCATTTTTAATGGTTGTATTAGTATAGAAGATAAAAACAAAGATGCATTTATAGAAGATTTTAATAACTTTCTAGTTTCCAGAGAGGCTGCTTTTAAGGGAACTGTAAGAGTTATTGAATTTGATGATGCAGAAATTATTGATGATTAGAATCTATACTGATGGAAGTTACAAACCAACAACAGATCAGGGTGGTTATGCCTCTATAATTACTGAAGATGATAAAGTAATTAAGATCTTATATCAAGGTTATATACATACTACTAACAATAGAGCAGAATTAATGGGAGTCCTATACTCTTTAGAATATTTTAAGGAACCTAAGAATTTAGAGATATATTCTGATTCAAGTTATATTGTTAGTAGTATTAATAATGGTCATGTATATAGATGAATTATAGAACAAGATGATTCAAAAAAGAATATGGATCTATGAATTAAAATAGTTGATCTATTGCACTTTCATAAAGTAAAGTTCTTTTGATTAAAAGGCCACAATAATAATAAATTTAATGAACTTGCAGATTGTTATGCTAATATTGCTGCAATAGTAATTAATCCAAAGGAAGATATTAAACAGAATTAACTATGGAAAAGAAATTAACTTTGAAAAGAGTTGGTAATCATTGGTATCCTTGTGTTAATCACATGAGAGGATATATTGATGGATTTGACAAGAAAACTGATAGGTATTTATCTATCATTGATGTTTGTGGAAGTGAAGAACTTACAGTAGAGTTTGAGAATCTAGGTATTGAACTTGAGGGTATAAATATTATCTATTTTAATGAGCAAGATATTACTAGGTATTTAACCACTGATGATAGTTTTGATCTTAGATTTGTAATTAATAATCATGAATTTACAATATATTCCGATATTTACTGGTTATTAGAAACCCAATTTAACTTTAACTTTCATAAGGAGAGTTATAGGATCCATATTTACTAGATAGCAGAAATGCTTTATACTTTAAATTACTTAATTTATGATAATTAAAAACGAGGCAAATGATCCTGTAGAAAAGAAGGATGTTAGTAGGCGTAAATGCACTTTAAGTAATGAAATTCAAAAACTACTTCTTCGTCAGCTTAAGCATGAATTGCAGAATCATAATGCGTATATGAATTTTTCAAATTACTTCGGTGTTAGAGGATTTGTTATTCTCGAAGAGTATTACAAACAACGAGCAGATGAAGAATACTTACATCATTCCTGGATTCGTAAATATTTAAATGAAAACGATGCAGAGTATATTTATCCTACTATTGAGCAGTTTGATAAGAAAGTAGAAAATATGGTAGATCCTTTCAAAATTACCGTAGACCTTGAAATTGAAACTACTCAAATGATTAATGAAATTGTTGATCAGGCAGCTAATGAAGGTGACTGGGCTACTTTCAACTGGTTGAATGGTCACGATAAGGAGACAGGAATGTTAGTGAACGAGCAGGTAGAATTCTGCCTGTCTGCTTAGAAATAAGTAGAATAGAATAAATCAAAAACGGTGAAGGCTGAGATGCTAATACCGTGCTAAACTTAATAGTAATATATTAAGTCAGTGTAACGCATAGGTTTTGAACCTAATTTGTTTGTGAGTCTGAAAAAGAATTTGTATATTTGTACTATATTTAATTAAAATATTATGATATATGACAAATAACAAACAAATTTATGAAAATAAAATTATGACTTCAAATAGTTCTAGAGATTTTATCATTCTAGAATATATTGATTCATATAATGTAATAATAAAATTTTTACAAACAGGTACTATTATTACTGCTGAACTAGGTAATCTAAAAAAGGGATCTGTTAAAGATCCTTATTATCCGTCTGTATATAATACAGGTTATTTTGGAGTAGGTCAATATAGTTCTAGAGACAAAAACGGTAAACAAACTCGATGTTATAAAATTTGGAAAGAAATGATTGGAAGATGTTATTGCCCAAAAGTTTCTGAATATAATAACTATGGAGGAAATGGAGTTACTGTTTGTAAAGAATGATTAAATTTTCAGAATTTTGCAGATTGATATTATAATAATTGTTATAACGAATCATTTGTTATAGATAAAGATTTCTTGGTAAAGGGGAATAAAATTTATTCTCCAAATTATTGTTGTTTTATCCCAAAGGAAATTAATACTGCTATTACTTGAAGATTTCAATGTAGAGGTAATACTCCAATAGGAGTCAGAATCAAAAACAATAAAATAATTGCTCAAATTAATTATATGAATAAGAAAAAACATATAGGAACTTTTTCTACAATTGAAGAAGCATTTAGAGCATATAAGAAAGAGAAAGAAACTTGTTTAAAGGAATATGCTAACAAATATAAAAATATACTTCCAAAACAGGTATACAACGCTATATACAATTATAAAATATTAATAACAGATTAGAATAAAATAAACCCACGAGTGATTTACCCTTAACAGATAATGCTGAAGGTGAAAATATATGCTGAGCTTATACAAAATGAAGTATAAGAAGTATAGATAAAAAGCTATACGATAACAAAATTGAGAAGAAGAATCTATTAGTCGTACTGTTAGAGACATTGCTGAAACGGAAGGTAGTTGGCTTAGAAAGGAGAAATCCATCATGAATGCCTATAAAGGAGATATAGACTAATATGTCTCCATTAGAGCTTAAAGAGCATAATATAATTGTCTATAGAAACGATCCTGATTATATTAAAGCCTGTTTAAATATTGGAGTGGGAGTGTTAGCATGTGTACAAAGAACTAAATCTAACTCTAGTTTTGGACTAAAAATAGTTCATAGAGTTAGTAATATTAGCACCTTGCCACTATATTTATTAGAATTTGATATAAATCTCCTTAGTAGTCCTGAGGAATCAGGTTTTTATATTAATGATATTAAGTATGTAGAGGATTTCTTTTATTATACTAATATGTTTAACTCTTATAGATATTATATAGATATTAACAACAAAATATATAGTATTCACTCCTTTCCAATTGGAGGGTTTAAAGTATAAAAGGCTATGATAATTAATCTTCCTAACACAATTAAAGATATTTACATAGTTGGTGATGTACATGCGTCGTGGAATTTAGTTATATATAACATTCAACAATATAAAATAAAAAATTCAGTATTTATCTTCTGTGGAGATGTAGGAATAGGATTTGAGCAGTTGAAACATTATACAGATCATGTAATTCCTAAATTACATAAAGTATTAAAAAAGTTTAACGATATATTTATTTGGATTAGAGGGAATCACGAGAACCCAGCGTACTTTAGTGATCAACTTATTAGTACTGATTATGTAAAATGTGTTCCTGACTATTCTATAATAAACGTTTGTAATAAAAATATTCTTTGCATAGGGGGAGCTACCAGTGTTGATAGAATATATCGTAAACAAAATGATGCTGTAAGTATAGTAAGATACATGAGGGATCATAACTGTGATTATAAAACAGCTGAATTAAATGCTCTTAAAACATATTGGGAAGATGAAATTGTTCAATATCAACCTAAAGTTGATACTAAAATAGATATTATCTGTTCTCACACATCTCCATCATTTTGTTTTCCAACAGATAAAGGAGGTATTGTAAGCGAGTTTGCTCAATATGATAATGAATTATTAAAGGACATAGAAGAAGAGAGAGCTATTATGGATAGGGTCTATAATGATTATAAAGATGATATTACTAATTGGTATTATGGACATTTTCATCAAAGCAATACTCAAACTGTAGGTAATATCTGTTTTCGATTACTTAACATTGGAGAAATCTGTAGATATTATGACCCCTCAAACAGTAACAATATATTGTAAGGTCTTAGTTATTCAAGAAGGACAATATACTGAAATAGTTGTTGAAGACCTAAATCGTAATATAACAGACGATTTAAAATATGTTACAATAGTTAGACTTCCAAACTGAGATACTGCTAATACATTTGAAGTTGGTGATATTGGTTACTTACAATTTCAATGTGTAGAAGGTGGGATTACTCAATGGTTTAACAAAAATTTAAAAGATTTTGAAGTTTATAATTATAGTAATAATTATTTTGTAAATTTCTTTAAACAAAAAGATATATGTAAACAAGACAAATTTGATTTTGAATAATATGAGTACAGAATTTGGTGAAAAATTGCAAAACGCAATGGATTCTATTGAATCCCTAACATGGAAAGATAAGAGTGGTAATGATATAAAACTTATGACAGCTCCTGAGGAAGATATTAGAAAGTGATATAAGCATTGTTATGAAATGCTATACAATTCAAATCCATGGTCTCCAGGAAAGTTTATCGTCAGAGAGAATATTCATAAAACATGGGATTCTTGTAATACAGAGTTATTTGTAAGATATCTCTTACATGATTGCGACACCGATATAAAAACAAAGAAAGATATTCTTGACTATATAAATAGTCAAAGATCCTCCCATGAAGAGGATATACTTAATGAATCTATTTCAGTTCTATTTAACGGACTTGAGCCTATTTTTGAAAAGGTAACTGTTAGCCGTCTCATGGACGCTTGTTTTGATAAACTTGATATTTTAAATAAGAAAATGATTACTGATAAGTTTATTTTAGCACAGGGAATCTGACTAACGGATAATGAAAAGGTTGAGTTAACTGAGGTCGATAGTAATGGAAGAGTACGTAACAGAATGGAGGTAATTAAGGAAAGATTATGTTTAAATCCTGATATTAAACTTAGGGTTAGTCCAACAGGATTATCTTTTTCTGAATTTCGCTCGTTAGTTCAGCTTACTTCTTTACCTAAGATAACATCATTATCAACAATTGCATTGAAGACTCTAAGAGATAAAATATTATTATTGTTAGACAATGATCTAAATTATCATATTAATAAATGGCATACTTTAATGTCTAATATTCAACGAGTAGCTGAAGCAAGAAATATTTCATTGCCAATATTTGAAAAGATAAGTAAAGTGTAATTTATTTTTATATCTAATCAATTTTTTGTATCTTTGATGAACCGAGACGAACGTCAGAAATTAGGTATAAGACGCTGAATTGATAGTGGTGGTAGAGGTGTACTTGAATGGGCTACTGGCACAGGTAAAACAAATGGTAGTATAATGGTTATTAAATCGTTATATAAGCATAATCCTAACATCGTAGTATTAGTTGCTGTTCCAACAGATGTTTTGAAAGAACAGTGAAATAGAGAGTTGGCTAAAAACCAACTCTTTTCTGTCTGTAAAGTAGAAATATTTAATACTATCATTAAACAGCAATATCAAGTTGACCTGTTAGTAGTAGATGAATGTCATTTATCTGCAAGTCCAACATTTATCAATATCTATAACTGTGTAGAATATAAATATCTTTTAGGATTAACGGCAACCTGGACTCGTCTAGACGGAAGTGAAAAATATCTTGAACAGTTTATGTCTGTTTGTGATACAATTACATTACAAGAGGCATTAGAAAATAACTGGGTATCTTCATATAGAAAATATAAAGTTCTTCTACATGTCGATATGGAGAAATACTGAGAGTATAATACTAAATTCCAGCAATTATTTGCTTATTTTAACCACGATTTTAAGTTGGTGATGGAATTAGTTAAGTCACCAAAAAAAGTGAAAATTTGGGCCCAAAAATGTGGGAAAAATGATAATGCTACAAGAGGTTACTTAGCTCAATTTATGAAATACTTAAAGCTAAGAAAAACTTTTGTCATGACTCATCCTAAAAAGTTTGAAGTTGCAAATAAAATTCTAGACTTTAGACGAGACAAGAAATGTATATTGTTTACTGCTACTGTAAAAGATGCAGAGCTATTTAAATCAAGAGCTTTAGTATTGCATAGTCAGAAAAAGAAAAAGGAGAATAGGATAATTCTTGAAACATTTAATCAATTAGATATTGCTAATATTGTTTCTCCTAAAGCTTTAGATGCTGGTGTCGATGTTAGAGGATTATCTGTAGGTATAGCTTTAACTTGTAATTCTTCTCAAGTGACTGATTTACAACGTATTGGCCGTGTGATTAGAGCTGAAGAAAATAAAGTTGCAGAGTTTTTTACATTAGTGATTGCGGGTTCTATAGAAGAGACTTGGTATAATAATGCCAATAAAAATCAATCTTATATAACTATTACTGAAGATCAGTTAGATGTTATATTAAAAGGTGGTGAAATTTCTACTAGACCCAAAAAAGGTATAATAGATATAGATAATAGATTTTAATTTAAAAGATCTAACGTAATACGTTATGTTTACTTTTAATCGTATTATATGAAGTTAGATACGATTTTAAATATTATGACTAAATATCAGTTAACAGCTGATGAAGTTTTGTTAATATATTTAACTTTTATTGCACAAACAGAGAATGGAAATCCCGAAGAGCATCGTATTTATTTCAAAAAATGATATGATGGCGGTGGTAATAAACGATTAAAAAGTTTATTTAATTCTCTCAAAGATAAGGGTATTATTAAGAAAAATTACAATCCTGATTGTTATGATCCTGATGAAATAGAATTTAATCATAATTTCATTAAACAATATTTTAAATTAACTGGAGAATTAGGACAAGAATTAATGGATGCTTATCCATCATCATTGTATTTAAATGGTAAGATTGTAAGTTTAAAGAATATTTCTAAGAAATTTAGAGACCTACAAGAATTCTATTTTTGATATGCATCAACTATTGGACATAGTATAAGTAAACATCAAGAAGTATTAGAAATATTAGAATGAGCTAAGATGAATGATCTTATTCATATTCCTATTATTGAATTTGTTGCTTCTTGTAAGTGAAACGAATTTGAAGAAATGAAAATAAAGGGAATACAAGGTAAGACCAGTACTTATGATGTTTATACAACTGCTTAATGAGTTTAGTAGGTGAATTATATTCTAAAATAGAAGATGGACGAGAAGGTAAAAATATAGGTCTTAAAACAGGACTTTTAAAACTGGATTTTTATACTGGAGGGTTTAAAAAAGGGGTATATAAACTTATCTTTAGCAAAAGTAGTGTTGGTAAAACATTAATGATTTCCAACGCAGATATTTGTAAATATAAATAAATTGCGTTATTTTTGTAGTAAAAATTAAAATAATTTTTACTATGATAAACAAAATAATAGAACTAAGAAAACAAAATTTAAATTCATTTGAAATATCTAACAAACTAAATATTTCAAAACAAGCTGTAGATTTAATTCTTTTAGATTTTTATTTCAAGAATGTTAGAAAACATAAAGTAAATGATGTAAAAGTTAAAGAAGCCTTATGTAAATTTCATGAAAATCCTGAAATATCACTTAAATCTGTTTCTAAATTGTGCAATTGTACATCTGCTGCATTAGGTAATTTATTTAAACGATGCGGAATTTATTTATCACATAAAAGTAATAGGATATCATATACGTTTAAATTAAATGATTTAAAAAATATGATTGATTGTTTTAATAACGGTATGTCTCTGAAAGAAATAGGTAAATTATATAATACTCAAGGTTGTGTTATTTCAAAGTTTCTAAAAAAACATAATTTCAACCTAAATCGTAAAACAGTAAATGAATCATTTTTTGATGTAATAGACACAGAAGCAAAAGCATATTGATTGGGATTTTTATATGCTGATGGTAATGTTTCTACAAATTCTTACCATATCTCATGTGATTTACATATTGATGACATTGAACATCTAGAAAAATTATATAGTGCCTTAAATATTTTCAGATTACCAAGAACTGATAATAAATTGCAACGATGTAGATTTGCTATTTCTTGTAAACATATTAAAGATGCTCTAATAGAAAAAGGATGTGTTCCAAATAAAAGTTATATCTTAAAATTTCCAGATGAAAATATCTTTAAATCTAAAGATTTAATAAGACATTTTATTAGAGGATATT